ATACTGTGATTGTGGAACATACTGATTACGATGAAACTACGGTTTTACACGAAGTTGGTCATACGTTAGGTCTTGTTCACTGTGATAACCCAAAATGTTTGATGGCCATTAATAATGACGCCGAGGTAACTATGGATTTTTGTGATAAATGTAAAAAAAGATTGAAACAAGATGAAAACATTCAATGATTTGGTATTTGAACCCCACCCAAATTTGAGAGGAGGAGTTCAAGCTTTAATGACCCTTAACAACGGATACGAAATTTCAGTAGTTGGTGGAGATGAATTCTTTTACGGAGATGGTATTAACACTTTTGAAGTTGCGGTGTTTGACAGAATGGGAGAAATGATAATGCTTCAAGAAACCGACCAAGTTTTAGGGTACCAAATCAAACATGAAATCACTGATTTAATTCAGAAATACGATAATGAACCAATTTTAAAAGTTAATTTATGAGTAAAGAAGCTAAAGATTTTGCATATTGGATACCGACGGTATATGAACCATGTGGCCAACATGATTGGAAATATAGGTATCCAAAAAATTCAGATGAAATGACCAAGTGTTTCACTGTTGAGGAGGTTTACGACGACTATATACAAAAAAAGGGGAGTTAACAACTCCCCTTAATTCCCAATATTTGAAATATTATTTGTTGGATAAAATTGACCATACGGTCCCAACGAAAGTTACAGTCATACCAATTATGTCCATAATTTGACCTTCTGATGCTAAGCCCCTAGCAACTAAAATTCCCCCTAAAAAAGTAAGTCCGTGTCTAACTAAACCCAAAATTTGTTCTTTTTGTACCATTGTTTAAAAATTAAAATTTATTTACTATAAATATTTTGAAAGTCGGAAAAACACACTTACATTTGTAATCACAATTAAAACGATAAAATATGTCTAAAGAAAAAAAGAACTCTATTGATTCATTGTATGAACAAACTATGTTAATTGCAAAACAAGTAGAACAATTAAAGAAAGAAGTTATGGGTGAACAAACCTATTCCTTCACGAAACAACAACTCAAGGAATTTTCAGACGCACTGTATGATAATTTTGTTCAATTACAAAACTCCTCAATTTCTGGAATTGAATTTTCAAGTGATTATGTTCAATTAGAACTTGAGGACAATGTAATCGTTGCTTCAATTGATTCCACTGGTATTTCTGATGAAATTGAAAGTCTTGTTGAGCCTCCGAGCACTTATGAAATGGATAATATGATTAGTGAGATTTTGGAGAGTATGAAGATAGAACTCCAATGAAAAAAATCAAATTAAAAAAACCTTATATCGATAAAACTGATGAGACAAGAAATCAGGTAATTAGAGATATGTTTAACACCAATAAAAAACCAATTACAAAAATGAGATACAATAACAATACACCTTTTGAAGAATTTATGTACCGTTTTGCGGTTGTCTTTGGAATCACTGTGATTACTTTAAATCTAATTATTTTGGTTTTAAAGTTGATTGGTTAAGGTTTTACCTGTATATTTGTAAAAGTTATTTGAAATGCTGGGTTGATGGAATAGGTAGACATTCAGGACTTTAACTATTTGAGTGCGTCTTGAGAAATCAAGAATGTAGAACTCCGTAAATTCGGTGAACCCTCCGAAAGTGGGAACCCCGAGCCAAGCCTGAAAAGGAAGGTGTAGAGACTAGACACGGAGCACCTAAATCGTAAGATATGGTGAAGGTATAGTCCAGACCACAAACAACTTTTAGTTGGTAGTGAAAACTATAGTGGTAAGAAAATCCTGTGGACATTGCGTCCGTGTGGGTTCGAGTCCCACACCCAGTACCAAAGCACCCTTAGCTCATTAGGTTAGAGCAAGTGACTCATAATCACTGGGTGGCAGGTTCGAATCCTGCAGGGTGCACTAGTTAAACATAGTCAAGTGGCGGAATATTGAGAGTCTCCGGAAACATACTCTCAAGGTAGACGTACTAGATGGTTATAGCACTAGGGGTAAAAAAGCACAATGCGTGTGGTCACTATAATGGCAGCCCGTGGAGGTTCGAATCCTTCCTTGACTACAATTTTTTTAATTTACTATGAATGGGTTAGAATTATTATTAATTGGTATTTGGGTCGGAATGGGACTTGGGTACTTAATAACAAAAGATTTTTATAAGAAAAATGGCACAAGGCGTTCATAAAATAACTGAAGAATTTGAAAAAAAATTATCAGACTATACCGGAGCTCCGTTTGTAGTTACAGTAGATAATCAAAGTAATGCACTTTTTTTATCTCTGATGTATGAAAATGTGAAGGGAATGGATATTGAAATTCCTTGTAGGACATATCCATCGGTCCCTTGTGAAATAATTCACGCAGGAGGTAAAGTTAAATTCTTTAATGTGGAAGGAGATACGATTAAAGGGGCATATCAGTTATATCCAACTAAAGTTTGGGATAGTGCGTTAAGATTTACTCATAACATGTACATTCCAAACACACATATGTGTGTATCTTTCACAGGACCATACAAACATTTAAAATTGGGCAAAGGTGGTGCTATTTTAACTGATGATGAAAATGCCTACAAGTGGTTTAAAAAGGCTAGATTTAGCGGTCGTGATGAATGTAGTTATCATGATGATGATTTTGATAAAAATCCGGTAATCGGATGGAATTTCTACATGATGCCTGAAATTGCGGCAAGAGGATTACTTTTAATTAGTCAGTTCTATGATTCGAAGGGAATTCCTATTATCAACGAAGATTTAGAATTACCTTATCCTGATTTATCTAAATTTAAAATCTACACTAAAATTAATTAATTATGGAAAATATTGTTTTATTTGGTGGGGGTAATCAATCTCATTATACCATCGACATTATTGAAAAAGAAAATAAATATAAAATTGTAGGTATTATTGATTCGATAAATGAAATTGGTAGTATTAAATATGGATATAAAATTTTAGGAAGAGAAGAAAATTTAAAACAAATAATAAATGAATATGAAGTTTATGGAGGTGTAATATCAATAGGTGAGAATTGGACTAGGTATTACGTACATGAAAAAATAATTTCAATGGTTCCTAATTTCAAATTTGTTAACGCAATACATCCATCAGTAATCATTGGTAATACAACTGAGATGGGTGTTGGGATTGTGGCTATGGCCGGATGTATATTTAACCCAAAATCAAAAATTGGTGACTTTACTTTTTTTGCAACAGGGGCTCAGGTTGAACATGATAATATAATATCAGACTTTGCAAGTATTTCCGCGGGTTCAATTACTGGAGGTTATGTAAAAATTGGTAAATATTCGGCAATTACTCTGGGAGTCACTGTTTTAGATAGATTAGAAATAGGAGATAATACTGTTGTTGGTGCTGGAAGTTTAGTAATTAAATCTTTACCTGACGATGTTTTAGCGTATGGTAATCCGGCTAAAATAATTAGAAAAAGAATAAAAGGAGAAAAATTTTTAAAATGACAATTGACCAATTAAATGAATTAAGTATGAAAGGTCATACTATAATTAAAAATCAAGTTAGCACAGAATGGTTAGATATGCTTTCTGAAGAGATGGATAAATCTTTTGTTAAACATAGAAATATTCAAATAAGTAATAATAATGAAATAAACTCAGATGGAGTTGCTCTCCACGCTATTTTAGACAGTAAGATTTTCATTGAATTTTTACAAGTATTACTTGACAATGGATTTATTGATTCACTACAAAATAATTTTTTTAAAAGTAACTGTATCTTAAATTCATTTAGTGCGTTAAATAACCTACCATTTAAACCAAATTTTTCATCAATTATCCACAGAGATTTGAGGTTTTACTCGGGAGATTTCCCAATTATGATTAATTGTTTAGTTATGGTTGACGATTTTACTTTAGAAAATGGTGGAACTTTTTTACTATCAGGTTCTCATTTAAGTGAGGAAAAACCATCCGATTCAGAATTTTTTTCAAACTCATATCAGGCGACAGGAAATAGAGGAGACATATTAATATTTAATTCTAATGTATGGCATTCGTCATCACCTAACAAAACTAATAAAAATAGACGAGCAATACCAATAACTATAAGTAGGTCATTTATGAAACAATTACTTGATTACCCAAGAGCTTTAGGGTATGATATTATGAACACCTTTACTCCTAAAATGCAACAATTTCTGGGATATTCTTCAAGGGTACCGGCTTCATTAGATGAATGGTATCAACCTGAAGAAAATAGATTTTATAAAAAAAATCAAGATTAATAATTATTAAATTAGCAATCGTAATATCAACTTATGTAAGAAAAGATGGAATAATTCCATTTTATTTACGTCTTACTTTGGAATCAACATTTAACCAAACACATAAAAAATTTGGCAGTTTAAAAAAAATGACTTTAATTTGTATTCAATAATTTAAAATATATATAACATGAAAAAAACAATTTTTTTTACATTAATTTCTCTTTTTTATTACAACTTGATTGTATCTCAAGTACCAAATTATTTACCAACAAATGGTCTTATCGGTTGGTGGCCGTTTGACGGTAATGCCAATGATGAAAGTGGAAATCAAAACCACGGACAGGTTTTTGGTTCGTCTTTAACTATGGATAGATTTGGTAATTCTGATATGGCCTATAATTTTAATGGAATTGATAATTTTATTTTGGTCGATAATTCTGAAAGTATTTCTAACGTCCCATCGTTATCAATTTCTGTATGGTTAAAAAAACCTGTCGGTAGTAGTGTAGATGATTACCAAGGAATTGTTACTAAATGGTTTTTTTCATACTTTGATGTATGTAATGGAGGGTCTTTTGATTCATATACAATGTTGATAGGTGATAATAACTTTATATCATCAACTAATATGAATACAATTAATGGTAATAATGTTAATGGTGGAACTTGTACTGCTGATGATAAATGGCATTTCTTAGTCTTTACTCATAGTCCTGTAAATGGTGGAAAAATGTATGTTAATGGAGTATTAACCGGTGAACAAACTACATATGGTGATATTTGTCCATCTGAAAATAATTTATTTTTTGGAGCTGATAATTTCCAAGGTAATATGTACAGATTTTTATCAGGTAATTTAGATGATGTAGGAATGTGGAATCGAGATTTGAATGAGGATGAAGTTTTTAAACTTTATAGAGATTCAAATTCCCAAAACCCAACTAATACTGATAACCCCAACATAGTTATAAACATTGATGTATTCCCCAACCCAACTACAGATGTTATTAATATTGATTTGTCTGGTCTGAACGATTATAGTGGTCAAAAACTAAGAATTATGAATTTGTCAGGTCAAATTGTATATGAAGAAAATGTAAACCAAAGTAAAGTTGTTATTGATGTTAAATCATTACTTTCTTCGGGAATCTACGTTCTTAACACGGTTGACCGAAATGGTACAATAACGTCCACAAACAAATTTGTGGTCCAATAATCGACCAAAAAAGAAAATACCACCTTCGGGTGGTATTTTTTTTGTTAATAACTTAATTTTGTGGGATGAGTTGTTCGCCGTATATTTGTGGTATGAATAACGAAATCAAATACATACCCACAAAAGAGGCGATTATTGGATACTCTGATTCAACAATTGCCAAAACCGAAAAAAATGATTGTGTCGTAAGAGCCATCTCGTCATCATTTGAAATGCATTATGATGAGGCTCACAAGTTTGTTGCAAAGATTTGGTTCCGTAAAAACTTTGAAGGAACAAGAAACTTTGTCGGTGGTATGCGTCATATGGTTGACAATAAAATTCTGATTAATGGAAAATCATTCTCAAATTTGGGTAACCAGTACGGACATATGAAATATGATGTTAAGTCCAAAGGTCAAATGGTTAAACGTAATATGACCACCAGTACGTTTATTAAGAAATATCCTGTTGGTAAGTATCTTGTGGTTGTTCGTGGTCACGCATTTTCAATCATTGATGGTCAAGTCGTTGGAAACGCATCTGACGCAACAATGAAGAAACGAGTGATTAATTTCGCATTCAAAATTTGTTAATAACTTAATCTTATCGTAACCTAATTTGTTGTATCTTTGTCTACTTAAAACTAAAAACTATGGAATACATCGGAGTATACAAGAAAAACAAAATGATTGGAATGATTGACCTTGACGAGATAACCGTTGAGTTATTGGATAGAATGTTTCAAGAAGGTTATGAGTTTATGAAATTCTCAAAAAAAGATTTGGTGGTTTAAAATTAAATACTTAAATTTGTCCAATGAAACAAGAAACAATATGGTGTGAAAGATGTGGTGAAAAACTTAACCCATCAAAGGCTGTATGGCTTGAATTATCAATGACCGATGGAAAATACTATAATCAAATTCCTGGTGGTCACGATAGTCAAGGAGCATTCAGTTTCGGTAAAGCATGTTCTAAATCACAATTAAAAGAAATATAAAATGTCAGGAGGAGCATTCGACTACAAACAATGGCATATTGAACAAATTGCCGATGACGTTGAGAAACTGATTGAGAAAAATGGTCGTGAAAAAACACGAGAGGAACTCAAAGAAGAAGGATGGCGTGGGGATGATTGGTATGAGAAATATCCTGAAGATTTAAGTCATTACAAATATCCTGATGAGGTAATTGAAAAATTCAAGGAGGGTATGAAAGTTCTTAGAGTCGCCGCAGTTTATGCTCAACGTATTGATTGGTTGTTATCGGGCGATGATGGAGAAGAAAGTTTTTTGAAAAGATTGAAAGAAGAATTAGGTGAATTGGAAAAATAGTCGTATATTTGTAGAAGTTCTTTAAAAATATTTAAAAGGTGGGGTGGCAGACGAAAGTTAGATATATCCAAGTCAAACGTAGCTACGGTGTTTTTAAAACACGATGGATAAACGACAAGTAGAGCTTTAAGGGAATAAGTCGCTCTTATTCCTCCCCCACCGACCACATTATAGGTTGATTGGGGAATGATTATACCAATAGTTTGAGAGTGGATACCGACTGGTATAATCGGAGTTGGCAGGTATTCACCTGAAGTAATGCCAATCGTAAAAGGGGTTGTCCACTCGACCATCTTCCCCTTACCTAAACTTAATGTGTTGTTCCCTTGAGAAAGGAAAGGAGTAGAGCTTAGTGACACTAGAGTCATCACTACAACACATAGGGTTTCTCACCCTAAAAATTCACAGAGTGGCGCAGGTTGATACTACTTCGCAAGTAGATTGATACAGAGTAAAAAGAGGTGGGGGAAACCACTCATTAACCCACCCAACATAGTCAGGTGTACTTAACTGGTAAAGTACCTAACGCTTAATTAGGGAATACAGGTTCGATTCCTGTCCTGACTACAGAGGCTCGTCAAATGGGTGACGATTTATTAAATGAGGGGTGTAGATACCTCAATGATACCGAGGTTTAATAAAGTAGTGACGTTAAATAACCCAATAGTCAGGTGGCGGAATTGGCGCCAGTAGTTGTATCACGAGTTCAGTAATCCTCCCAATCGGACGTGAATCAAGGAGGTGACTATACAAGTTCGATTCTTGTCCTGACTACAATGAGTAAGAGATACTCAGAGTCTTCGAATCAAGACTTAAAGAATGATTCCGCAGAATGTCTACGGCGCGAGTGGGACATCGTGGGATAAAGGGATAGACACATTCCCTCCCAGTAGTGTTGGATGTTTTTAACGGGTAAGACCAGCAGGTTTTTAAGAAATAGAAAACCGATAAATCTACTCACCAATAATCTCAAGGTGGGGAAACATAGTCGGATAGCTCAGGTGGTTAGAGTTGCACGCTTATACCGTGATGGTCGTGGGTTCAACTCCCACTCCGACTACAACTGAAAAACTATAGTTCATATCTAACTCGCGTTTTGTTCAAGATATTTACTATAAAACCTAACAATGAAACACGTATTTTTTGTACTATGTACAATTTTGAGTATCAATGCCTTTTCACAAACTTTTAAAGACCCAGTATCTTTTAAGTCCGATTTATGGCTTGTTCAAACTTTTGAGGAAGGCACATTCGTCGCTCCTGATACTATCTCAATAACTTGGGATATTAAAAAAGTTAGGCCAAATAAACATGCCATATATGTTGACATCTCTAAAAAGGGAACATTGATTGGAATCAAATACCCAAATAAGGTTAAGTTAAGTTCTGAAGGATTACCCAATAATGGATTTATGGGTGAGAAGTGGTTCAGCAAATACTCAATGTATATTCAAAGTATGGTAAAGGATGAAGATGGATATATTTGGACAGTTACTGTTGGTAAAGATGCGTTTTCTGATGATTATACGGGATTAGAAAATGGTAGAATATATGTGGTCATACAAGACCCAAAACATATAAAACCAAGTTGGTATTTTACCATTAAAACCTTTGGGAGTAAAAAATAAATTTAAGGTCGGGGATGGAGTTAAACCACACCAATAGGTGTGGTTTTTATTTTTTATAAAAATATTTATCTTGAGTATGTTTGATATATCTCAAATTATACATTATTATTTAACTCTAAAACTAAAATTCTATGAAAAACCTAATTTTACTTCTCAGTTTATCTTTTTTAACGATAAATTTATTTTCACAGTGTGAAAATGATTCCATTAATCCTTATTTTATCAACTTTGAACCTGAAGTTACCATTTCTTGTGATGTTGATTTGAGTGTTGTATTTCCTGTAGCACTTGATGAGTGTGATGATAGTGTTGAGATTGCTTGGTATGAAGAAGTTACGACCGGTATTTGTGAAAACAATTATGATGTTTTTAGAGTATATCGAGCTTTTGATAACTTTGGAAATCAATCAGTGGAGAGTCAAATAATTCACGTTGTTGATGAAACTTCGCCACTTTTTGTACCTTTGGTCAATCGTACAGTGGAATGTGGTGACTCAATTATATTCGATGACCCCCAAGTCACAGACAACTGTAGTGATTTTGTACTAACTTATTATAACATAATTCAAAATGTTGATAGTTGTTCTACAATCTATACTAGGGTTTGGGAGGCCGTTGATTTTTGTGGAAATACTTCTATCTCGTCACAAACAATAACATCTATTGATATGACACCGCCGGTTATTACAGGTCCAATTTATTTGGAGGTTAATGAAGATGATAATATTGATACTTCGTTTGTAACTGTGACAGATAATTGTTCATCAATAAATTTAATTTATAGCGATTTAGAATATTCAGCAAATAACATTATAAGAAATTATACCGCAACTGACGCTTGTGGTAATGTGTCAACATTTGAACAAATTATTGGAATCAATATTGTTATCCCACCTGGTGATGACGATGACGATGAAGATGAGGACGATGAAGATGAGGACGATGAAGATGAGGATGAAGATGAGGACGATGAAGATGAGGACGAAGATGAGGACGATGAAGATGAGGATGAAGATGATGAAGATGACGATGATTGTCACAAAGTTGCGATTTGTCATGGAACGGGTAATGGTTCTTATCATACAATTTATGTGAATCAAAATGCGGTTCAGGCACACCTAAATCACGGAGATTATCTTGGTCCTTGTACCGAAATGATAATTGATTGGCAAACTATTTTACCAAATAGTGATTTACAAATGAGAGTTATTAAGGGAAAAGATAATAAGTACAAAAAATTTGTGAGAGTTAGATAAAACACCTATCTTTGTACTATGAAAAGAATTTATTTGGATGACATTCGTACACCTCTATCTAACGATTGGATTGTTGTTAGAAATTACGACGATTTTGTTAATAAAGTAACTGAGATTGGTCTCGGTGAAATTGAAACAATCTCATTGGACCATGATTTGGGTGATACCGCAGTGAATGAGTATTTTGCAAATGTATCCCCAAACTACAAATTGGATTACGATAATATTAAGGAAAAAACCGGATATGATTGTACAAAATGGATTGTAGATTATTTTTATGAAATGAATCCTGATAGGATTGAGATGAGCCGTTCCAAAAAGGGTGCTAGTAGTATTAAATTTCCTTTGGTAGTCGTACACTCGGCCAATCCTATCGGCTCGGCAAATATTATGGGGTATATTAATAATTTTTTGATGAATGAAAATAAACCTCAAACTTGTATTAGGGTTAATATTGACCATACGGTTTAATTAAACATTCGTATATTTGTAAAAAAGTATGACTCTATGTCATACTTTTTTTTTGTTTTTGATATTTATCTTAATATAATAACTGACTTAATAAAAACTGATGATGGAGCAACACTTGGTTACAATTCTCGTTACACTAATAACGGTTTTAACTTCAAACGCGGCTTGGAAATATTATGAGAAAAGAATGTTGTTGAAGCAAAGGCAAGAAGAGAATCAACACAAAGATGGGGAACTTTATAGAGATGATTTAAGAGAAAGAATTGTTAAATTAGAAACATTACTTGACGAATCATCCAAAGAAAAAGATAAGATGAGAGAAAACATCATCGTATTAACCACTTCACTCTCAAGATTAGAAGTTGAGGTGGATTTCTTAAGAAAAGAAAACGAAAAGTTAAGAGCGGAAAATCAATTTTTGAGAACTAAAGGATAATGAATAAAAAATTAAATGAGGTAGTTGATACGTACTCAAATGTTGAATTTAGAGATAGAGTGGTAGGTAATTCAACGCCATCTAAGGATAATATTAATATTTCTTTATTATCAGACATTCAGACTGCAGCTAAAAAGGCGAATGTTCAAGTTTCAGTAACTACGGCAGTGACCGGACATAGAAAAGGAACTAGACATCAAACGGGTAATGCTGTTGATATTGCCATGATTAACGGTAAAGGTTGGAGCGATGAAAGTTCTGCAAAAACCAAAGGGATTTATGATAGTATTAAACGATTTGTTGATGAATTGAAAAATTTGGGGTATTTGGTGAATGTTAAAGAATCAGGTAATCCTAAAGTTGTTTTATGGTTTGGTTATAAAAATCATAATAATCATGTTCATATTTCAAATAAGTCAGGGGTATCACCCACACAACCTCCTAAAGATTCGACAACTACCAACGATGAAGATTTACCAACACCTGATGATGATTCAGAAGAAATTAGCCCTGAATTATCTAAATCACTTAAAACTTTAACTCCGGGCTCTAAAGGTCTTGATGTGTTTGGTGGAAAATTGGACCCTTTAATGAAAGGGTTTGAAAAGGCGTTTGGTCAATTTGGTATGAATTCTATCGTTAAAGAAGATGTCGATAGAATTAAAAATTTGATGAATCTGTAATTTTTTTACGATTTTGCTTGTCTGGTGAGTATTTATCCTTATATTTGTAAAAGATTTGACACCTACAGGTGATGAAAGATACTCGGAAAGTTAAATCAAAAAAAAAATACAAATAAATTTGGTAGATTGAAAAAGTCACCATATATTTGTAAAGGATTTGAGACGGACAACGATTAAGATACAAGTCTCGAATCTTAAAAAAAGTTTAAGAAAAATTTGACAGAACGAAAAATTTGACTTAAATTTGTAAAACAATTCGGGAATGACCGAAGAAGTTCTTTGAAAAGTAAGATTATCCATTCAGTGAAAGTAACCTTCGGGTGATGACAACTGATAAAAGATAATGGGCCGTGTATGGTCCTTAAATAAACTACGAAAGTAGGATAAAGTGACCTCCCCCGTGTTGAGGAGGTTGCGGTTTCGAAAGGAACTCGAGTACACAAGTGGGATATCACAAGACCTTTAGTACCGAGGGTAACACTGTAGGGAAAGTGGTCAGGTGACTTGGCAAAGTGGATTGTCAAGTTGAGGTGGGAACACCAACAAGAATAACCCATAGGAATCAAGTAAGAAACGTAGCTCCAACTACACAATTGCGGATTCCAATACCGAAGGGGATTTAAAACCGAAAGGTAAGGTAGAGAACGAGTGGTGTCGCTACTACCCCTAAAGATGACCTACCAAGGTCTCTTTATGAAGTAATCTGAAAGTATGGAGATAGGGATATCTCACGGAGTAGTTTAGTATTTCGTCGCCCAAAAGGAGACGGAGCTTAAGGTGGACCACTACTCTGACACATCCACGACACAAATCTAAAATTATGAACAATAATTAAAGGAAAAGTGTCCATCAGGTTTGAGTGAAAGGTCACTACACAGTCACGGGTTGTCCGTGGCACAGAAAGACCCCAAGTCTAACTGTAGTTTTACGAAAAACCTTTAATCCCGCAAGGATGAACTGGGGTGGCAACCTCGGAAAGAGTTAAGTAATAAGAGAGTAACTTAAACCTCAAGGAGTGGTAAACCTAAAAGACCGTGACTGAGAAATACTTCTCAAAAGGAAGTGGATAAGAAGGGAAACAATAATCCTTCAAAAGGTTCTCACTCAAAGCTGTAATCTCAGGCTTAGTTCAACTATTACATCGCAACTTAGAGCAGAGGCCAGCTCGTCAGGCTCATAACCTGAAGGTCGGAGGTTCGAATCCTTCAGTTGCAACAAATCACAGGTGGGGAAACCCACCTTTTTTATTTTTCATATATTTATATAAAAAAATAGTACAATGAACAATATAGAACAATACAAAAAAAGATTTTATAATTTGATGGAATCAACAATGGGTGACGCTAAACCATTGATAAATGAAGAAGAACAATCAATGGATGAAAATTGGTCTAAAATTGTTTCTTCTTTAGTGACTACAAGTCCTAAACAAATCAAAATGAAAGACGGGGACCATAGTTTAAATTGGGGTTCACACTCAGGGCCAGGAAATGATTGGGGAATGTCAATATCAAAAGTAGGAACATTCAGTTTCCAAAGTGACGACCCTCAAAAGGGTAAATTAGTTTTTGACCTTACTCAGAAATATGGTTTTCCGGTTAAAAAAATGGGTACCCATAGTGGGTTATATTTGAACCCATACACATCCTTTCCAACTGATAAATTAATTCCTTTGATTAGAGAAATTATTAATCTTTGTAAACAGAAAGTATAATTAATAAAATTAAATTAAAAATCCCCTCTTCGGAGGGGATTTTTGTTTACGGTGGAGGTATGGGGAGTCGAACCCCTTCCTACTCATTTTAACTACTAAGCCCTACATGTTTAGGTCAACATCGCTTCTCAATGTTCCGAAATATTGGTTTTTGAGCTCTCAAAACCACAAACGAGTTGTGCTTCTTTTCGGGTAGAAACCACACCACAGTACGAGCTTCTGTTCCAAGGTTGTATGCTTACCGACCCGTTTTGTAGGCTAATCCTAGATTAGGCTACTGAAATGTTCTCCTCAGTACGGATAAGACCAACTGCAGAGAGTTTGTTGATAACGTTGCCGTTTATCGTGTGAACCAGTTTTACAAGGTTAGTTCAGCCTCGACATGCTCCGAGTAATCAACCATGCTAGTCAATTCCAAGTTACCCCCATATATCAAATAACGTGATACAAAGATATAAATAGTTTATCGGTATTCCAAGTATTTATATAAAAAGTTTTTTAATGGAACTATATAAATCGCTTTTACAATTTCGTGATTCAAATTTAAACCCTATATTTGTTAAAGAGGCCGATGATGATAGAATTGTAAAGGTTACAAGAGTAAATGAAAAAAATAGAGGAAAGTCTTTGGTTGAATTAAGATTTACTGAGGAAGAATATATGAATATATTCATAGATGACAAAGACAATTACAATAATAATGCTTCAATAATCGCCGCTTGTGAGAGTAGATATTCGGGTAACTTATTTGTTGACAGTTATTGGGGTGATGATGAGATGAGAGGTGGTTATCCGATTCATTATTTTAATGAAGAAAATTTAACTTTATTTAAAAATATTATAAAATTGGTTAATCCTCCTTTGGCTAATTTCCAAATTGGTTATAATGAAGGTGTTGGTGAATTTTTCTATCAGAATTTTAGTAATGAGGCTAGTGAAATTGGAGGTTATTATGCTGATTATTATGACGAAACGTTAAAGGCGGGTTGTTTAGAATATGTCAATAAAAATTTATGTGGTAAATTTGATAATTTTGGAATTATTGAAAAAGAGTGTAAAGAAGTATACCTTACAACTGTAAGTAGTTTAATTTATTTTTGGGACAAAACCAAAACTCCTCACGAGGATAGTTTGATTGACATGTTTAAGAATTTCGTTGGACAAAATAATTTAGAGTTTGACGAAAATTTATATGAGGATTATTACAATTATTGGAGCAACGAGAATTGGGATGGAGATGGGTTCAATAGAGAGGTTAACAGAATTTTGGATAGGTTATATAATAGGTTAGTTGAAGATATTGACCCTGAAGAACTTGAAAAAATGCAAAAATTCTACAAATTATTAGATAAACTTAATTACAGTTCGGGTCAGTGGAATAATTTCCCAGTACAAAAAACTTTTGGAAAGAAAAACGAAAATAAAATATTCAGAATTGAAGGGTTTGAAGATGGAAAAATTAAAATCTTACATAAACCTGACAAAAACAATTATTACGGTGTCGAAAAAATGTATGTAGAAGTTGATGATTTCTATAACTTTTTGTATCACCCTGAATTATTTTAAATTAATTTTATTTATTCACAAACTTGACCTATCTTTGTCAATATGCAAAGAGACCTAAATTTACTTAAATCTGTTTTATCCGTACCAACAAAAACTTATCAAGAAGATTTGATGATTGAGTTTTTGATTGATTGGTTAACCAAAAATAACATTGAATATTCTGTTGATGAACATTGGAATGTTTATGCAACAAAGGGTGAAATAAGTGAAAACTCATTTTACCCATGTGTTGTCGCTCACACCGATACCGTACATGATATCGATGTTATTAACATTAGAGAAGAGGAACTGGAAAACTTTCAAGGAGAATTAAAACAATCACTCAAAGCCTACAATGATTTTGGTAGACCAACCGGCATTGGTGGTGATAACAAATGTGGTGTGTTTGCTTGTTTGGAACTTCTTAAAGAACTACCGGTTTTGAAAGCCGCGTTTTTTGTCTCAGAAGAAACAGGTTGTCATGGGTCACGAAAGGCCGACCCAAATTTCTTTTATGATGTTGGTTATGTGATTCAGTTCGATGCTCCGTTTAATTGGATGGTTTCTGAATATTGCATGGGTGTTAAATTGTTTGAAAAATCTGACGAATTCTTTAAAACATGTGATAATGTTCTAAATGAATCTTTCCAAGGACGACAAAAGTATGGGTCACATCCTTATACTGATGTTTATGCATTAAAGAATAAATTTGACTTCTCTTGTATAAACATTTCAATTGGGTATTACAATTATCATACTCCCGAAGAATATGTTGTAATTGAGGATACCTTTAATGGGATTGAGACTGGTAAAAAAATGATTGAGGAATTGGGTTACAAAAAATATTATTTGACCCCTCGTAAAGATTCTCAGTTTTTACTTTTTTAAGATATTTATAAAAAAAAATATCATGGGAAAAGTTATAAGATTAACAGAATCCGATTTAGAAAAAATAGTTAAGAGAGTTATTGAAGAACAAGAAACTCAAGAAGGTATAAGTGACGTGTATCAAGGATTGAAAGGTGTATGGAGAGGATATGGTTATGATTACTACAAATACACAAGTAATTTAAGAAATCTTACTCGTAAACTAAAAAAATTAGACGAGCCGAATACAAGAATAATGACCCAACTTTCCGATTTAAAAGGTAAGGTTCAGGCCTCGAAAATGCCCGCACAAAGTAAGTTCGACTTAGAAAATGAAATAGACGATGCGGTAAATTATTTTACGTCATATGCAAATGCGATTGACAAAATCGAAAAATTAACTTCACAAACACTAAAATAAAAAAAAGGGGATTTTACTCCCCTTTTTTCTTTCTTGTCTTTTTCACAGGACTTATTGTGGTAACCTGTTTAATTTTAATTTCTTTGGTTTCTACATACAATTGGTAATCACCATTTTCTACAATGTTACCTTTTAATACTTCTTCAGAAATATAGTCCTCAATCTTGTCTTGGATTGCTCTCTTTAAAGGACGAGCCCCGAATTGTTCATCGAAACCAACCTCAGAAATTAAATCGGTTACACTCTGTTCATATGTGATGTTGTATTTCAGACCAACTAATCTATTACAAAGTTTATCAAGCTCAAGTTTAACAATTTGTTGAATATCTTCTTTTTTCAAACTATTGAAGACAATAACTTCATCAATACGGTTTAAGAATTCTGGAGCAAAAAACTTCTGAAGTTCTTTTTTCAAAACGTCTCTTTTATACTCCTCCTCAACGTAAGTGTTAACACTCTTAAATCCGATACCAGCGCCAAAATCTTGTAATTTTTTCGCCCCAATATTCGATGTCATAATAATCACACAATTTTTGAAATTAATTTTACGACCCAAACCATCTGTAACGTGACCGTCATCCAATACCTGTAATAGAGTTGAGAAAATGTCTTTGTTTGCCTTTTCAATTTCATCAAATAGAATCACAGAATATGGTTTGTTTTTAACTTGTTCTGTCAACTGACCACCTTCATCATACCCAACATATCCTGGAGGAGCTCCAATCAAACGAGATATTGTATGTTTTTCTTGAAACTCTGACATATCAATTCTGATAAGGTTATCCTCACTACCAAAAATTTGTTTTGCAAGTTCTTTGGCTAGTAATGTTTTTCCGATGCCTGTTGAACCTAAGAATATAAATGAACCAATTGGTTTGTTTGGGTCCTTGATACCCAATCTATTTCTTCTGATAGATTTTGCAATTTTTGCAACAGCCGGTGCCTGACCGATAACCCTACCGGATAAATTTTCCTCAAGTTTAGTTAACAACTTAGTTTCGTCAGAATCTAATTTAGAAATTGGAATTTTGGTCATGTTAGAAACGGTTTCATAAACCAATTCTGTTGTGATTTCTCTTTTCTGTGAGATTAATTCTTCCTCGAATTTCTTTTTCTCATCTTCCAACTTACTAATAATTTTCTTTTCCTTATCTCGTAAGTTTGCAGCCTCTTCATAGTTCTGTTTTTTAACAACCTCAATTTTTTGTTGTTTAATATCGGTTGCTTGTTGTTTCAATTGGTCGATAATTTCAGGAACCTTAATCTCAACTTGACTACGAGCTCCTACTTCATCAATAATGTCGAAAGCTTTATCAGGAAACTCACGGTCGGTTATATATCGTTCTGCCAAATCAACACAAAGATTAAGAATTTCATCAGAGTATTTCACTTTATGGTAAGTTTCATACTTATCCTTAGCATTCTTAAGAATCAAAAATGTTTCTTTTTTTGTTGCCGAATCAACAACAACTTTTTGGAATCTTCGTTCGAGGGCACCATCCTTTTCAAAATTCTTTCTATATTCATCCAATGTTGTTGCTCCAACACATTGAATTTCTCCTCTAGCAAGTGCTGGCTTAAAGATATTGGACGCATCCAAAGAACCCGATGAATTTCCGGCCCCAACTATTGTATGAATCTCATCGATAAAGACAATAATGTTTGGAGAGGATTGTAGTTCTTCAATAATAACTTTCATTCTCTCTTCAAATTGACCACGGTATTTTGTACCGGCAACAATTGATGTCATGTCTAAAGACACAATTCTTTTGTCCATCAAATTTCTTGGACAATCTCCCTCAAAAATTTTAATGGCAAGACCCTCAACAATTGCGGTTTTACCACAACCAGGTTCGCCAATAATAATTGGGTTATTTTTCTTTCTTCTAGATAAAATTTGGGCAATTCTTGTTATTTCTCTTTCTCTACCTATAACAGGGTCAAGTTTACCTTCTTCAGCCAACTTTATCAAATCTCTACTAAAATTATCAAGGACTGGAGTTGACGAATCTCCTTTTGGTTTGCTTTTGCTTTTTCCGTCATTATCCATTGGTTCAGTCATAACTGTTTTTTTTTTAATAATAACAATTATTTTTAAAAAAAAAAGTTATGGGAATAATCAAAGAAGAAATTGTTGGAACAAAAATTATTAATGAAATTCAGTCAAGTAATTTGAAAAAAACTGAATATGATACTGAGACCAAAAAAATGTTGGTTGAATTTAATAATGGTGCAAAATATGAGTATAGTGAGGTCCCCCACCAACTATATACTCAATTTAGAATGTCAGAGTCTCAAGGTAAATTTTTCAATACAAAAATTTCAAAGACTTATAAATATAGAAAAGTTTAACAATTAACACTACTCAAATATTTATCTCTGATGAGTAGTTTAAAAGATATTCTTTCGAGTTTTCATCTACAAGATGAACTGAACCCAAAAATTTGGTCCAAAGACGGACAAAAAATGAATCCAAAGGTCCGTGAGAGACTATTGGAGATAACCAATGATTTTATAGAATTTTTGGGTGTTGACGTTATTGTTACTGATGTAATAATGACAGGTTCACTTGCCAACTACAATTGGTCAAAATTTTCAGACATTGATTTACATATTGTTGCGAATTTTTCTCAGTTTTCAGAAGAACAATTACCACTATACGAAGAGTTATTCAAACTCAAAAAAACTTTATATAACGACAAACACAATATAAAGATTTTTGGTTATGACGTTGAATTATACGTCCAAAACGAAACCGAAATTCATTTTAGTAGTGGTGTTTATTCTGTGTTATTTGATGAATGGAGTAACAAACCTGAAAAAGAAACTGTCAAAATTGATAAGGAATTAATCAAAACCAAGTCTCAACAATGGATGGACATTATTGATAGTGTTATAGAAAATGCTTCAGATGAACCAATTGAAAGTGCTAAGAAAATAATTAAAAAATACAAAGATAAGTTAAAAAAATATCGTACTTGTGGTCTTGAAAAAGATGGAGAATATTCAGATGAAAATTTGGTATTTAAAGTTCTTAGAAGAAACGGGTATATTGAAAAACTTTTTAATTTTGAAGACAAGCACATTGATAAACAATTATCACTCAAGGAGCAGGCTGAAAGTGATGAATACTCAAATATTGTCGATAGTTTAACCGAATTATCAAATAAAAATCTGACATTAATCAATGAACCAAAACCTAAAGGTCAAAAAATCTTTAATCCAAATACTGAAATTTTACAAACAGCTTTGACACTTATGGGTTATCCTTTACCTAAATTTGGTGTTGATGGTAAATTTGGAAAAGAAACACAAACCGCAGTTGAGTCCTTCGAATCTGAAAATGGGTTAACTGTCGATGGTAAAGTTGATTCTAAAGACTTCAAAAAAATGTCAGAAGTTATTTTTAAAAGAAGACCTGTTAAAACTTTAGAACCAATAAAATCAAAAGAAACTGAATTAATCGTTAAAAAAGAACCGAAAATTATATCACCATCAGGTTCAGTTGATTTTAGACAAATCACAAGAAGTGTCATTAATAATTTGGAAGGAGGTTATTACAATCCAAAATGGCACAATACAAAAGGAATGGGTAGGTCAGGTGAGACTATGTTTGGAATTGATAGAAGACATGGAGGTAACTATAATACAAGTCCTGCAGGTATTAAGTTTTGGGGTATTATAGACAAAAATAAAAGTCAACAGGTTTGGAAATATAACTACAGAGGAGGACAACTTGAAGGAGAACTCACAGATTTAGTTGTTGATATTATTCAACCTTTTTATAACGAATTTAAAAATAGATACTTGTCTCCAACGGCAAAGAAATTAGTTGATAGTGATTCAAGATTGACCTTCCATTTTGCTTATGCGGTTTGGAACGGACCAGGATGGTTTAGAAAATTTGCTAAAGTTATTAATAAAGCGGTTGAAAATGGGGAACTTAATACTGATGTATTGTCCAAAAAGGCAATAAGAAGTAGAGTTGATAGTGGTAATAGTTTGATTGCTAAGAGCGGAAGAAAGATAGATGACGTTCTTGGAATTAATGCTGCGTAATTTAAAATGAAATATTTATATTTCGCCGTATATTTATATAAAAAAATTAATTTTTTAAAAAGAAAAAAAAATGGGAAACTTAAGACCAATTGGTAGTGAAAAATTAGATGGTATGGATAAAATTAACCGTATTATGGAGATTGCTCGTTATAACGAACATATCCCACAACCAATAAATGAAGATTCATCAAATGAATATAAAATCACTTTAGCTGATGGTATTAATTACCAAATAGTTAAAGAAAAGAATGGTTATGTAATTAAAAAAGGACTTAATGAGTCAATTGATTATCTTGAACCAATGAAAAATAGAAAATATTATTCTTCATATTCTGCGGCCTTTAAAAGACTTAATTTAATTGCTAAAGAAGTTAATATCAATGAAGGTCAAGACAAAAATATTTCTTTGTTTACTGAGAGTGAAGAATCTGAAAAGAAATATTATTTGAAATTGAATACCAACGAACAGGCCGCACCAGCACCAGCTCCCGCACCTGCTCCGGCACCTGCACCCGCACCCGAGGCGGACATTCCTGTACCATCAGCTGAGCCTGAAGCGGAAATGCCCCCTATGGATGACATGGCGGATGAGGCTCCTGATGATGAAGTTGTTACTTTTAAAGTAATTCAAAAATTGACAGGAAAATTAGGTCAAAAATTAAGAACACTGAATGCTGATGAAGAAACAAAAATGACATCTGATGACACAAAATATGTTATAAATTCGATTCTTTCGGCTTTAGATTTAAACGGTTTAGCTCCCGAAGACAAGGAAGAAATTATGTCCAAGTTTGAAGGTGGTGAAGATATGGGTATGGAACCTGATATGGGTGGTGAAGACATGGGTATGGAACCTGACACTTCGGAAGAACCTATGCCACCAGCACCTGAAGGTGAAATGGCTGAGGGAGATATGGGAATGTCAATGGATGATATTAGTTCAATGTTTGATGATGAAGAGTCTGATGATTTTGATTATCCTTCTGAACCAAGACATAGGAAAATTAAAGATAGAAGAATCAGTGATGACCGTGCATACAAAATGGAAGAAATGATTGAGGGTATTTTCTCTGAATCTAAAATTGACAAAATTTTAACCAAATACTTCCAAATTGATGAAGCGGAAAAAAGAGAAATACAAAATAAAAAACCAAAAGTGGTTTCAGAAGAAGTTGAACGTAAAAAATTAGTTAAGAGAGTTCAATATGTTTCTGAAAGTGAAACTCAGTATTTGAAATCAAAGAAACTTATTAGCCAATACCCTGATGCTAAATTGTTAGGAAAAACAAAGAACAAAAATTTGGTTTTCCAAGTAAATGAGTCTAAAATTAAGATTACTCCAAAGGGTGATGTTATATGAGCTATTTGATATTTGTAAATGAATTAGGACCAAATTATAAGGGAGATAACATATACGAGTTTATTTTTTCTGACGATTTGGAAGGTGTGTGGGGGGATTCATGGGAATCAAAACCATCAAACGGATACCCCCTCCCACCTGACTTAGAACATATAAAAAAGGTTGGAGTTTTGAAAAACGACATAATAACAATGTCTGTGATTCAAAACTCTGATTATTTTTCAATGGTTGATGCGGTTGATGGTGTGATAGCTTTGTGTTGGGAAAATGAAAGTGAAACGATTGATTTTGACAGAAACAAGCGTTTGGTTTTTAGATTCGGTGAACCTGAAGAAACTGTAAAAAATAAACTATACGAAAGAGACATCGTATTAGAATTTGAAAAAAAAATATTCTATGAAAGCCAATAAAAAAATAATGGAGTTATTAAATCACGGGTTTAGTAATTCTTTGCTTTCTAATCTTAATGAGAGACAAATTGATTCTTTACATCAGAGACTTGAAGAGTCAAAAAAAGAAAATAAGGAACAAATAACAACAAGTGCAACCACGGTTCAAATTGTTGGACCCAAAGGAGGAACAACTACAATCGGGGGAAAACCTGTCACTATGACTCCAACTTCCGCAGGTATGGCAATTAAAGCTGAGAGCGAAATGAATGAGGATGATGATACTGACATTGCATTGGCTTTACAATCTAAAGAAACCAATGAACAAGAATCTAATGATGGTGATATTTTATTAGCAATGAATGACCCTGAAATTGCGGTTACATTTGGTGCTCAAGATTTAGGAGAAAAATTTGAATCAAAAAAACAACAAAAATATTTTTGGTACAAGTGTGGTGATGGTAAAACAAAAGAACAGAAAAAGTGGTGTAAGATGGCAAAAGAATTTTCTGATTCTACTAAAAATTTTAGTAAATTACCTGAAAAAAAGAAAAAAGAAACAAAAGAAGAATTTGGAATGGGTGATTACACAAAAAAATTATCATCAGTGTTAGCAAATAATTTAGAAAAAGCTGCGTATAATATGAAACCTGATGTTAAATTTGGCGAAAGTGTTTTAGAAAAGAAAATTAGTAATTTAGTAGAAAAACATTTACCACCTAAGATGAGCAAAAAAGATTTAGTAAATATGATTAATGAGGCCGGAAAAGAAGTTGAGACCCCTGTTAAACCGGATGTTAAACCTGAAAGACCAAAGCCTCAAACCCCATATCAACCAAAACATAAACCAGCTCCAAAGGCCGGTGAGAGAGAAGTAGAAACCCCTGTCAAACCTGACGTTAAACCTGAAAGACCAAAACCACAAACTCCATATCAACCAAAACATAAACCAGCTCCAAAGGCCGAGGATGTTCCACAATGGTTAACATTTGGGTCCATTGGTATTAATTTGAAATAAAATGAGTTTCAATCCTAATATGAAAAAAGTTATTACAGAAAGGAACAATTTAGAAAAAAAATTGGTTTCTGAGGGTCTAACGACAAAAGAAAAACAAACATTGAAAAACCTTAAATCAAAATTGAACGAGGCTCCGATTGATTACGAAGGTCCTGAAAGGATGGGTCGTGACATCGAGAGAAAAATAACTAGTAAAGAAACTCCATATTCTGAAAATCCGGCATTACCAAAGGGTGACCGAGACTTTGTTGAGTTAGTTTCGTCAAAAAGATTCAAAGATTCTGTTGACACTGTAAGACGATATTTGGGTACTACCGCACCTTTACAGGGAGGTAATCCCCTCATGCAACTTATGGGAATGGCAATGCAGTCGTTACAACAAGTAATGAGAATTGAATTTCAAAATAAAGAATACCTCGAAAGATTGGCGGTTGATTTGGTTAAAAAAGAAATGGGAATTCCTGACGGGGCAATGCAGTTTGATGCAAAATTGGTCCAAGGACCGATGTCATCTGCAGAAGGAATGAGGTCCACGCCTCAGAAACCAAGTAAAGAGGAAGTTAAACAGGCCTTTAAACATAAAGAAGAACTTGAGGATTTTGCTGATGAGTTTGAGAAATTCAATTTAGAAAAATCAAAAAGAAGATTTATTAATTCACTCATACAAGGGGCGTCTAAAAAAGGACACTATATGTTTGAGTTAGTTAGAGATGAACTAAACCGTCTTGACCCTAATTTGGTAAATCTATACGGTGTTAACCAATCACTTATGGACCACCTTTATTGGGTAATGCCTGATATGGAAGGTATGGCAGCAAGTGGCGGAGGTCAAATGGGACAAACAAGTGTTGACCCTGAAACCGACCCACCAACTGTAAAAGCAAGAGCCGCAACATTCCCACTTCTTATCCACGAATTGATTAAGGGTATTTATGAAATATTTGGTACTCACGGACTTCCAGATGACCCACGTCAGGCCGAAATGGTTATGGGGTCTGAGGATACTCTACCCGCAGAAATATGGGACATGAGATTAGGTCCAATATTTTGGGAAAAATTCACTGAAGCATACCCAATTGAGTTATTTGATGAAGATAAGAAACATATTCAACATTATTTGTTCATGAGATTTTCTAAATTACCGGCCGAGGATTTCTTCAAATTCGCTAAAGCGGTGTTAAACGGAGACCCATCAGGAGCAAAGGCCATGCAAAGAATGGTTGATGAGATTGTTTCAGATTTAAAGAAACAAGAATATGAACAAGAGTCTTCCAAATGGGAAGACGATGATATCGACGATGTTGACCTTTCAAGTTTAGGTCTATAATAAAAACCCCCACTTAGTTGGGGGTTTAATATTTATATACAAATATAGTCTTATGACAAAAGAACAATTAATGCTTGAGTACGTAAAGTGCATGAAGGATACTCCATACGCACTACGTACCTATTTACAAACTTATGACAATACCGTTTCGAAGTATGTTCCATTAGAACTATTTCCTGACCAAATTTCGTTACTTGATGACTATGAAAACTTTAACGAAAATATTGCATTAAAATATAGACAGGCAGGAGTTTCTACGGTTACCGCTGCTTGGGTATCAAAAAAGTTAGCCTTCGCAAAGAAAAACAAACCTGAAAAAATTCTAATTATCGCCAACAAACTTGACACATCTCAAGAAATGGCAAATAAAATAAGAGCGTTTATAACACAATGGCCTGAGTGGGTTGGTGTTGGATTTTCCGTCGAGAAAGACTCTCAAAAACACTATAAATTAAATAATGGATGTGAAGTAAAGGCGGTTGCGACATCAAAGGATGCACTTCGTGGATTCACCCCAACGATACTTATATTTGACGAGGCCGCGTTTATCGACGCAGATTCTGATTTTTGGGCGGCTTGTATGGCGTCCCTATCTACGGGTGGTAAAGTAATTGTAGTTTCAACACCTAATGGATATGACCCAATCTATTATGAGATTTATGACCAAGCATTAAGAAATATGAATGATTTCAAAATTTCTGAGATGTATTGGTTTAGAGACCCAAGATATACCAGAGATTTATATTTGGTTAAAACTAAAGATATTATTCATTACTTACTAAACAAAGAAGAGTATAGTAAGGACGATGTTATAAGTTGGGAGAGTATACCCTTTGACGATAGAAACTACGAAGAACTTAAACTTATTATGGATACAGGTTATAAACCTTGTTCGGCTTGGTTTGAGGGTATGGTTAAGAAACTTAAATACGATAAACGTAAAGTATCTCAAGAGTTAGAATGTAACTTTTTGGGTTCGGGTGATAACGTATTTGATTCTAATTTGTTACAAAGAGTTAGAGAAAATTATATAAGAGAACCTCAAAATAAGATGATGGGTAACGCTCTTTGGATTTGGAAAGAACCAGTTGTTGGTCACAAATATGTTATGGGGGTTGACGTTAGTAGAGGAGATAGTGAAGACTTTAGTTCATTTCAAATTATAGATTTTGATGAGAGAGAACAAGTTGCCGAGTACGTTGGTAAGTTACCTCCTGATACAATGGCTGAGATTTGTTATAAATGGGCCAATATGTATTCTTGTTTTGTCGTAATAGATATAACCGGAGGAATGGGGGTATCAACAGCAAGAAAAATGCAAGAGATTGGATTTAAAAATCTATATGTTGATGGTGTTGATGTTGCAAACAAATGGAAGTGGGACCCAAAGGCCGCTGAAAAAATACCGGGTATTAATTTTAATAACAAAAGAGTTCAAATCATAGCCTCGTTTGAGGAAGTCATGAGACATGATTTTAAAATTTATAGTAGTCGTTTGTTTAATGAGATGAATACATTTGTTTACATTAACGGAAGACCTGACCACCAAAAGGGTCATCACGATGACTTAATTATGTCAATCGCCATGGCAACATATGTTGCTGAGTCATCTTTCAGTCAATTAACCAAAGTTACAGAACAAACAAAGGCCATGATTGATTCGTGGTCTGTAAGTAATAATGATAATGTAACTAACCAACTTGCGTTTAATCCGGTATTACCAAATATCAATGAAAAAATCAATCAATATGGTCAACAGAATGTCACCAGAGACGATTATATGAAATATAATTGGTTATTCGGAGGTAGGTAATATTTATATTATTGATAAAGTGATTAAATTATCTTAATGGAAAATAATAAACAATTTACGGTTTGGCAAAGACTCACAAGAGCGTTTGGACCAAACGCACTATTAAACCAAGACTATCCAACCTATAAGTTTGATAAAGAAGAATTATTAAAAACTACGTCCAAGCAGGAATATGAAAAAGAGTTATTACAAGCTCAACAAACATACTACCTTGCCAACCAATGGACAAAAATTGAAAGTAATCTTTATACTCAAGCGGTATATTATGAACCAACAAGATTGGCTTCATTTTACGATTACGAATCTATGGAATATACTCCTGAGATATCGGCAGCTTTGGACATTTATGGGGAAGAATCAACTACTGTTGACCAATATGGTTATATGTTACAGATTTATTCTGAGTCAAAAAGAATAAAAGGAATACTTGCGGATTTGTTCAATAACGCATTAGACGTAAATACTAACTTACCAATGTGGACAAGAAACACTTGTAAGTATGGTGATAATTTTGTTTATTTAAAATTGGATTCGGACAAGGGTGTTGTCGGTTGTATGCAACTCCCAAACATTGAGATTGAACGTTTGGAACGAGGTATGCCGGCAAAATCTCAAAACGTAGAGGAACCAAAAGAAAATAGAGGTTTAAGATTTAAGTGGAAGGCAAAAGACATGGAATTCAATTCATGGGAGATTGCTCACTTTAGATTAATGGGTGATGATAGAAAACTTCCTTACGGTACTTCTATGTTGGAAAAAGCTCGTCGTATTTGGAAACAATTATTGTTATCAGAGGATGCGATGTTGATATATAGAACATCAAGAGCACCTGAAAGACGTGTGTTTAAAGTGTTTGTTGGTAATATGGACGATAAAGATGTTGAGGCGTATGTACAACGTGTTGCAAATAAATTTAAACGTAGTCAGGTTGTTGACAGCCAAACAGGTAATGTCGATTTGAGATTCAATCAAATGGCGGTTGACCAAGATTACTTTATTCCTGTTCGTGACCCGGCTCAAGCGTCACCAATTGAAACATTAGACGGGGCTAAAAACTTATCGGAAATAGCTGACATTGAATATATCCAAAAGAAACTTTTAACTGCACTTCGTGTTCCAAAAGCGTTTTTAGGCTTTGAGGAAGTTGTAGGGGAAGGTAAAAATTTATCTTTACAAGATATTCGTTTTGCTCGTACAATAAACAGAATCCAAAAGTGTATGATTGCCGAATTGAACAAAATTGCTATTATTCACCTTTTCTTATTAGGTTTTGAGGATGAGTTAACTAATTTTACTTTAGGATTAACTAACCCATCGACCCAAGCTGACTTACTTAAAATCGATGTTTGGAAAGAAAAGATGTTATTATACAAAGATGCGGTTGGGGCTATTGAAGGTATTGCTCCAGTGTCTGTGTCTTGGGCTAAAAAACATATTCTTGGATTCAGTGATGAAGAAATTAAACTTGATTTACAACAACAACGTATTGAAAAGGCCGTTGGAGCTGAGTTAACAAACACCGCCACAATTATTGCTCACACAGGTATATTTGATAATGTGGATAAATTATATGGAGGACCTGGTTCAGGAGCAACCGCTTCATCCGCTGCAACTCCTCCACCACCTCCAGGAGGTGATATGGGAGGTGAAATGGGAGGTTTGGGTCCTGAACCTGGAGGAGCTGAATTACCTCCTCCACCACCTCCACCAGGTGGTGAAGAGGGTGGAATAACTCCTGAATCGTTTAATAGAGATAATTTAAATATTTTATTAGAATCGGACTCATTATTTGAAGAGGATTCTTATATCGATTTATCTAAAGCTAAAAATTCATTAGGTCAAATGGAGTCTCAACTAGAAAAACTTCTGAGAGATTGATATTTATAATAAAAAAAGAAAATGATTAAGTTCGGAAATATTAAATCAAAGATTGAAGAAAAATTACTTGAATCTTATTCTAAGAATACTTTTAAATCTGAAATGAGGAATTTTAAGTCTTTAGTTTTGGGTAATAAGAATATTAGTAAGTTGTTTTATCTATACGATGAAATGAGTTCAAATAAAGGTTTAAACGAATCTTTGGTTAATGATTACATCTATGAATGTGTTACAATTTATGAGAACACCGTAAATAAAATTGATGAATCAACAATCAACAATCTAAAGAAATGGGTTTCTGATGTTAAATGTGATAATAAGTACGAGAACATTGATAATTTGTTTTCAACTGACGTTTTAACAATTGAGTCTCGTTTAAAAAGTAAAAAGGTTATTTCTGAAAACTTAATTAAGTCTACTGAAACCAAAAAAACAGAAACAGTTAATTTGCCGATTTCAACTATGATTAATATTGCAAATAAAACTTTCTCAAATTACGTTGAAAATTTAAATGAGTCTGACAGACAAGATTTAATTAAATTTTTAAAGACCGAAGACTCTGAATTGGAACCTCAGTTTGAGTCAATTAAAAATGAGGTTAAAACAAAATTAACTTCTTTGAAGGAAGGCACACAAGATAATGACACTTTAGACAGAGTTGAAGAAACAATAACAAAAGTTGATTCTGAGACGTATAATAAATTGTCATACTTCAGATTAAAGAACTTGAACGAAAGTCTTTAATCCTCAGAGTCTTTTCTTTTTTGAACGTATTTGGCTTTTTTAAGAATATCTCTTTTTCTAATAGATTTTTTGGTATATTCTTTTCTATTAACCAACTCAGAGGTTTGTTTTGTTTTAATAACTTTGCTCTTAAGAATTTTAAGTGCCTTCTCAATATTAATATTTTTATCTAATTTAACGATTAACATATATTACAAATATCTTTAAAATAAGTTTTTTTTTGACTATCGGTACAAATATACTTATTTTTTTTAAAAATAAACTTGTATAATATGGAAAGTTGATGAAAAAAGGAAAGACCTCACAGATTCAGGGGTTTAAAACGGCCAAAGTAGTTTATGGCACGGTAGATTCAGTTAATTTCAAGTCATTGTATTTAAACATTCAAACATGGGTCGAACCCAAGATAAATTCTGAAAATTGGAATAGAATAGTTTTAAACTTAAGTCGGTTTATAAAACATTCGGTCTTAGATTCTTTAGACAAAACATTATTTGATAATAAATTTATTGTTGATTTAGATTTACGTTCAAGCGGATTACAAAAAGGTAAAAAGTCATTTTTAAATTTGGAAATAAATTTTTATTTGACAGGAGATGAGGGTGATTTTAAATCAAGACGACTCAAAGAGTCACTTAAAAAAATATGCAAACAATTATTTCAGGAAAACTTCACAAACAACGAATACTTCAAGTTCCAACTTACAAAAACCAAAAAAACTAAGGTAGAGAAAATAGAAACCGACAATCTTTAATATTTATAAAGAAAATTAAAGATGAATCATCAAATTATACAACCCGGTCAAATAGGTAAGGGATTACTTGTTGAACACGATGCGGGTTATATTTCACCTACGGAACAACGTAACGCCAATTTAATCCGTGAGTCTAAAGGAATGTTGGACCACTCAAAACCATTTGAGTTTTATGCGGTACTACAAAAATACAATACTCCAAATAGAAACGGTAGAATATATCCTGAAAAAGTATTAAAAAGAGAAGCCGACAATTATAAAAAAATGATTGGTAAAGGTATTGCTTTGTCTGAATTAAATCACCCTGAGTCATCACTTGTCGATTTAGATAGAGTTTCTCATGCAATTACCGATATATGGTGGGAAGGTCCTGTTTTGATGGGTAAATTAAAATTACTCACTTCGCCAGGTTTTCATGAAAGAGGAATTGTTTCTACAAAAGGAGACCAAGCGGCAAATCTTTTAAGACAAGGTGTAACACTTGGTATCTCATCTCGTGGTGTGGGGTCACTTAAAAAAATTGGAGAACAAAACGAAGTACAGGACGATTTTGAATTAATTTGTTTTGACCTTGTATGGTCACCATCAACACCTGGTGCTTATCTATTCTTGGAGCCAAATGACAGATTTAACTTTGAAGAAAACTTGGAGGAGGAGAACAAAATGAAAGCACAAAGAGTTTCAGGTGAAAGTTCAAACAAATCGCTTGACTTAATGAAAAAATTGAACGATTATTTGAAGTACTAAAAATAATTAAAATGGACGAAAAATATTTTGTAGCAAAAATTACAACAGACATGCCTGACCCCGAGACAGGTAAAATTAAAAAACTAAGACAAGAAAAATTAGTTAAAGGTTATTCACCAACAGATGTAGAAGCAAAAGTGACTAAAGTTTTTGAAAATTATTCTGAAGATTGGAGAATAACCGCAATTGTTGAAAGTAAAATAGATGAGGTGATAGAATAATCTATATATCAATGATTAAATTAAAGGAGGTTTTATACCTCCTTTTTTATTTTATTTTGGTTTGATTTGTCAATATAAATAAATTTTTTAAAACTCGATAATATTTATATAAAAAATTAAAACCAAAAATGGCAAAAGAAAAATCAATTGTTGAAGAGGCAATCATCCAAATGAGAAATTTGGAAGAAGCGGTTGCTGAAAATGCAAAAGGAATACTTGCTTCTACTATGAAGGAAGAAATCAAAGAGCTAGTAAAGGAATCTCTATCTGAACAAGAAGAAGATGAGATTGAAATGACTGATGTAGACATGGAAGGACCTGAAATGGAAACAGACGACGAAATGGACTCTGATGAAATGGACATGGGTATGGAAATGGATACTGATGACGAAATGGAAGATATGGAAGAACCTATCGACCTTACCGACAAGTCAGATGAAGAAGTACTTCGTGTATTTCAACTTATGGGACCTGATGATAACATTATCGTAACAAAAGACGATGCTGGAAACATCAATATCAAAGATGAAGAAAATGAATACATGATTGTAGGTGAATCTGACGAAGAAATGGAAGAAGAATTCTATGAGTCAGAAGAAATGGAAGAATCTATGGAAATGGAGAAATCATATTCTACTGACGAATCAATTGAAGACATCGTTTCTAAAATGTTTGATGATGAAGAATCAGACGAAGAAGAAATGGATTCTGAAGAAGACATGGAATTTAGCGATGAATATTCAGAAGGTGACGAAATTATGTACGAAATCGAAATGTCTGACGACTCCGATGAAGAAGAGGAGGAAGAGGAAACTGAAGGTATGGTGTACGAAATTGAAACGCCTGATGAAGACGAAGAAGAGGAAGAATACAATGAATCTTTAGAAGAGTCTAAAAAGACGTTCAAAGCAAAAGGTAAGAACATGGGTAAACCAAAATTCTCATATAATAAAAATCCAAATCAAGGTGAAGGGTTTAAAGTTGTTAAAAAGAGTGCTAACAAAACTATGGGTACAGGTAACGCTAAAAAAGTTAATGTATACAAAGATAAGGAAACTCTTGATGGCGAATTCAAAATTAAACCAAAAGGCGCTAAGAAAACGGAAACAAAAGAAGCCGCACGTACATATGGTAATGGTTCTAAATCAGGTCGTGGTCTAAGAAAAGGGATTACTCCTAATAGAAACCTAACTTTTGAAGGTGTGGATTCAAACGAGTTACAAATTCTTAGAGAGAAAAACGAAGAGTATAGAAAGGCACTTAACGTGTTCAGAAATAAATTAAACGAGGTAGCGGTATTCAATTCAAACTTGGCATACGCAACACGTTTGTTTACTGAACATTCAACATCTAAACAAGAAAAAATTAACATCTTGAAAAGATTTGATGGTGTTGAAACTCTTAAAGAATCGAAGAATTTGTATAAATCAATCAAGGATGAGCTTTCAACGGTACAAAGTCAACCAATGAACGAGTCAATCGAACGTAAAATTGAATCAGTTCCGGCTACAGGTTCTGCGGTTAACTTAATTGAATCAAAAACTTATGAAAATCCTCAATTCCTTAGAATGAAAGATTTAATGGCAAAATTAAAATAAACTTAAAATTAATAAAAAACCAAAAAAAATGGGAGCATTATTAGAATCAGGTCTTGTTGGTAACATCGGTCTTAAGCACCTTAAAGTTATCAAAGAAGATACTATCAACAAATGGGACAAATTAGGGTTCCTTGAAGGTCTTAAAGGCCACCTAAAAGAAAATGTAGCGCAGTTATATGAAAACCAAGCGTCACATTTGATTAACGAAGCTACTTCTGACGGTTCTTCAGGTTCATTTGAAACTGTTGTATTCCCAATCGTTAGACGTGTATTCTCTAAGTTACTTGCTAATGAAATCGTATCAGTACAAGCTATGAACTTACCAATCGGTAAGTTGTTCTACTTCGTACCAAAGATTCAGGCTTACAATGCGGGTAATCCATACTTTGACCCACAATTACCATCAAATAACTACGATGGTTCTTCAGGTGGTCACTTGAGTCCAGTTGGGTCACCAGGTGCTTATCCTGGTTCACCGACATCAGGGTATACAACTGGTAACCAATTCCAAAAGAACCTTTATGATTTGTTTTATGAAGGTAATGAAGGTCAATTAGACCCTCCAGGTTTGTTTGACTATTCAAAAGGACAGTGGTCTGCAGTTACTGTACCCGGTGACGTTCAAGTTTGGTCAAATGGTTCATTGGTTAACTATGGTGGCGAATTTGATGGTTTGAACGTTAGAAAAGTTATCGTTAAAATTAGCGGTTTTGCTAATGTTGGTAATGGTAAATTAATTGGACCTGATGGTAATGAATACGATTCAGAAACTTTCTTGTCTGATTTAAGAGTATTTGCAACAAATGATTTCGTTGACGCAGAAAGTCCTTGTTCAGTAGTATTTGACGATGCTGGAGACCCAAATTCATTATTGTTTAGAGTTGTGACTCAACAATATGGTCAAGGTATCGTTAGCGGATTAAACACTCGCACTCCAGTTCCATGGCCAGCACAAGGTAACGGAGGTTCATTCAACGATATTTGTAGCCCAACAGGTGACATTTATTTGGAAGTTGACCTTTCTTGTCCTGTTTGTGCAACTTGTTCAGGTACCACTTTAGATGGTTATACAGGTACGACTATTGATACTTTAGGTTTAACTAACTTAAGTGCAGTATTCAGACGTTATAAGAACTTAGAATTCGAAGACCAAATCGGTGAAGTTTCTTTCGACCTTGAGTCTGTAACTGTTTCTGTAACTGAAAGAAAGTTAAGAGCTCAGTGGTCTCCAGAACTTGCTCAAGACGTTGCGGCATTCCACAACATTGACGCTGAAGCTGAATTGACGGCTTTATTGTCAGAGCAAGTAGCTGCGGAAATTGACCGTGAAATTCTTCGTGACCTTCGTAAGGGTGCCGCTTGGAACTTACGTTGGGACTACAACGGTTGGAGAAGAATTTCTCAAACTACTTCTTACACTCAGAAAGATTGGAACCAAACATTGATTACTGCAATCAACCAATTGTCAGCTCAAATCCACAAGTCAACTCTTCGTGGTGGTGCTAACTGGATTGTTGTATCATCTGAGGTTTCTGCAATCTTTGATGACTTGGAATATTTCCACGTTTCAAATGCGTCTCCTGAGCAAGACCAATACAACATGGGTATTGAAAGAGTGGGTACTTTAGCTGGTCGTTACCAGGTTTATCGTGACCCATACTTCCCACCGAACCAAATATTGATTGGTCACAAAGGTACATCGTTACTTGATACTGGTTACATTTACGCACCGTATGTACCACTTCAATTAACTCCAACTATGTACAATCCATTCAACTTCACACCAATCAAAGGTATCATGACACGTTACGCGAAGAAGATGGTCAACAACCGCTTCTATGGCAGAATTACAATTGATGGTGTTCGTACATTTGATTTAAGAGAATTGAGATAATCAATATCTTAGTAATATTAAAAAGGTCAGAGAAATCTGACCTTTTTTATTTTATAAAGGTGAGACTTGTATCTTAATCGTCTTCCATCTCACCTTATTGATTAGAATTGTTTCACTCTAATCTTATTTTAATATGTAGACGAAACCTCATTATGATTCGACATAAATTAGTTTGATAGGACAGGCATCAAACTTAAACAACGATATTTATATGTAAATGTTTTTTACATATGAGGTTTTTATTTTTATTGTTTTTTCTACCATTACTAACAAATGCACAACTTAGGGATTCGGTTTATGTAACAACTTCTATTTTTAATGTAGTATATTCTGAAAAGTTACAACAACCAAAATGGGTTGAATATAGGGTGTTATGTACTGACGGTACAATATCCCGTAAAGGTCTTGATTTTTATCCTGTAAAGGGAATTGTCACCTCAACTGAGGAAGACTATGAAAATAATATATACGATAAAGGTCATTTGGCTCCGGCAGCTGACTTTAATTGTGACAAAGAAAATTTAAAACAAAGTTTCTCATATCTTAATTGTACACTACAACACGAGAAACTAAATCGAGGCACATGGAGACTTCTTGAGGCTTACGAGAGAGAACTCGCAAAAACTAACACAGTTTCAGTTGAAATCAGGATGAATTATAGTAAAAATTCAAAAATCTTACCTACGGGAGCAACTATACCCGATTCTTTTACAAAAATTATAACTTACGGAAATAAAAAAGAAAAATATTTCTTCAAAAATGAAGAGCCGAAATCGTCTGACTACAACAATTACAAGGTCAAATGATAATAAACAATTAAACCAATAAAAAAATGAAAAAAATCGTTTTATTACTTACACTTTGTCTATCCTTTATTCTCGGATACGGTCAATATGACTTATCCAAGAATATTGAAAGACAAATTATTGTGGTTCCAAAAAAAGGAATGGAACTACAAGCAAAAAATCACTTTAACCAAGGTGATACAAAAGTTGTTGTCGAGTTCGACCAACTTGGGTGGTATGTTGTCCTGATTCCGAATGGTGCGAGCCAAGACGAATTTATTAATCGAAACAAAAGTTTAAGTTTCGTACAAAATCTTTACAAGGATGAGACAAGAGAAATGAAGTTGGACTATCTTCCAAACGACGCTGAATTTGCATCTTGTTGGCATCTACGTCAGTCTACTGATAAAGATATTGATGCCGATGAAGCATGGGACTTAGTTCCGGCAAACAATCCATTTGTTAGTGTTGCAATGTTCGACGGAGGATTGGATTTAACTATTCCTGACCTCGTTGGGAATACAAACAGTCCATTCAATGCGGTTAATAGCACAACAAATATTCCTTATGTAAACGCTGAGGACAAACACGGAACAACTTGTTCGGGAACTATTGCGGCCGTTACAAATAATGGTATTGGTGTTAGTAGTGTTGGTAACAACAAAGTAAAGGTAATGCCGGTTAACATTATGTCCGAAGTTTTTGCTGGAGGTAGTTTCCGAACATCGGACGTAATTCAGATTAATGGTGTAAATGCTGCGATGGCTAATCCAACTTGTGTTGCAATTGCAATGTCTTATGGTGGGTCATCATACTCTGCGGCTCTTGACGCTTCGTTTCAGGCGGCAAGAACAACCGCAAGAGGTGGAAAAGGTATGGTGGTAGTAGCATCATCAGGAAATGGAGCTTCAGGTACTGCAAATCAATATCCGGCTAATTACCCAGCTGTATGGGGAATTGGGGCAACATCACAATCAGATGTTAGAGCAAGTTTCTCTAACTTCGGTCAAATTTGTGACATATCGGCACCTGGTGTTGGTATTAGAACTACTGATAGATTGGGAGCTGCGGGTTATAACGCAGGTGACTACACTTCTATAAACGGAACCTCATTCTCTTGTCCTATTACGGCAGCCGCTGCGGCTTTTGTATTCTACAAGAATTGGGAACTTACTGACGACCAAGTACTACAGATACTAGCTCAATCGGCTGAAAAAGTAGGTGGATATGTTTACTCTAACAATCCTACTTGGCCGTTATCAACAAGAAGTAATGAACTTGGTTATGGAAGAATTAATTTAAAAGATGCGATTAATCTAACACCAAACCCAGGTGGTGTAATTCCTCCTCCACCTCCTCCGACGCTCATTCATAACTTTGTAATTAATACTTTAACTGTAAGTCCTGCGGCGGTTACAGTAGGTTCTAATATTACAATTACTGCAAATGTCGCGACACAAAATCCTACATATCCATCGGTGAATGTAATGACTCAACACAGATTATCAACCAACACAACTTGGGGTGACTCTGATGATATTGTTATAGGAACAACAAGTGGCAATCTTGGTGGTGGAGTTGCAACTGACGTTGAGACAATAACTTATAATGTTGGTAACATTACAGGACTCAGATATATTATAAGTAGAGTTAATTATATGGGTACTATATCTGAAACTAATACAACTGATAATACAAGACAAACAAGTTTCAATGTTACTCAACCTGTTGTATCAGGTGGTGACTTATCAGTTGCACTGACTATACCGTCAACACCAACTGCAACAATTTCACCAACACAAACTCAAATTACTTTCCAATGGAAGGTTACAAATACAGGTACAGTTCCAATTACATCATTTACTTGGGACAGAATGTGGGTGAATATTCCTGAAGCACCTAGAACTTGGCCTATGCCTGCAAATGGAGGTTTTCCAGGTTCTTGGCAAGGTCCATTACTTCCAGGTCAATTCATTTATTTACCAGGTGGAGGATTACCTACAAACCGATTAGGCGTGTCTTATTTATCGGCATCTGTATGTTTTAGTACAAACAGTTGTGCTCTACCACTCGGTTCAACAAACACTTTCAGAGTAAGAATTCTTACTGTAAATGGTGGTGCAGGTGATGAAAACCTTGCAAATAACCAAGTTGAATGTACGGTAACAAGACTTGCAACTGCGGTTAACAATGACGAGGTTATTGATGCACCTGAAGTTAAATTTGTTGAAGTTAGACAGTTTAGTAATTTATATGAAAAACCAATTAGGTACGGTAGTATTGATGAAGCAATACTTGAAAAGGGACTTAATGTAATTCACATTCATTACTCTGATGGAACGGTAGAAATTAAAAAGATTTCTGTAAACTAAAATAAAAAATAATTAAAAATTAAAAGGAGGCATTAGCCTCCTTTTTTGTTTTATAGATATTTATAAAAAAACTTATTAAATATGGACCCTTTTATTTATTATTATGATTTCGAGGACTGTTTTCAACTTGACCTCTCAGGAAACCCATTAACCTATGTGGTAGGTTCAAATGAAGAATTGAGCTTAGACGCACCTTATTTAATCTACCCTATTGAAGAACCTAATAGTCGTAGTTGTGCGGTTTATATCACAGCATCAACATCAAGTGCTGCAACTCATTACACTGACGTTGCTTCAAAGTATGTTGATTGTGACTTATGTCTTTCTGCCAATACTCAAGTTGTTACGGTATCAGGTATTACAAAACCTGATTTAAGTAGTTTAAATTTGATTGCCGATAGTAGATTTAAAAAGGGAGATGTTTTAGGAGTAAACATAGTTTATGACGATTCTGGAACTACTAAATTTATAAATTCTCCAGCAATTATAACTGAAACTTTTCCATATAAGTTTGGAAGTAAGGCTTGTGATTATTCAGTTTCTAATATTGAATACGTGGGTCCGTTTTACACATTTATAATTCATTTTAACCAACCTTTAAATACCAATATATACACCATTAATGTTGCGGCACCTATGGGGTATTATCAAATTGTCACTAATACATATACCCTTAATTCCGAATCTGAGTCATTGAATATAGCACCAGGATATACTAGTATACCATTTAATGTTCCTTTACAGAATCCTGATACATGGGTACAAACCATAACTTTTAATGTAACATTTACATGTACTGATGGAACTACAACATTTAACGAAGTTACTTTTAATTTTCCGTGTAATTGTTATACTTTAAATAATAGCGGAGCCACGGCACAATCTGTGACTTATGTCAGTTGTGTAACTACTGAATTTTTTACAGAAACTTATCCTGTAAAAACTCTAAAATTTGTAGGTACCAAAAAAATATGTGCTAAAAGATTAATAAACGTTGGGTCAAATATTACATATGTAGATAATACCGAAACTGAAGGTGTGGTATGTTCTAATTTAACCGACCAACCATTTATAAATGAAGATATCAAATGTAGAAATTCTAGTTTATTTATTAGAAAAAGCATCAACTCAAGTATACCAGTAAAAGTCAATTATTTACCATACGATTCGTTCCAACAAGTGGTTGAATCTAAAGGTGTCTATTATTTAGTTGAGGATTGTGTTAACGGTTCAACAAGTGTGATATTAAGTCACCAATATTTTGAGAAATATGGACAAATAATAAGTTTACCTACTGGAGAATCAAAATGTAAGAAAGTTTTAAACGCCGTAACCTCAGGTGATTATTCTGAAATATCAGGAGTTACTACAGAAATATTTAGTACAAAAGTTTTTGAAAACTGTTATGAGTGTTCAAATTATATAAATAATAGCGGTATTGACGAAACATTTAAAGATAACTCATACACAACATCTCAAATTAATACGATTACTCAATTAAATGATGGGTCAATATTAGTTGGGGGAGACGGTTTAGTACAAGTGAATAATGGTTCTTTGTATAGTGCGGGAAACATTTTAAAAATGAGTCCTGAAGGTGAATTAGTTCTTAATTTTAATTCAAATAACGGAGGTAGTTTATCGTTATATAACGGTAATTACATTTATACAGACTTTAGCGAAGGGTTTAATTTTGATTCAGATTTCACTGTAGAATTTTGGCTAAATTATAGTAGTACAAACTTAGAAAATCCTTCGATTATTTCTTTTTATGATTCATCAAATACCCAAGGGTGGGAATTATCATTTACAGGACTATGTCAACTTAATTTTACGTATAACGAAAATGTAATTAATTTTGAAAGTCAGATTAATATATATCAATGGGTTCATATTGCAATAGTTAGAAATTCAGGAGATATTTTCCTATATGTTAACGGAAAACAAGATTCAATTGTAACCACAGGTATTACAGATTCTATTACCGCAACAACAGGCACGTCATTCTACATTGGAACTAATTATGATAAGACAACTAATTTAGATGCCTATATTAGTAACCTTAGAATTTGTAAAATTGCAGTTTATACTGGTGAATTCACACCACAAACAACTCCCTTAACAATAACCCAATCATCATATAGTAATGTGTCTTATTTACCAACAAGCGCAACCACGTTATTAATGAATTTTGAAAATTTATCATCAATACTATTTGATAACAGTATTTATTCTAACGTTTTTTATTCATACAAACCAACAATTTCTTATTTAGCATTTTCACCGGTGAATAAAACCGACTTGAATGAAATTTATGACGGACAACCAACTAATAGTTTTGTTCAACTAGATTTACCTGAAGGGTTCACTTTGAATGCTTATGGTACAAAAATATCTACAGTTTATTTAGGAACAAATTCTTATTTAACATTTGAACAAGGAAGTAATTCAGGAGATTTAATTTTACCTGAGGATATTCCTTCATCAATAAGTTCATCAGGTTTGTTTATCTCAACCGTTGGTGATGGACTTACTACGGATAACGATACGTATATTAGAAAAATTTCAACCGGATATACCGAAAATGGGGAATCTTTAATTGTCCGTGTTGAGGGTGGTTATAAAAATTTCTTGGGTGGAGGTCAAGGTTTTTGTTGTAGATGTATTACCGTGACAAATCAATCACAAAATGTGAATTATTTAAATTACACAAAATGTGATAATTTATCAGAAGAAGTGACTATAACAGTATTACCGTCGAATGAATATACTTTTTGTGCGGTTTGGAGTGCTAATGAGTCTCCTGATTTACCTTCTAATCCATATTTTGCAGAACCATTATCCTTCAGAGCTTACAGAAATGTTGCTCAAAATTTACAAATTGCACAACCTAATATATGGACAGATTTTACGTTTAATACGGAGAGTTTTGATTACTATAATGGATATAATCCTACAACTGGAGTATATACCTCGCCAGGAAATGGTGATTATACGTTTAGAGCAAGATTTGTATTCGTGTCTCAACAGAACAATAATTTCCTAACTGTGGGTCTTTTTGTTAATGGAGTATTATACGACTCATTTACTTATGGACCTTCAACCGCTTTAGTTAATTTTGAAACTGAAAGTATATTTGAAAACGTTCAATTAAATATTAATGATGCAGTAAGAATACGAGTTGCTAGAACTGTAAATGGTTCTACAACTGGAACATTTACAATATTGGCAGGAATCGATAGTTCTAATGGAAACAATTTATTTGAATTAACCAATGTTAACAGTGGTTTAAGTAACGAACTATCTCCAACAAGTGTAACAACAATAAGTGTAGATGGGTGGTGCGGAAAATTAACCGATGACTCCAATTCTCATTGGGTTTGTGGAGACGATTTCAGTTGGGTTGAGGGATGTTCCCCAATAGCGGTTTGTCAAGAAAATAACGTAGTTGCTAACCCACAATTTTTAGTTCAAGGAATACCGAATACAACCATACCTTCATGGGAGTCAGTTAATGGAGTCGGACAAACTTCAACACTATGGCAGACAGTTGGTAATAATAGTACATTTGGCTCGGCCGCGCTATATACGGGAGGTGATTTAAATAATTATCTTCAACAAAACTGCTTGGTTATTGGGGCAACCTATGAAATTTCTTTTGACTTATCACTTCCTGTATTTTTTACCGATTTTGGTGGCACTTGTACTGTATTTCCTGGGCAAAGATGGGTTAGAGTTTTTGCAGGTTCTAATGGGTCTGAATTTTTTACTCCAACTAGTACATTTGGTTCCGGAGGATACCAAAGATTTACCACTACATTAGTAGCAACAAGTACACTACTAAGATTTCAGGCACATGAAGATTGTGTTGCTAATATACCAATTTCTATTAGTAATATTTGTGCAATCCAAACCGAACCAGCCCCTGATTGTACTTGTTACGAAGTACGTCACACAAACGCAGGACTAAATCCTCCTCAGAGTACTTGGTTCTTATTTTCTTGGAGAGATTGTAGTGGTAGTCCACATAGTTCTTTTGTTGGCCAAAATCCTTTATTCCCTTGTATTCTAAATGATAATTTTAGTTTTGTTGACCAACCAGGGATAGGTACTAATGAACAATATGCTTATGTTGAGGATACCAATGAATTTTGCGGTCTTTCAAATTCTCAGTATTGTATTGAACCCACTGTTTTTCCTTGTACATGTTTTGAACTTAAAATAGGTAATAATCTAACTGTCGAATTTTTAGATTGTGATGGTAATTATAGATTTATTACGAATAATTACGGTCCGTCGGTTACTGTTCAAGGAACTGTATGTATGACTTCTATCATAAATACATCATCTCAAAGTAGTATTACAGACAGAGGTCCATGTACAGCAAATAACGCATATTGTTTAGCTCGTCTTTTACCTGACCCATTACCTCCGATTGAAGGTTGTATAGTAATGTTAAATTCATCTACAGACGAATTTGATATATTCTTATATGACACCAATCAAGGTAGTTTAATACCAATTTCACTACAAGGTCCATACATATTTAATAATGCGGATTCAAGTGGGGATACCTATACCGACATAGCAATTTCAAGAACATCTCAGAGAGTTTATTTCAAAACAAATGGTACCTATCAAACAAATCAAGTTGGACCATATCCCGCCAGTTATATTGGGTATTTTACTATTAATTTCCAAACCGGAACTTACGTATCAGGGGCAACAATTAATGTAACCCCTGATTTACCTTTCCAAGACCCGTATGATTTTTTTACGGTTAACCATGGATTAGAAGTTGATTTGGACGGATTCCATGTTTTTGTAAGCTCAATGAACTATTCTGAACTTGATGATGTACAATCAATTCTAAGATGTGAAATTATTGACTCTGGTCAGGATACTATCCTTACCCAAGTATGTCCTTGTGAGAGATTATTTGATTTATTACCAGGAAGAAGAGTTCAAGGGGATATGTGTAGAACTACTGATAATAAATTATTTATTACAACAACAGATGGTGAACGTGTATTCATTGAACAATGGCATACCGATGGAACACCTGAGGGGTCTCTTTTCGAGTTTGAAATTGTAACAGGTTTAAGCGCCGACGGAGATAATCAAATAGATTTATATATATTAGACGGTTCGTTATTTTGTATAGATAATAATCAATTTAATATACCTGTTTATAAAGTAATTAGTGATTATCCTTATGGATTAGAGCCGGTTGATAGTATAACTAATCTTACCAATTATGCTACATATGGTGGATTATTTAACGGAGCTGCCACATTCCCTGAGTGTAATTCATTTAGTTTTATTTATCCTGACCCAAGATGTAGACCATTACTTTTATTTTCAGGGTTAAGTAATACCTTTTTTGTATCCAGATTCAACTTCTTACCATTCCAACCTATAAGCACTTTAAATTTAGGAACTCACCCCGTACCTACTGTAGGACCCAATGAAATTGCCCATACATTTGACTATGAAACAAATACAGGTTTATTATGGATTCTATTTAACACACAATCATCAATTTGGGTAACAACAATATGGGAATTTACTTTAAACGGTACAACATTACCTAATGGTGAAATAGATTTTATTGGTACTTATAACAGACAAATTACTTTGACGCAGACCAATCAAGCAATTACGAGTCTTCGTTTCTTTGCCGGATTAGCGGCAATTGATGATAATACTTTAATAATTGGTACCCGCAATGGATATGGGACAAGTAGCGCAGCTCTTAGGTCCAGAATTGTACAACTTAATTTAACACCTGGTAATGTGAATTTGAATTTAACTTTTAACGCAAATACAACTACTATGTTTACATTACCTACAGCAGGGTCTCCAGGGTACACTTTACCGAGAAATGCAATTATTCAATCAATGGATTATGCTGTAGATAATAAATTAATTGTAATTGTGAGAAGTGGATTACCTGAAAGCAGTAATATAAATTTAACAAGAGTCATTTTACAATACCCATACGCAATAGATGCACAATATGAATATATCAATACTATATTAGACGCCGAAGGAAATGGCAACGCCACTAGTGATAATGTACAACAAATTGGAGTTGTTAACTATAATAATTTTATTTTTGTACATAGAAATCAGAATATTGGGGCTAACCAGAATTGGGGCGGTTATATACTCAATAATGAGCCAAACTATGGTATTTCTGGTTATTTGGACATACCTCAAACTCAATATACTTTATCACCACTTTTTAATACTGCTTTAAGAGCGTCCTCAACAATTAATGTAACTGTACCTAGCCAAATTCAATGTGAATTAACTAGATTTGTACCAAATATAGCGCCGGTCATTCCTACTTTAAGTAATTGCCCTGTATTTTTGAATTCTTCAGGATTGGAGGGTCTTTGGAATTATAACGTCACAAATAATACACATAACTTTATTTTATTACCTCAGCTTGGAGATGTTGCGGAAACTATCTATAGCTATAGAGATGTTGCGGTTTGTAATACTAATAATAGATTATATGTTTTACAAACATTAAGTGATTTACCTCAACCCAATCCATCATCTCCATGGGACAATAATTTAATATGGTGGAATGTTGATTTTGAGACCGGACAGTTAATTGATGGTCCGTTCCTAATACAACTACCTTCACCAGTAACATTTGGAGCTCTTAGACTTAGCGAAGGATTAGAAGTTAGCCCTAACGGTAATTTAATATACCTATCTACAGTTCCAATCCCCGGAGAACCTCAAACTCCAAGAGTACTAATTTACGATGTTTTCAACACTAGCCAATTCAACTACTATACAGAATTGATAAGCTTTACAAATGGAAGAAGAGTTAAAGGTGATTTTATAAGAACTAATAATGATAAATTATTTATTTCAACAACTGACGGAACAACTATATACATAGAACAATGGACTTGTGACGATAGTCCAGAGGGCACTATTTTTGACAATGAAATTGAATTTGGTCCTGATGTTTATGAATCTTTGGATATTTTCTTAAGTTTAAATGAAGGAGTTAGTGAATTTTATGTAGTTGCTAGTCAAAATAGTACATCTTCAGTTTTTAAAATTGATGTTGATTTAACAATAACTCAATCGTGGAATAACACTAATTTACAAACAATTAATGGGGCGGCATCTTATCCATCATGTCACTCATTTGAATTTGAATTCCCTGACCCAAGATGTAGACCGTTAATATTATTTTCAGGTAATAATCAATTTGTCGCAATTAGATGGGATGGAGAAACAGAGGACCCGCAACAAGTTTTAGACTTAGGAAATACATATCCGGCACCTGGAAATTCTGTACAGAGAAGTATGTCAATTACTCACATTTTTGATTTCAATTTTAACACAGGTTGGATGTGGATTAGTCGTAGACCAACCCCCGCAATTACTAATGTTAATTTTCAAATATACGAATGGAGTATTGATGATGAAGATTTTAATTTAACTTTTAATAGAGTAATTAACGTTTCTGCATCAGGTACTACTTTTAGACACAACCTTGGAATTGCTTCATTAGACAGAAATACCTTGATAATTGAAACTTGGTCAGGTGGTACTGGCCCCTATAATAATCAGCAGAATTACCGTGAGTTTATTGGTCAGTTGGATATTACTCCGGCATTAGGTAATAACTTATCTTTGGTGAATAATATGACATTAATGTTCAGATTACCGGCACAAGGAGATTCGATATATACCGGAACACGCTCAACTGTTATTTATAGTAATTTTTATTTAGGTCCTGATAATAAATTAGTAATATTTGCTAGAGATTCTACCAATTTGTCTCAGACGGGTATAAAATATCTTTTACAATATGAGTACGTCCAAAGTACAAATCCTAACTTTTTTGCATTCCCTGAAGTATATTTCCCATATCCTGACCCTCAGAATCCGGGAAATGGTGTTACAAATTTTATTGCAACATTCTTAGACGAAATAAGGTCAATAAGATTAACAAATAATGCTCCTGGTTTTGGAAATGCTTTCAGTCAACTTTTATTTAGTCCAACTAATTACCTTGTCACTGGCTCAAATATTGATGAATTTTGGACTCCCCCAAACGGACGAGGACCTTTTGGAGCGTCTTCAATAAACTCAAGTCCTGAAGCGATAGCCTTGTGTAATCCATTAACTTTTACACCAAATTTAATAGTAACAACTATATTACCTACTTGTCCTGTGTTTTTTGTCACAAGAGCCGATAATAATGATTTAAATCCTAACAGGGTTTTTTATTATAATGTTAATGATAATGAGTCAATTGAAATTGAGTTACCAAATATACCTACTATTACAAATGATAGATTTTGGGATATTGCCTATAATTCAGTAAGTCAAAGACTTTATTTATTACATGGTAGTAATCAAACAACTGATGTAAGATTAACATGGTGGAATGTTGATTTCATATCAGGATTTGTTATAACTCCAAACCCAACCTCAGTAACTCTACAAAATCCAGAACCACTTGTTAATGGAAACCCTGGACTATTTGCTGCGGCATTAGGGGTAAGTGAGGACGGACTCAATGTGTTTTTATCAACCAGACCTTCAAATTCTAACACATGGTCTATTAGAAGATTTGATACTGTGAGTCAGCAATTCATAACTCCGGCTATTTTGACTTTACCCGTCGATGAAAGCCCAACGGATATTGCGGTTGTAAATAATAATAGAATGTTGATTGGTTATGGTGTAACTAATCCTACTAGATGGATGATTAAACAAATTTATTTGGATGGTAGTTTTACTAACGCGGTGATTGAAGAAACTGTGACTATTTTTAATTTTCCTGAGTCAACCGATTACGGTAGTGGAATTGATTTATTTTTAACCGACCAAAATAGATTGTACATTGCCGCGTCATATGCAAGTAATTCATCAAATGTGTCTGACATTTATGAAGTTGACATATATGGTAATACCACATCGGTTTATTCCGACACTGGTTTGGGTAGAGTGTCAGGTGCGGCCAGCTCTCCATCCTGTTCATCTTTCTCATTCCAATCACTGTGTAATCCTTTGATGTTATGGTTGGCGCCTACTAGTCAAACACATAGATTAAGAGTATCAAGATACGCATTAGGTCTTGGAGAACCTACTTTCTTAAATTTAGGTACTAGTTACAATCCTAATATTTTAGGATTAGGCTCTTTAGTTGAAACATTAGATATTGCACATTCATTTGATTTTATAACAAATACCGGATTTTTATGGATTAAGAAAGTCGCCAACACTAATGTTACGTATATAAATGAATGGACAATTAATGATGAATACTATAATTTAACTTGGAGTAGATTAATCACACTTAATACTTCAAATAATAACGGAGTGATTTCAAGAATTGACCAAGGTATGGCGTATATCTCTCCAAACACACTTGCCATGGGAGCAATAGTAGGTGGAGGATGGGCCGGTTGTCCAACAGCGTCTTGTAGAGGGGTTATTTTACAAGTTAATATTACAAATAATAGCATTACGTTTACTAACTGTACTGTGATGTTTAATCTTCCGGTTGTTGGAAGTGTGAATTACAATGGAACTACTAACTTACTTGTTTGGTCAGGTATGTATTTTATGGATAATAGCCTGATTATCACCGCAAAATACGGTAGTACTTTAGTCTCAGCGTCACCAATGTATATTTTAGAATATCCATATGTGATTGGGGCTACACCATCGTTGATTCAAGAAATAGGTCCTAATTATACCCAACCCGCAGTTTCGCACTTCCCAATGACAATGGAAAATGGTGTTTATTTGATTAGAAATGAAAACACTAACTGGTCTGTATTTGAATATGAAACTTCGTTCCCAAATGGTGTTTCTTCTGTCTACCAAGGATTAACATTCAATGGAGTTACTGGACCTCACGGAGTTTCTTCAATAAATTCAACCGCCGAATCTTTACAACTATGCGAACCTATAGCTTTAACTACTGATTTGTGTGAAGAATGTGGTTTTTATTTTGACATAATTGAAACCGGTAACATAGGTTACATAGTAGCCGGCAACTTATTGTCGACATGTCAGGGTAATATTTCAGATTATGTTATTAATTGGTACGGACCAAATAGTACAACAGAAATTGCGTTTACCAGCGGTTTAGGAAATCAATTTATTTATGATTATCCTCATCCATTAACAGGTGAACAATCTCCAATTGTATTATCAGGGGAATATTTACCTGTGATTGATAGAATCAACTTAGGTGGTGTTATTTATTCACAAGATGGGTCAAATGGTAGTATTGCCACAAACTTGTCTTGTTTTGAATCAATTGAAGTTACATGTGCTGATTGTTTAAATGGAAATTCTGATGACCCTATTTATTCATATGAATTTTCATTCGATGGTGCGATTGTAGGAACTCAAACACCACCGTTCCAAACTTGTTTGTCTCTACCATCTACAGTTAATCATATTGCTTGGGCATTCACAGGATTTGCGGCTTATGATAATATTAAGATTATATATAATGGAAATAACTACACACAACCAGTTATTTTAGCCAATTTTAACATAGGTAGTACCCTGATTCCAATGGGAACAATGTGGACAAATTACGAAATAGACGTTGCCGCCCCATCTTTTAGTAAAGTCACGTCATTAACTGGTTTATTAAGAAGTCCAGGGTTTGAAAATATTATTTTCCAAATTACCTCCCCATCAGGTGCGAGCAATTGGATTTTAAAATATGATTGTATGGAAACATTTGATTGTGAAAATTGTCCTCAAAATCAGGAAATTGAAAACAAGTATAAAATTGATTCAAGTAGTATAAGTACAACCTCATATGATGGTAATAATCAACCTATAGATTTTTCAGCATCTTGTTATAGTAAAGTTGTTTTGGGTATAAAAGTGTGTGATGAAGACTGTTCTACAGTATCAATACCTCAGACACTTTTCAATTATTATCCATATGCGTTTTCGCCTTACACGGGTCCTAAAGGTTATGCGTTATGTAATTTTCCACCAAATGACACAGTTTTATTTGGAGGTAATGAACAATTAACTTTAGATGGTTTAAAAACCATACAATTAAATCCTGGAAATCAACCATATAATTGTCTTTCATTATCTCAAACTAGCACAATATCTTATAACAAATATGTTGACGGTGATTATTGGATTATCGAGGTCACCTCAAACTCCAATATTCCAATCGATTATATGTACCAATCATACTTAAATGCGATGAATGAAATCTCATATTGCGGATATATGGATTGTAATCAAGATTTTCCAGGTGTTGTTGGGCAGACTTGTCCATTTAGTGGAGGAACGTCAATCAATGGTATACCATCATATTCTGACCCAACAGATTATAGATATTATAGAAGTATTGAATTTGGTATTCCTACCGCATCAGGTAATACTTTATGTGGGGAAATTCTTGGGGGAGATACTGGAGGTTCAACAGGTACTGTTGGCAATACTACCGACACGGCTTTAAAATTCCAAATCCACGTTTCAGCTGTAGTAACTACAGGAACAATGGATGGTTTAGAGTTTTATTTAAAAATTGAGAACTATGGATTTTTAGAATCAAATACATTCACTTGTTCTACTTCACCTAATTTTGGTATTAATATCATTAATTTTATAAATAATTCATATTACAGTGACGATGTTCAATTTACTTCACAAACAGGAGCAATATTTGAATCACCATTCACTACCTCAAGACGTGTTTATCTAACGTCATGTAATCCACGGGTTTCTTATAATATAGCAGGTTTGTTTGATACTAATTTAATCAGTAATGCCACATTGCCATTCTATTCTCAAAATGAAAGTTTACCTGAATTTTCTTCAACAACTTGCACTAATTTTGTAGGAATGTTTAATACGTATTTCCCCAATATAGTTGATTACTATATGTATAAATATAGACTTGAGATTATAGATAGTAACACAGTAGATTTTAACATTTACGCTTATCCTATAGTTAATGGTATATGGCAAAACACACCAATTTTGATTCTTACCTACGTAAATGGTGTGGTAACTTTTAGTGACCCAAACTATGTATATTGATATTACAAAAAAATAATTATTAAAAAAGGAGGTTATTTAACCTCCTTTTTAATTTATTGATATTTATATAAAAACTATAAATAATTGTATTTAGAATACACTATTAAAAAAATATAAGTAAATGGAAAGTCAAAATTATAATCCTCCTTTGGGATTTGTGTTAACCCCGTTTCCAACAAATACACCTACACCAAGTAACACTCCAACCCCAACTAAAACGCCTAGCAGCGGGTTCGTTAATCCAACACCAACTAATAGTCCTACAAATACTAAAACTCCAACTAATACTAAAACCCCTACTAAAACTTCTGGAATTACTCCAACAAATACTCCAACTAGAACAAACCGCCCTGCAGAAGAATTGGCCGAAGTAACAGTAGGACCAAACGGGTTCCAAGGACCAACAATTTATGTAAAAAACTTAACAAAAAATACCATTTATATATATGATGGTTCAAATGGTTGGACTGGATTAAACGTTAAAATAGGACAAACTAAAACCTTTCCATTAATAGAGTTTACAACTGGTATTATAAGAATTGACACCAATGCTGACTCATATCAAAGTTATGAAAGCACATGTTATAATATAAATTACAGACAAGGTGATAAATCAAATACATCATTTTTAGGAGATTACGTTTATTTTGAAAAAGTTAATTGTAATGAAGAGTTACCACAAGTTGTACTTAATAATACTTGTTTTTGTAATTCAGAAAAATGCGGAGTTGAACAAAATATAAATCAATCGGTAATTTCTTATACAACAATACAGTTATGTGAACAAAAAGAAAACACACCAAAAGGATTAGTTTATTTGGATACGGAAATTGACCCATCATTAGGTTTTCCGGTTACTTTTGACGTTTATTATAGCTCATTGTATCCTAACTCTCCTGATTTTACTTTCACATTAGATGATACCGATACGAGAATGTCAGATTTAGGAAGCTCTATTGATAATTCTATTTATTTGGACGGTACCGGTCCTAAGTTCATTTTTGTTGTAATAACGGCCGAAAATGGAGGTAAGTGGTCAACATCAGTATCTTGTGCCGATGATACTTCACCTTTAATATATAGTTACGAATTTTATTTGAATAACCCGAATAAATTTGTTTTAAATATTGAGTCTAATCCTTTCACAGGAACTGTTAATAGACTTGGCGGTATAAGTGATGGAACTTCATCATATACTGAAACTTTTTTAACTAATACGGAAAGTTCAGTCATATTTGATTTTGCAAATATTAATAAAAATAACACTCAATTTAAAAATTCACCAATAATAAATAAAAATGGTTTCACTAAAGATTTATTAGTTTCTGGAGCTTCTGTAAATACCATTGTTGAATTTGGTGATAGTATTTTGGTAGGTGGAGATTTTAATTATTATAATGATAGAATGGTTTGTCCATTAGTTAAACTAGACAAAAACGGAATCCAAGATTTAACTTTTTCAGATAATTTATATATAAGCGGAGAGGTTAAAACTATTTTATCCACAGATAAAGATTCGATATTTGTTGGTGGTGATTTAAAATCAAGCACATGCGATAGACACATTTTGTTTGTAGAACATGAAAATGTCATATATAACACTATACCAGGAGTGGTGTTACCAGGAGACCCGGCTGAAAAAAGATTCAATATAGTATCTTATAATATTTTAACCAATACGGCTAGAGTTATATTCGAAAGCGAAAATAATTTGCAAGCAGCGGTGGGTGAACAGGCGGTTGATATTGCACATACTTTTAATTATAATACAAATACAGGTAAGATTTGGATACTTTACAAATCGCCAGGAACTGGAACACATGCTAAAACAATATATGAGTATAACATTTTAAATTCTAACTACGATGTTTCAGAATTAGTAAGAACTATAACCATAGCCGAGCCTGAAGAGTTCGTAGGTTTAGGAAGAGGATTGGCAGTATTTGATAGCGAAAATTTGATATCAACATTATTTAACAGTTTCTATGATATTTCTTTTGTAAAAATTCCTATAAATAGCGTCGGAAATGTAACGGTAAATCCAATTCCAATAGAGGGTATAAATCCCGATATATTTTCTAATTACCCCGCAAACCCAAGATTTTACTCTGACGTATTAGTTACAGATAATAATACTATAGTTTACGCCTTTTCGGAGAGAGAGTCTTTAGGACAAAGCGCATATACAACTATTTATGAAATTGATATTGTAAGTGGGGGTGTAGTATTTTCAGCAACAACACCTGTGCAATATATAGATGATGGAGGTATTGACATTAGGTTAGAAGTTGGAGGGTTGTTTTCTTTTCAAAATTATTGGTATCTTACATTTACGCGTCATCCAAACGATTTTTATGACTCACCATCTAACAATGAGTTTATATTTAAAATTAATGACCCTAATATAGGATTTATTCCATTTGTTTATAATATACAATCAGCCAATCAATCAAACATAACTCATCATCCCCAAAGAACATTTGTCGGGGCATCATCTTTGAAGGATTGTAATATCTTTTCGTATTTAGTTCGACCTCCTGAACCTTGCCAGTGTTATAAATTCTATAATAGCGGAAGTACGGCTCAAGGTATGACATATGTTGATTGTGCATCAACAACTAAAAAAATTAAATTTAAAGGAACCAAAAAATTATGCGTTCAAAATGTATTATCTTTAGGAACAAATATTTCTCAAACTTTACTTGGTAATTGTGTTAATGGAAAATGTCCAATAACTCAAACACCATCAGATAACATTGTAAAAATAAATAGTTTAGGGCAAATAGATAATAAGTTCTTTAAAAATTCAGGTGAAGGATTTAACGGACCTGTAAATATAATAAAAAAATATATAAATAATACTATTATAATTGGTGGTAATTTCTCTCAATATAATGGTCAAACAGCTAGAGGTATCATTATATTAAATACCGATGGTACAATATATGACAATTTTGAAGGAGGGTTTAATTTATCAGGTCTGACGCCAAATGTTACTGGTATTGAAATATTATTAGATAATTCATTAATAGTTATTGGAGGAGGAGATAATCTAAGTTCGTGGATTACCTCATTTAAAAAACAACCAATTCCAACAAATATTGTTAGAATAGATTCAAGAGGTATTTTAGATACCAAGTTTTCAGCGACAACTGGTTTAGATGGCTCCGCATATTCAATAACAACTGATTGTGATGGAAAAATAGTGATTACTGGTGACTTTGATTGTTATGAAGACACCAATGGTAATAATTGCGGATTAAACAACGTATTAAGAATTAGTAATGAAGGTATTTGTGATACTGGATTTGCAAACGATTTATCACTTGACGGTCAGGTTAATGCTGTACTTTCTTTAACAAAAAATAGAAGTTTATGTAACTATTCAGTTTCTAATATTGAATACGTGGGTCCAACTAATCAATTTAAGATTTATTTTGAGCAACCATTGGATGAAAACATATCTTCAATTAAGGTTGAAAGACCAGGAGGATTCCAATTGTATTTAGTAGGTGAGAATTCTGAATATGTTGGAATTGAACCTGGAGATACATGGATACCTCATAATGTTGGGTTGACCGGTTATCTTTCTGAATGGGTGCAAACAATAACATTTATAGTTACTTTCACATGTGTAGATGGAATAACTTCAGTTAACGAGGTAACTTTTAATTTCCCTTGTGATTGTTATACCTTATATAATAGTGGAACTACCCCTCAAATAGTAAGTTATGTCAGTTGCATAACAGACCCTGAATATTTGACAACATATGCACCTTTACGTTCATACCCAACAAAAACCGTTAAATTTGTAGGTACCGAAAAAATATGTACAAAAAGATTAATAACAGTTGGGCCTAATGTTACATACGTAAACAATAGTGAAATTGTAGGGTCTCAAGATAGACAAATTTGTACTAATTTAACTGATAACCCATTTATTAATGAAAATATTAGATGTAGAAGTACAAGTGGTTCTAATCCATTAGTTTCTGTAAAAAAGTTAACAACTCAACCACAGTTACAAAGTTGTGAAGAAAAAACTTTGATTTTTGGAGGTTCATTTACTTCCCCTGTTGAAAATTTAGTTAAAGTTAGTTTAGGTTCTAATGAAAGACTTTATGAATTTCTGACTTGTGATGGTATTACCGGATTCACTTATGCTCCGGTAAATACTGAAATTGGTTCTATAGTTTTAGCCTATGTAAATAAAACTGAAGTAGTTTGTGGTACCATAGGTTCTGAGGTTACATCAGGAGACACTATAATCTATACTACTGATGCTAAAATAAAATATAGTAGTTGTACTGAGTGTTCAGAAACTTACCAAGTAAAATTATTAGTTAGAGAAAAAGGAAAACAAGATAGAGTGTTCTTAAAAGGAATGGATAAAACTCAAATAGATAAAATTTTATCTGATGGGCCAATATTCTCAACTGGAGGGCCTGAAATATATGAAATTTTAGATTATTGGTTGGGTTCGAGCGTTGTAGGTTCAAAGTCATTAAGTTTTAGTGCAATAACTCCTACTCCGTCGTTTACTCCAAGTTCAACAGTCCTAAGTAATTGCCCGAGTTTAACCGGTGTTACTATTTCTGATATTGAAATATCAGGAGGTGATTATAGATTCGTTAATAATGAATCTGGATATGATTTAATACAAATAACATCAACATATCAAATTATAACCTCCATAAGTAACGGACAAAGTACTATCTTACCATTATCTTATTTTGAAAATAATACCGCGATTTTTGCAATTATTACTTATCCACAAAATTTCTCTTGTGTATATTGTATTGATATTTTAACAAATGAACAAGTAACTTGTAATTTTGTAACTCCCACCCCAACACCAACAAAAACCCCTACTCAAACAATACCAACTTTATATCCTGATTGTCCAATATATTATATTCTTAACAATAGTTTGTATTTGTTTAACCTACAAAATTCAAACAGTTATTTGATGGAGCCTAATTTCATTTATAATTCGGCCACAAAATTCACATTGGCTGAAAATAGTTTATATTCAGTCAAAAATCTGACATCTAACGGAAACATTTTTGCAACCCAAATAACTAAATATAATTTAACAAGTCCTCCATTAAATGTTACATTCTCTGATACATTTGATATTAGTTCTACTGATAATGCAACTTCGATTTTTGCAATAAGTAACAACATAATATTTGTTTCATATTATGAAGGCGTTAATTTCATATCAACAAACAATTATATTAGACAATATACATTCCAAAATGGTGTTTTAAATAATAGCTTAACAACTGATTTAATAACGTTACCGGTAAATCTATTAATAATAGATTTTATTATTACTTCAACAAATAAAATTTTAGTTTTAGTAAAAAATACATTTAACAATTCTTACTATATAAATCAATACGACTATACTAACCCTAACGGCAATTCATCAGAATTAAGTATCTATATTTCATCAGATAATGAAATTTCAGTAACTTCAATTTTTGAATTTAGTGGTCAATTGTATTTTACATATGTTGATTATAATACCGAGTGGTACGTTCAATTGGTTAAAAGTGTTAGTTTAAACCCACCTTACACAATTAGCACAGCCGCTTCTAATTTTAATGGTATATCTTCTGATTATTTTACATTATATTCTTGTTCTACTATTAATTTTATACAACCAACACCACAGCCTTCTACAACCCCTACTGAAACAAATGGGTATACAGCTGCAACTCCAACCGCAACCTCAACTAATGTACCGACTAAAACTCCAACTAAAACTAAAACACCAACAGTAACTAGAACAAACACTTCTAATTATGTTTCACCAACACCAACTAAAACCGGTACCCCAACTAAAACTAAAACTAAATCACCAACCCCTACAAATACTCCTACTAAGACTTCAACGACTACAAACACAAAAACCCCATTTAACACACCAAATCAAACACCATCAATAACTCCAACCAATACAGTAACAAAAACTGTAACAAAAACTCAAACACCTACAAGAACCCCATCTAGAACTCCAACAAATACTCCAACTAGAACAAATACCCCAACTAGAACAAAAACTTCAACAAATACACCTACAATAACTCCAACTAATACCCCAACTCCAACTAAAACAGTAACACCTTATAATACTCCAACAAAAACATCTAGTGTTACTCCAACAAAAACTAAAACACCTACAAGAACACCATCAGTTACCCCATCGGTTACCGTTACTAAGACAGTAACTAGAACAATAAGACCTACCGCAACTCCAACTTTAACATCTAATTTACAGGTTATTTTTGAACCATGTTGTAGTTCAATATCTAATGAGATATTCGCATTATACCAAATACCACCTTCAGTTTTCGAATATTTAACAGGTGGAACTATTTGGGAGATTAATAGTAGTGGATTTATAGGATGTGCAAAAGTTTCAACGTCTGGAACATCGTTGTACAATTACATATTCAATGGTATTAATGGACCTATTCAATCTTGTGATTCAGGTTCTTGTTTCACCGATTGCCCTAAGGATACTCCAACTCCAACAAAAACTCAAACTCCTACAAAAACCCCAACTCAAACTCAAACCCCAACAAACACTCCAACAAAATCAATTACTCCAACAAACACTCCAACAAAATCAATTACTCCTACAAAAACAAAAACTCAAACTCCTACAAGAACTCAAACTCCTACAAGAACTCAAACACCAACTGTTACTAAAACTCAAACACCTACAAGAACTCAAACCCCAACCAATTGTTCTGACACACAAATAATAACTTCGGCAACCACCCCATCCTCACAATCAATTGTAAATTTAACAGGAGTTACGTATGGTACTTATACAATGATGGGAACCGTATTCCATAGTCCATTTAATTTAAATGGAACGAGTCCTAATAATGATTACCTATATCTTTCAACTACCCCTGTTGTATGGAGAAGAGCTAATTATACTAATGGTCCTTTAAACAGAACTGGAAAATGGAGTACTGATTTAAATTTCCCTATTAATACTTGGTTAGGGTATAGCGTATGTGTTAATGCACCTGAAACAAAAACATACTGGATTGGTTTGGGAGCGGATAATAATTTTAGAATTGTTGTCGATGGTACTGATATTGTAAACACAATCAATGGACCTTATGATGGGTTGTATGATAACGATACTAACATTTCATTTATATATTGGCATGTTTACCCTGTAACTCTTGGTGCTGGAAATCACGTAATAGAATTATACGGTTTAAATAGAGATAATTTAAGTATAGCGTCTTTTGGATGTGAAATTTATAATAATACAATTGATGAATTAACGGGAGCAACTACCGTATCTGACTTGAATATATTATTCTCTTCTAGTGGGCAAACAAGTGCAACCACCGTTCAAAATATATCTGGACAATATTTGTCAAGCGGATATACATGTCCTACAGGTTATATTTATGACCCATGTAATTCAAATTGTTATACAATAACAAATCCTTGTCAACCTGGACCATTACCATCTGTTACTCCGACAAAAACTAAAACTCCAACTCCAACAAACACACCAACAAAAACAAGGCCTATTGTTTATACCGGCTTTTCGGCATGTGACCAACCTATTTATGTAAATTCTCAACCAGGAATTCATGAGTATTTAATTATATTAGGAAGTGGTATTGGCGTAGTTCAGTTAAATTATAACTCTTATAGTATACCTGATAGCTATCAACTTATTTGGAACGGAAGTACGGTAATTGACACCGGATTTAGAGGAAGTTCAACTTATAACTCTCAACTGAATTCATTAGGATATCCTGATGTTGAAGGAGCGGGTAACGGGTTCGTTACATTTGATAAAACAGTTTCATCTCCAATTACGAATACGGCTATGTTAATTGTTAATTCACCAATAGAAGCGGCGTTATGGAGTGTTACTGTAAATTGTCCTAAACCATTCCCGTCCCCAACACCTACCAAAACTAAAACTCCAACCAATAGTAAAACTCCAACTAAAACCCCAACACCTACTAAAACTCCAACACCTACACCAACAAATGCAACCATACCACCACTTACGATAATTTATACATTAACTGACCCTAATAATCAAAATTTAAAGGGTGTTATAATAAAATAAAATAAAAATTTAAAAAACAAAAAAATATGCCATTTATTTATACATTTAGTACAGGTTCTACAGAGGTCTATGACGCATCTGATTATAGCGGTGTTGATACATTACAAGCGGTTAGTGGGGGTGACATAAACCTAATTAATTCAGTTTACAACATCAATTACCAAAAAATATTTGCAGGGCCATCTGCTAACTTTACAGGTTTAACTATTTATGATTCAGGTAATACTAAAACAGTAATAAACGTATCTGGGTCCACTTTTGGAATAGCTGTCGATAATACCAATGATTTGGTTGCATTAATTGATGTATCTGGCGTATTTGATAATGTTGTTAAAGTTGTAGACGCATCTACAAATACAGTTGTAAGTACGATTGATGTTGCCACCAGTTATAAAGGTGATATAGCATCAGATAATAATGGTTATTGTTATGTAGTCGGGGGTCACAGTGATGTTATGACAAAGGTAGATATTATCAGCGGTGTGACTGCAGATACTATTAATATTGGGGATGGGGCGGTTCTTAACAGAAAAGTCATATATAACACAAATAATAGTTTTGTTTACACTTGGACACCTACCGTTAGAATTAGAGTATGGGACCCTTCTGGATGGGGTAATGAGGCCAATATAAATTTGACTGGAAACACCCCATTTTTTGTTTTTAATCCTGACAAAGATTATATTTATGTTGGAAATGTAACAGGTGGTACTAATGACTTTGTTATTACGACAATTAGATGTGCAAATAATACAATACTCAGTGAAAACCTTATTTATTCCGGAGCAGTTATAGGTGGTGGTGGTGATACTGGAGTATTTGGATTTTATTCAACAGAGACACAATATTTATATGTAGGAGACTCAGAATCTGATAGTATTTTAGTCTTAACAACATAAAAAAATTAAAAAATAAAATAAAATGGCAGATATTAATCCAATTTATTATTACGGTGACATTGCCGGCGCAAATGCCCCCCTGTCAGCCGGAACCCCAAATGTAATATGTTTAGAGCAATGTGACCAATCAGTTGTATCAGTTGCACCTCCTCATCCTGTATGGACAAACTTAGGTGGAAAGGCGGTGGTCATGTTAGACGCAGTTGTTTTGGGAGGCCCATTTGGTTTAAACGGATAATTAATTATGAAGAAAGTAGTTAGATTAACAGAATCAGAATTAATTAACGTTATTAAACGTATTATCACAGAAGGTCAGTCTGAAATTGATTCAATTTTGGATAAGATAAACCGTGTTGGATTTGAGGGATTAACCCCAAAAGAACAATCTTATCTTAGACATTATTCTGAAACTGGTGAATTTAAAGATGATGAAGAGCTTGTAACAAGGTCTCAATCATTTGATTATGAACATAAGTTTTCAAATAAAATAGATGGAGTTGATATGACCTTCAAATATGAGTCAACTGAGGATACTCCTGATGAAATGATTCACAGTGGTTATTTGGAAATTAATAACGATGAGTTCTATGGTGAAATTTATTGTGACACAGATGGAACGTACTCAACATGTAATTTTGAGGATGGCGACGGTGTAAATTTATTTGAAAAATATGAAGGTTTGGAACATGAGGTTGAGTATTTTTTAGATAATGTATGCGAAGAAATAAAAGGAAACGAAACGGTTTAAAATGAAAAACAACAAACTAGAAAATCTAATTAAAAAAGTTTTAGAAGAACAAACTTCTGATAGATACATGTTCTTTTCTAATTTAGAACAAATAAGAAGACAATGTGATATATTGTTAAGTGAAAATAGAGATGAAATTGATTCTATTTTGGACAACGGTCACGATTGGGCTCAAGACCATATTGCCGAGGCAAAGAATAATATGGACCAAGTATTTGATTTTTTAATGAACGAAACTTCTGATGAAAGTGATTTAGATGACCAATCAGATGAAGAAGAAATGGTTATGATGGAAGGTCGTAAAAAAGCGGGTACAAAATTGTGCTCAAGAGGTTACGCTGCCGCAAAGGCAAAGTTTAAAGTATTTCCCTCAGCATATAGCTCAGGCTACGGAGTTCAAGTCTGTAAAGGTAGAATGCCAGGATTAGACGGTAAAAAACGTTGTTCACCACCATATTGTGGTTCAAAAAAGAAGAAATAATTCTTCTTTTTTTTAACTTTTTGTGTTTACCCATATATTTATAAATATGGGCACACAAAAAAAATGTAAAATTTGTAATGAAGTAAAATTTTTGGACGAATTTTATAAATCACAAAGAGGTTTAAGATGTAAAACGTGCGTATTAGAATCAACAAGAGAATATAAAAGAAGCAAAAGGAAAGATTCCGAATTTAGAAAAATCGAAGGTCAAAAACAAAAGGAAAGAAGAGTTAGACTTTGGCAAAATACACTAATAAACGATTCTAAACACAGAAATATAGAAAATACATTAACTGTTGATGATATAAATGAAATGTTTGAAAATCAAAAAGGACTTTGCTATTGGTTTAAAATACCATTAATCCCTTCAAGTAAGTCTAAACACCCCCAACAACCATCAATAGATAGATTAGATAGAAATAAAGGTTATACGAAAGATAACGTAGTTCTTTGTTGCTACTCTGCAAACATAGGTAGAAATGAAAATGATTTAGAAACTTGGATTGAATTTATTAGTCTCTTGAATTTTAACAAATTATCCTTATTATTAGATAATGAATAAGAGTAAATTAAAGGATTATATCTTTATTTTTGCCATTATATTACTTTTGGCATATATTTTCTTTTTGAAAGATAATTTTAAACATAAAGTTGAATCAACTAAAGAGGTTAATACATCACATCAAATTAACCAATTAAGAGATTCTATTAGTATACTAAGATTATCAAATAGAGAATTATTACTTTCATTTTTACAAAGAGAACGTGATTATCAAGATGAAACTATAATAAATTATGAGACAAATATTACAAAAGTCACTCCTTCTATTGGTACTTATGTTGACCATGATAGGGACAGGATTTGGTCAGACTATACGTCCCAAGAGGATAGTGTTCCAAGGGGACACTGGGATATTCTTAACCAAAAGACAGGAGGGAGAAGTATTAAAGAGATTAGCGTTGAGGGATTCTTACAAAAGTGAGATAGACTCGATTTTCAAATACTCAAGTGATTGTACAGACGCTCTCTTATTATCAAGAGATGCGTTTTTTGGTTTATTTGATAACTACAAAGATTTGGAAGAAGAGGCGATGAATTCTGCATTAAAAAATCAGAATTTGGAAAGCCAATTAGAACAGGCTCAAGAAAAAATATCACAAGAACAAAAAAAGAAAGTCAGGTGGAAAAGGGCAACGGTAAGTACTAGTATTGTCGCTGTTGGAGCCGTAGCCGCGGTTGTTACTGGAGCGTGGTTACCTGCATTAGCCGTTGGAGCGGCAGTCGAGTTAGGTTATATTTTAACACCTAAAAAAAATAAATAATTTTGTGGGATTGGAGTTTTGTCGTATATTTGTACCACAAAACACCTAATATGTTAAAAAAGTTAATAATCCGCTACAAGTTATTTCTCAGAAAAATAAATAGATTTACATCTATGGAATCTGAGTTATCGAAAGTTAACACAAGTCAATGTACATTTATTTGTCGTAAATTAATTCATGACAAAAATTCAGAATTGTTAATTGCGCCAATTTCTGAAAAGATGTATATTAAAAACCAAGAATTAGGTATATTCATAACTAAAGATGGACACGAGGTTACAATTACTAACCACACCTATAGTTATTTCATTAAATTGAGCCCAAATCAATCCGAAAAGTTAAACAATTTCTTCTTTAAAGAAATGGAGATTAGGGCTAAGATTATGGAACGTGAATTAGAAGGTCAAATTAAACACTCTTTAGATAAGATATTCACAACTATAAGTTCGTATGAATCAAAGACCGTTGTTTAAAACCGTATTGATAAGTCTCTTGATTTGACTCTCAGTAAGTTTAATTTGTTCGTTTTGTTTTTTTGGTTTGTATGAAACCATAGTTGGTGAATTACCAGTTCCTGATTTTGGGTTACTTTTTTCGGCTTTTCTTTTTTGTTGACAAGCGGACCTTTTTTGAGCGTCTGTCATTTTAGAGGCAACACCCGCAGCTCTGCATTTTGGATAACCCTTAGAATCAGCATCAGGTCTACCACAAGGCGGATGACCACCACCTTCTTTTTTACGACATATATTAACCCATGGACCCTTTGGTTGTTTACTTCCTTTAGGTTTCTTTTTAGTACCAAACCATACCCCTAAATCCTCTAATACAGTACTTTCAGTAATCTCAATCCATTCATTAAGTTTACCAGGTGTTGGGTTAATTATATCTCCGTCATCGTCATTAATAGTGGGATGATTTTTTTTATAGTTAGATATTTTATTGGATTTTTTTTCCATTTTTTTAATCTTTTTTTTAGGTTCATCCATGTGTCCGTCTAAACTATCATAGTTTAACTCGGCATTGTCGTATTTTGAAACTTGAATTGAAAATGGGGATAATTGATTTTTATCAAATTTTTTTAATCCTGGTTGTAACGGTAAACTGTAAGAACCTCTACTACCACTTTCAGAAGTGGCCTCTTTTAAGTATTGTATAATTTTATTTTTTAAATCCATTAACAATGTGTTTTTTATTGACTATAATTATAAATATCTAATTACAGTAAAATGGAAAATAGTGAAAACAAAGAATTTGGTAAATTATTTAACTCAGTTTCATTAATAAGTGAGGAACATTTGGAGTTAATATTAACAACAATGTCTCAAAAAGAGGCAATTTATCTATTGGTACAAGCGGTTAAGCATGCCCATCATTTGGGTACTTATTCTATAGGAGAAACTGAGGTAATATCTAAAGCAATACGAGTTATTTCGAAAAGTACTGAAGAACCTACCGAAAATAGTTAAACCTACGCAGTTGTTTGTGGGTTAACAGTAGACTGTACTGGTTTCTGTTCAGGATATGCGTTACAAGCGGTATAAACAGAATCATCTCTAACTAACATATCATTTTTCATACAATTTCTAAGAGCGTCACATAGCGATTGACTAGCAACACTTTTAGAAAATGGATTTATTGGATTGACAGCTCTACCTATCGTTCTACACATTTCTTTATCGGCCTTACCTTGTTGTTTAACTTTATCCGCTTCTAATTTCGCCATTTCAATCGCCTGGGTGGCATCGTATTGTGTTTTAATGTCTTTGTTCAAATTGGATAAAGGAGATGTTGTTGGAATCTGAAGTTTAACATCTGTATTAGTTGGTAACTCCAATTTCACGTCTCTTGTTGCCATTGGGGTAATCGCTTCTTTACCTTTTTGAGATTGTTTTCTTTGTTCTATATCACTAATCGCTTGAGTTATTGCTGAATAAGTCATTTTACCAAACTTACCGTCAGCACCTGTCTTACCTAAATCATGACCTAATTCAACTAGTTTATTCTGAACATCAATGAGAGTTACTGGTTTTTCCGCAGCTTGTTCTAAAACAATATTTTTTTGAGAGTATAAACTCACTATTTCATTTTTATCTTCTTCTGTTAAAATAAATCTTTTGTTCATTTTTTTTATATTATTGAGAGAGTTTATCCATTATCGCTTTTAATGTTTTTGGTCCTAAAATTCCATCAACTTTTTCCACCCCTACCTTAGTTTGTAAATCTTTAATTCTTGTAACATTTGGATTTTCTTGGCCACCTTTTAAACCACCAGTTCCATCTGTTTCTGTTTTGGTCTGAACTTTAAAAATTTCATCATTACAAGTATAGTTCATCATGGTTCCATCAGCAAGACGCTTACGACCATTATTAAAATAAGTTTCACCATTAATTGTATAAACTATAGAACCGGATGGATTTTTTACTTGTTTAGCGTTAGGATGATTAATAACACATTGGTAATTATTCCATTTTTCTAATTGGTCCCTATCCGCAACAACAAGTTGTTGTTCTTTATCTAATACCCCACATAAATCGTCAAAGGCTTTTTGAACCGCAGATTGAAAATTTTCCCCAAAGTATTGAATATTATCCTTATTAGTTCCAAACCTTTTTGAATCACAGTAATAATAAACATCTCCGGTTAAGTTCTCTAAAACTATACCAGTCAAGTCATCAACCAATTGATACGGAATACCCTTTGATATTAAAAATTTAGAGGAACCTTTAACAAATTTAGTACCTTTGTTTAACTTTAATTCACGGTTCATAGTACCATCCGCTCGTTCCATTTCTAGGTAGTTATTCAAAATTAAAGTTTTAGCATTTAAATCCACCTCAACCCAATTTCCAGTACCGTATGATACCTCATTAATCAAATAATGATTTTTAGTTGCTGACTCGTGAAGACCTATTATTCTATTTTTTTCTTCTTCTGTTATTACAAATAAATTTTTCATGAAAAATATTTTATTATAAATATCATAAATCCTCAAAATATTTCAAGTTGACTATTTGAAATTTGATGGTTCTTTTATATGTGTTTATTTCCCCACTACTTTCAACTTTCATATCGACAAAATATTCATTTGGTATTTTATCACGAGTATCAAATATGAAATAATATTCGTTTGGAGTTCTATTTAGTTTTGTCCAATCCTGTACTTGAACTTCGGTTTGACCTTCCCTAACATAAACTCGGTAATAAGCGTCAACGTTTGGTAATAGTTTTTGAGTGGTATAGGCTTGTTTTATTATAACACCTACTTTTCTAATGTCTGTATTATAAATCTTTTCATCTTGTTTTAATCCATAGAAATCAAATCCATATAATTTTGGGTCTTGAGATTTTGGTCCAATTTGGATTGATTTTTTCATCGGGTATACCGAAAAAGTGTTGGTCACATCACCAATATCAAATCCATTTAAAATTAGATTTGTCCATTTGTCAGTAAACATACATGGAGTTTTATAACCGGCTAAAGGAGGTAATGTGATTTCATAAACACCCTTAGTTCTTCTACACGAAGTTAAACCTGTTAATCCAACAATACCTCTACCATAAGGGTCTAAAATTGATACAGTAGGATTGACATCCAAATTTATTGGATTTCCATTATCGAATAGATATAGATATAATTTATTAACTTTACCTAATACAAATTCATTTCTATCGTCTTGAATTAAATCATCATATGTTGTTTCCAAAAACGGTTCGTAAAAAGTTTGGGTGTGTCTTGTAAAGAATTGAGTTTCATATGCATCGGTTAAACCTTCTAAATTCTCAATTTCGGGTACGTATGCAATTCCCCATCCTGAAACACCACTTAATGAACCATTTAAAATTGAATTAATTTCATTGGTCATATCAAAACTAATGTTTTCATTACCAAATTGAAAATGTTGTGTGTCAATAATGGTCAATCCGCTGTAATTAACCGAACCCTGATTTTTGTTATTGTAAATTCCTGACTCAGACCATAAATCAATAGTGGTTCTTTGATACCAATTGGTAGGTCTTATTGAGTAAGATTCATCAAATTCACTAAATTCGTAAACCAAATCCCCGTAATCATATCCAACACCCTCATCCCAAATTTGGTTTGTAGGTATTCTAAATAATATTAAATCAAATGACGTTGCTCTTTTTCTGTTTTGTGATGTGTTTTGGTTTAATAAGTCGTCACCACCAAAAAACCCTGTATTTGTCATTCTTAAAACATGTCTAACACTATCATTACAATCTAATGTAATGACCCCATCGGTAACTTTTTCCTTCAATAAAGACAGGTCTAAATCAAAAATAAATCGGCTGAACCCTTGAGGATATTGACTAATGGTGGTTGACCCATAGAATAGTTCTGTAACAGGATTTCTTCCCGTGTTAACATAACTTCTATATATAATGGTATCGTTTTTACTGAAATAAGAATTATTAATTGACATTAAAATGTTTTATCAATAAATATCAATTGATTCTGATTTCTTGATTCAGAATAGTATTTTCAGCATCGGCAAGTAATTGGTCTATCTCTAAAGTTGTTTGTCCGTTACCTGATGAAACAGGTACTGGAGGACTTGGAGCCACAGGATGAACGTGACCTTTAACAAATTCAAATATCTTCCTAAGTAGTTTAATTAATTCATCACCTCTAACTGTTGGGTATGTTTTTTCTTGTATTCCACCAGGTTTAGTAAATTCAATATCGGGTATACCATATATGGTATTTGTTAAATCAATTCTTCCTTTAGGTCCTGTAATATTATGAGATAATAAATATAGTTTTTGTCCTCCCAATACGGAATAAGTAACCGGACTAGAAAAAACATCAATTTTAGTATCTTGTCTTCTGTTAGTTTTAGTAGAAGGACCAATAGTTGGGACATTATTTGTATTATTTGATACGACAAAACAACCCGTTTGAAAATTGTTTGATTTAACTTTAATCCCTTTTTGTAATTTGAAATAATTAACACTTTCTTGAACGTCACTTGGGTCAACATGTTCTGATAATGTTAGACCTTCTTGATATGTAATTTTAGATGGAGATACCGCAAACGGAAATCTATCGGCATCTTGGAAATTAGACCTACTATTTACAACACTATCATTATATAACACAGTACCATCAAATACACTATCTATAAATGTATTAAATGTATATATTACCTCCTCGATTGTTTTATTTGAAAACCTAATACCCTCTATTTCATTCCCATAATCGGTACCTGAAGTTAAAGTACTAATTGACCCCAATTTAAAATTATCAGTGGTTGCACTTGTAGTCTCTAACATTCTATGGAGTGTTATACTACCTGAAAAATTATTGGCCGAGTTTCCTAATACACCACTATCAATATTCCAAATTATAATTCTTTTTAATTTAGTTATAACTTTACTAACATCAAAACTGGTTTCAGTTTCCCCTTGGACTGCGGATGATAAAAAATTAGAAAGTTGTAGAAAGGCTCTGCTATTTTTAGATTTAGGATAATCTTGAGGTGTTAAGTCACTAGTGACAGTTTTACCTGCTCTTATTAAAACCTCCTCAGGTTTAACAATAACATCGGCACTACCCCTACCTAATAAAGCGTTATCTCCTGGCTCGGGAAATATTCCGGAACTTACATCATCATTATATACGTTAAAATTATCTTTTAAATTAATACCTAATTTATATCTATCGCCCGCCGATAAAATAGATTCAGATGAAGGTCTAGTCTCAAAATCAGAATTCATTGGGGACGAAAAAGGTCCTTGAATATAGAACTGATTACCAAATAAAAACTTTTTATTTTGATAAATGATATGGACATATTCCCCTTCATCAGGAACTTGACTTATGTAGAACGGTAATAAAGGTAAAAGTATAAAAATGTCATTTTCTCCCCACCAAAACTCTGTTTTTAAATCTTTCTCATCATCACGTAAATAAGTTTTATCAACAGATTTTAACATCTCAGAAACATATTCACTGTAAATGGGTTTTGCTCTTACCCTACCTAACATTTTAGGGTCATACCTACTTATTACCTCACCAGGAAATATTATTTGATGTTCATTATTTTTATTTATGTTCATTTTGTTTTGGTTCTATCTTGATGTTCTGATAAAAGTTTGTTGTATAAAACTTCTAATTTATCTAAATGATTAGTTAATTCTATAATTCTTTCTTTAGTAAAATTAAAATCTTTTTGAATAAAATCCATCGCAAATGTTAAATCCTTATTTGATGACGATTTATATTCTTTTATAATCCTACTTGTTTTTTCCGAATCTTTCATATCAATCATAGTTATATTTTTTTACCAAAGGCGGATGAAGGTACAGTTAATCCGGCGGGTGTTATCGCCAAAGGGCCTATGGCTATTTGAACTTTTCCATTTTCAGCTTCCTCGACTGACATGGCTTTCATTTGACCCAACATACTTAATACGGTTAGATTAGGACTACCATCTGGCATAGGACCGGTAGGGATACCCATTTTTTGTAATTCTTCTATAGTTCCAATAAACGCTCTTGTAGAAGAATAACCATCCAAAAGTCTACTAGCGAGAGCTAACGGTAAAGGAATTTCTCCTCCCCATCCGGTTGTTGCAATTTGTAATAAACTAAGTAATTCATCAACAACACTTTTACATTCCCTCCAATCCCTAATAAATTGAGCTACCGTTATTAATAGTTGAATCAATTTTAAAATCATTATAATTCTTTTGTCGACCTTTTCTCTAGCCAAATCCAATACGATTTGTTGAATTAAATTTTTGATATCTTTTTTAATTATATTAAATAATTCTTTTACAAAAATTGCCCCCACCTTAGAGATAAAATCTATCGCTCTACTTTTAAATTCTCTTAAAAAGTCCATCAGACTATTAATTCTATCATCAATATTATTACCGATTGATTTTAACATTACCATTATTGGAAGTAGTATTTTTGGTACCATCATTCCTGAAACTAATCCTTGAGAGATTAGTTTAATAAAGTTGAGATTAACCGATGCTTGTATGTTTCCTCGTAAACCAATTTTTGACCACTCGGGATTATTAATTAAAGAATCTGTCACATTGTTTGCGGCATCAACTAAATTATCGTCAGGTATGAAATTCATTTGGTCCAATGAATCTATAATAGACGAGGCATCCACAGGTAGTTTTACATCGGTACAGTCCAAATATTCAACAACTCCTTTTTTAACATTCTCAACTTCTTGTTCGATTGTTCTTAAATCCAAATCAGTGAATTCAAAAAAAGATTCATCAATATTATCTAATTCACCTATTTTAGCAATTCCACTAACATCAATTTGTTGTTTATTATCAAAACACAATCCCAAAATTCTTTGTAATATCCTCTCAAACTTTTTTTGGTCAGTAACCTCAACAATACCTATGTTTGCTTTAATACTTATAGCGCCACTTAATGAGTTCATTATTTGAGCCATCGTTACATTAAAATCAAAGATTTTAATTGATTGAAAATAATCAACCATGAATTCTTTAACTTTATTTATTGATGAATTCCTATCCTGTAAAGTAACTTTGAAATAGGGTCCCGTCTCTCCAATTGCGTTAGTTTCAACATACTGAATATCAAACAAATCTTGACCTGATGCTCCCTTATAATATGCTCCATAATCACCAAAATACGAAGACGAACTCTGAATCCTATTCCAAAGTTCACGGTTCATAGAAAATGGATATAACTGTGGAGCATTTGCCGGTTCTTTCTCATATAAAATTTTTCCAGGTTTTTCTAATGGGGTGTAGTTAAGTAAAATTTTACCAATATCTATTGAATTAACCTTTATATAAATGTCTTGTGCAACATACTCTTGGTCTTGGTTACACCCAACCATGTTAAAACTTTCCTCTAAAAGTAACTCTTTAATTTGTGGTTCACAATTTTTTAATGCTCTAATTAATTGTTTTTTTAAATAATTGACTGTGTTTGAACCATATGGAGACGATAAATTATTTATGTCTAAAAGTTGGGAAAATTGGGTTTTGACTTCTCTTTGATATCTGTTAACTTGGTTTTTAACATCATTTAAAGAAGTCGTAACATCTGACTTATTCTGTTCAAAACTATCACCCGCCTTTTTTGTTATGTTATCGTAATCAGTTTTTAATGAATTATACGATTTATTGGCCTTGATTTTATCTTGAACCTTTTTATAGTCAACATTTACATCAACTGATGCCATAATAATTATTTTTTCATTTTATATGGTTCATCCATTTTAGATAAATCCTTCTCCATTAAACTTTGAATTACCTCATCGTCAACATCTATATCTGATAAGGTAAAAGATTCTTTAGAAGCGCTAGTTTTTTCCCAGATACTTGACTGTAATTTTGATAAACTTAGTTTTTTCTCAACACAATCATTTATGATTTTTTGTTGTTCTTTAATGATAGGACCAAGAACTGTCATGTCCTCGGTCTCCTTCATTAACGAAAGCATTTTGTTTTGAATTCTAATAGCGGTATTTCTTTGTTCTACTAATTCATTGTAGATTTCTTGCATAAGAGCAAGTATAGATTCTTGAGTTAAATTAATTTCTTTTTTTTGTGGTCTGGCCATGATAATAAATATCTAAACGTATTTTTTATTTTAACATACCTTGAACCAACCCATAATAGATAACTTTATATTTTTTCATAGAGCTTCTAATTTCTTTGGTACTCAAATTAGTCATTTCCCTAAGTGATAATAAAATAATATTTTTATTAAACTTATTATTTGAAGTCCCTATGAATATATCATCATAATTTTGAAAAATTTCATATAAAGCGTGACCTAATTTTAACTCATTTTCATTTAATGTTTCATCCTCAATTAATAACTCTATTTGAGTTATAAAATTTTTGATAATCGTTTCTGAATCCAATGAATCATTATCAATACTGTATGAAAAACTCGGGTTATTTTCCAAATCAGTTGAGATGTCTTCATAAGATATCTTTCTGTTCATATCTTTTTGGTCTTTTATAATTTGACCCATAAGATAATTTTTACAGATTGTACCAAAATATGAATAAGCCTTTTTTTCTTTAGCCGGCTTAAACTTATCTATTTTGGTCATTAAAAACGAGTGTGTATCAATATGAATTTCTGTAAAATTCATATCTTTTCGGTAAAGTTTATATCTCCTTATTATCGAAGATATCATCTTATCTAAAGGTTTTCTTAGGTATTCGTTATAAATTTGGTTTTTCTCCTCAAATGTATCGGCGGATAAAAATCTTATAACCGCCATTTCTTCTCTTACATCAAAGTAGTTCGCTTGTTTTGGTTTCCTTCCTTTCTTCTTCAACTCGATATTTGCAGTTCCATCGTTGTTGAATTCTTCGGTCATCAAGAATTGGTTGACTCATATTTTATGGCTCTGTCATTGATAAAGAAATATTCCTTTTTTGCCGATTCTATCCAAAATTTAACTTCGTCCTCAACTAAACTTGTCTCACCATTCTTGTAGTTCCAAAAAATAGAACCTGTTCTAAAATTTGTATGTTTATAACCAATCTTTGGTATGGTCATAATTTTAACTGAATTATACGTCATTCTTAAAAAGAATTCATATCCAAATGTCAGCTTAAATGATGGTTTCATCAAACCGTAATCTACGAAGACACTTTTCTTAATTACCATACCTGAAGTTTGGAAATTTTGGAATTGATGTAATGTATCGTTACTTAAATAACCAATTTCTGAAGTCATATTAAGTGCGAAAGTTGCTTCATTGGTAAAACCAACAAATAAACCTTTTTCATCGGTGTCAATCACAACCGGTAAAAAAGCATCAACGTCTTTATAAATTTCCGAGTATTTTTTTACATTTTTAAACCAAATAGATGAATACTCATCGTCAAACTCAAATAGTGAAATCCATTGGGACGAACTAGACCGTACCCCAAGATTTATTTGTTTTGCATAATTAGGTTCATCGTTCCATTTAACTTTGAGTACATTTAAGTCTCCAAAATCAAACGAATTTAAAAATTCAACCAAAGACGTTTCATCCGAATGAACTATAACTAATTCATTTATTTGAACTTTTTGATTTTTTATAGATTCCACACATTTTTTAAAATAATCATCAAACCATGGAGCTGAAGATGATTTTATTGGTAATATTACTGATACGTCAAATTTTTCCATAATTTTAAATTATTCAACAGTTATAAGTTTATTTAATTGTTCTTCAAATGAAATAAGTCTGGTATTGATAAACCCTTCAAATAAAGAAACTGACCTTTCTTCAAAATATTTTTTTGTTGGTAGATTTTCAACCGTTTTTAACATTTCTGTGTAAAGTTCTTCTTTCACGTTATCCTCTAACCAATTTTGTAAAAAGTCGGCTATAAAATCAACCATTTGAATTTTGTTATTTACCCATAAACCATTATCAGAGTTCATCCATTGTGGTACTAAGTTAGGAGTTAGTCCTAACACAGGGACTCCACATTTCATTGATTCTAACGGGAAAGTACCGTAAGCACTAGTTTCGTCAATCCAAACCGATAAAAAACAATCTTGGAATGTGTTGGCAAATTCTTTTTCAGGTAATCCTCTCATGTCTTTAAATGTTATCCATCTATACTGCGGAAACTTAACATAAAAGTTTTTAATTAAATTGATACTATCTCTATGTTCTCTAGAATGAATGGCTATAATTGGCTTAGGTGGGTATTTTTGAGACACAAAATTTTCTGAAATATATGGAGGTAAAATATCATAAGAGACATTTCTCATAATATTTTCCAAATATTCTTTTTGGGTTTCCGATGTTGTAACACACTTATAAAAACCTAATTGGTTCCAATTTTCGCCTGGCTGTAATGTTTCCAATACATGGTCATAAGCCTGAGATAAAACTATTTTACCACATGGTAATTTTGTAACCTGACTCATAATAAAACCAAATATTTCAGGTACAACAATAAAGTCCTCTGGAGACACTTCTAAGTTTTGACCTTCAATTGACCTGTGTGGTAATTTTTCATCGTATTCAGACCCCAACCACCCTGAAACTCCCGTATAATCATTTTTTTCGTGTAATATAATTGGGTTATACCCCGAATTTAAAAGTGACATTGCAAGTCTATAAATGTACGCAACAGAAGCCTTAGCATTTCCTTTTGTGTCTTGAACAATAAAGTATATTCTTGATTTTTTGTTCTTTATGTTCTCGATTGAGTTTTCTAATTTTGAAATTTGTTCTTGTGTCATATTAATATTTGTTTAATAATCCTTTATTTAGTAATGTATTAAATGATAATTTAAATGGAATTGATAGGTCTGAACTTTTTGGTCCTAATGTTTCATCAACTTCATCTTTTTCAGTTAATAATATCTCAGTCAATAACTTGACCATTTCGTACTTAACTACACTTATATGATTTTCTGAAGTACCAGTGTCATTTGGTATACTTATGTAGTTATCGATTTCATCTAAATCTAGATAATAATTTTCATTTAATACTTTTAGCATTGTACTATTTGTTTTAATTTTTCTTCGAACTCTTTTACAGACCTGATAGTATATAAAGAATCGACGTTTTTATTATATTCTGTTTCGAATTTTATAACTATTTTGTCTTTAGGACACTCTAATAATAGAGATGGGTTGGATGTAAGTAAAACATCCACCTCATTCCACATCGAGTTCATAGTAATATTACTGTAAAATTTAATTTTCTCAACTAAACATCCAAATTTAGATAGAAAAAATAGTGTTGCGGGTTTTGATTTACCTATCTCATCCGACACAATTAATAACTCATGACTATCTCTTAAATTAAGATAGATTTCATTTAAATCATTAAATGTCGTGTATTCGGATGACTGAGAGTGACCAAAAATTTCCATAGGGAATTCTTCATATAAAAAAGAATACATTTCATCATCATCTCTAAAATTAAAATGTTTTTTAATCTCCAAATTCTCTATTGGGTAAGTTATTTCGTATTTGAAATCATCTTCATACTCAATCCCATCCGTCTTATCAATCATGAATTTTTGATAAGTTTGTTCGATTTTACCCAAAGTATTTCTCAAAACCCCGTTTACCTCAATACCAATTCTCATGATTCGTATCTTTTAAGGATTTTACTTATTAAAGGATTTCTAACTATGTCCTTATTATCAAATTCAAAAACACCAACATCATTTAGTTCTTTAAATTTTTCAATCGCGTCCCAAAGACCTGATTGTCTTTTATCTTTGTATCTATCGGTTTGTTCTAAATCTCCCGATATAAAAAATTTACTATTGAATCCAATTCTTGTCAATAAAAGTTTCATTTGATTTGGCGTTGAATTTTGAGCTTCCTCAAAAATAAGGATTGAATTATCGATATTCATACCTCTCATATAAGCTAGTGCGAAAACCTCAATAACGTCTATTTGTTTTAATTTTTCACGAGCCTCCTTACCTATGATTTTATTCATTAGGTAATAAGATGGGAAAATATAAGGGTCTAATTTTTCTTCAACATTACCAGGTAACGAACCTAATTTTTCTTCAGCCTCAACGGCCGGTCTTACAATTATAATTTTTTCATATGCCGTTTCAGGGTCAGATAATAAATCTAAAGCGGCTTTCATTGCTATATAACTTTTACCAACACCCGCAGGTCCGGAACAAATGGTTATTTGGTTATTGACTAATAAATCGTAATATTTTTTTTGATTTTCGGATAGAAATTTTTCTTTTGATTTTTTCTTAATTATTTCAGTGATTTGGTCTTTCCTACTCACATTTTTTTTCTGTTCTTCTTGAACTGAAATAGGTTTTTTTCTTGTCATATATTAATTTTATAATAATCTATCCAATAGTCAATCATCTCATCAAGCATTGACTCAAATGTGTAATCGTGAGTCCATCCAGTTTTTTTGACAAGTTTAGAGCTATCCCCTTTTAAATCATGTAATTCTTCAGGTCTTAAAAACTTTTCATCTTGTTTAACATACTCAGACCAATGTAATCCTAATCTAGTAAAAACATAATTTACAAGTTCTCTTACAGAATGGGAAACCCCTGTAGAACAAACAAAATCATCAGGCTCATCTAATTGTAAAATTTCCCACATTGCCTTTACGTAATCTTTAGCATGTCCCCAGTCACGAGTAGCGTCTAAATTACCCAATTTTAATTCATTAGATAATCCTAATTTAATTTTAACCGCCTCTTTACATACTTTGTTTGTTACAAAATTAGTTCCTCTTCTTGGTGATTCATGGTTAAACAAAATACCATTTGAGATAAACATTCCATAAGAATTTCTATAGTTACGACAAATATTGTAACTAAAAACTTTTGCACATCCGTATGGTGAGACAGGATTCATGGGAGTGGATTCTCGTTGGAATCCATCAATGTCAATTGAATTACCAAACATTTCTGATGAAGATGCTTGATATATTTTAGTATTCGGGTTAATTAATTTAACCGCCTCGAGTAGATTTAAAGTACCAATACCTGTAACTTGAGATGTATAGATTGGTTGGTCAAAAGAGATTCTAACGTGAGATTGAGCTGCCAAATTATATATTTCGTCAGGCATTACTTTTTGTATTACCGAAATCAAGGAAGACATATCGGTCAAATCGCCATAATGTAATTGTATTTTATCGTAAACATTATCCAATCTAGCGGTCTGATTCTCCGCGACCGAGTTTCTTTTAAGTATACCATGAACTTCATATCCTTTTTCTATTAAAAATTCTGAAAGGTATGAACCGTCTTGCCCATTAATACCGGTTATAAGAGCTTTTTTCATTTTTTGTTTTTAATTTCCTCATTTAGTTTTGATTTTATGCCACAAAATTATGAGGATTTAAAATAATACCGGAGTAATCCTTTTCAACATGATTATAAATAGACTCCTTAAATAAACCACTCATATATGTTAAGATTATATTTCCTTGTAAACTTCTACAGTATTCTTTATATAAAAAATTTGATAATTCTTCATATTTGTTATGATTAAAATTCCACCCTAAAAATTTTCCAGACACGACACTTAACGATAAAGGGTTAATTTTTTTAAAATTTAATATATCTATGTAATCTTGGGTTGATTTTAAAATACCTTCTTGGTTGTAGGACCACCTACCATATAATGATGCCTTACATTCCTCAATCATGTTATCTCTTTGACCTGAATAATACCCTGATGTTACAAATAATGCATTATCTTCGCTACAAGAATCCATAAATTTATTATATCCATTAAATAAAGAAACGATATTACTATCACATACGAACGTTAATTTAAAATCTAATATTTCAGGTACAATTTTATGAGGAAAAGTGTTTATAAACCCAACATGGACTCTTCTCTTAAACTTATCAACAGTATTTAAAAATAAATCAGTTTTTTTAACAATGTCCCACCCCAAAGATTTTGCGATTTCACAATTATAATCAGAATCGGTAATATACACAGTAGTCATTCCCGTTTTAAGATTAACCGGTGGAGGTATTACTTTTTCATAATTGTATAAATTTTTGACTAAAAAAATGTTACTCATAGTATTTAATTAACCCATATCATGCCCCAGTTTAGCTTTCTATCTTTATTAATCATTTTATGAAATGAGGATTCAGACCATCTACTGAATACGTTTGGTTTGACCATGTAGTTATCGCTAAAGATATATCCAAAATTTTCGTATCCTAATTTTTCTAAGTAATTACAACAATCGTTGGCGTCATCATATTTTTCTTCGGCCCATTCAAAACAAATGTCTTTTTGTTTTTTAGTTAGTCCTTGAATTACTTCATACTCGTACCCCTCCACATCAATTTTAATCAAATCAGGATTTCCAAATTCATAAATTAAATCATCGATAGTTTTTGATTTTACTTTTATAACTTTGTCCCACTTACAATTATTTGTGAATCTGGATTCGTTAATCCAACCTAAAGAAGCTGTTGAGACCACATCATAATTTTTACTTATATAAAAGTCAATCATTTTATCAGATTCATTGGATATTAAACAATTTAAAATCTTAACCTTCTTGTTATCTATGTATTTGGACTCCAAAAAGTCTATTAAATCAGGATTTGCCTCAATTAATATAATTTCAATATCATTATACATGGACAAACATTTATCTGTAAAGAGACCTCTATTGGCTCCAATATCAAAAATTAAATTCATTTTTTATTTTTTTTGTTTTTTATGAATAATCCATCACCATATGTACCTCCTAACCAATGATATTCTTTTAATTCGAAACCATATTGTGAAAGAAAACCAATTAATTCGTCAATTTTAGTACAGTTTTCATAAACTTCATCTCTGTTAATTTCTGAAACAATAAAATCAATAGACTCTAATGTTTTTTTTGCACCCTTAAAAACTTCTAACTCATATCCTTGAACATCTATTATTATCATATTAAAATTGTCCACATTAATGTCTACATCATCTAATCTTTTTACTTCTACCTCTTCCTTCAAATTAAATTTTATGTGGGGATGCTGAATAAGGTGCTTAGAAGGTTTTAATATAGAGCAAGATTGTCCTTGATTTATTGTCTCGACATACATTTCCATTTTACTTTCAACATTACCTAAAGCAAAGTTAAAAAGTTGATGACTTTCTCCAACAACTTTTTTTAATATATCAAAATTTGAACGAATTGGCTCAAAAAAAACTCTATGTTTAATGTTTAATTTTTCATACACTTTATTTTCTTGACCGTAATGAGCCCCAATTTGTATAACCCCTTTTGGGTTTACCTCATATTTATTTAATAGTTCGTATAAATTGAATAGCATATTTTTAAGTTAATAACAATAGTTTATTTAATTTTTTATTTTAGTAAATAAAAAAATTATTGATTATTTATTAGTTCATTTATTTTTTCATCAAAATCAACATAATGGTCTTGAGTTCCATGTGAGTTCATTTGATAATGTTTTATTAAACCCTGAGTAATAAATGGATTATGTTTGTACATTAAACAATAAAAAGTTGTGGACCTCTCATGACCATGACCTGCGGTTTTGGAGTGTTTAATCGAATCTGCAAGAGGTTCAAACCATTTCATATAATCATTAAAGAACGACACTTTCATAGTACAATTACTAGTAGTGGACCAAACCAACTTAGGGTTTTGTCTCATATAAAATCTAATCGTTTTTTCAAGGTCGACTTTATAAACCTGTTTGATTGCCCCAAATAATTCCTCAACCCAATTTTTATTATCTATAAAATGATAATTAGAACAAGGGAATGGTATGTAACCAATCATATTTTGATTTTCATACATAAATTTATCTATGATTTGCTCTAAATTTTTATTTAAAATAACATCATACTCAAATAGATTTATATATGGAGTTTTTATTAAGTTGTTCTTCCATAAAGCATACCATCCTGTGTATGCATTTATATTTGGGTACTCCTCTAAATTAAATGGTAAATTACGAGCTATAATAATATTTGAATTATCCTCTATTTTATCAACAGGTCTATTACCTAAAAAAACATATCTATATTTTTTTAAATTACTAAATTTACCTGATTTTTCATAATCAATTATAATATCTTGGTCGTGACAAAATATGAAAGTTTCACAAACATTATTGTTAGTAATATCTAAAGGTAAATTATTTTTAAATTTTTCTGAGAAAAATATTCGATTATTTTCCCATTTATCATTTATCATACCAACAGATAAGTGAGTGACTCTAACATCTGTAACAATTCCTATTTTAACACCATCTAAATAATTTGGAACACAAAACGACAAATCGTAAAAATGGAATCCATCAAATTCTTCATCAAATTTGTGTTTGATTTTTGTTTTATCCAAAACCATAAATAATCCATCAATCAATACCACTTCTTCAACATTACTAATTGGTTTTGAATAGGTGCTGGTCCATTTTTTGCCTTCATGTTTATGGTTTACAATACCATACATTGTTTGAGATACTTCCCACCATTTACCCGAGTCGGGTAAATATTTTGAGCCGGCAAGACCAATCACACCAAATTCAGGGTTTTTATTAAAGTGTTTAATTATTTTTTTACCCCAATTATCCGTATCAAATTCTAAATCATCGTGACACAACACTATAATGTCATGTTGTGATTTTTCTAAAATTTCATTATAAGTTTGGGGTAGTGACTTTTCATCATTATTAACAACCTCAATAACCTCAACATTTTTTAATCCACAAGATTTTTTCAATATCTCAATATATTGTGGATTTGAATGTCTTGTACTATATCCTATTGTAATCATATTCCTGTACTCCCAAAACCGTTATCTCCCCTATCTTTAGAGGTAACATTTTTATGTTCAACCAAATTAACCCAAGCGCCATTAACAACTGGACAAAGAACCGCTTGACCCACCTTCATTCCTTTCGGTATTTGAACCTCGTGATTATTTGTATTAAAAATTATAACTTGTACTTCTCCGGTATATCCGTTATCAACAGTTCCAGGTGAATTAAGAACCATTAAACCTTGTTTAATTGCCAAACCGCTTTTTGACCTAACTTGAATTTCATATCCATCTTTAATATCAAAGGATAGTCCTGTTGGAACCAAAACCCTACCAAATGGAGGTATTGTTACTTCTTCGGTTGAATATAAATCAAACCCGGAATCTGATGGGTAATTATAGGATGGAGAAACTGCATCATCTACCAATTTTATAAACCCTAATTCTAATTTTGGTTTATAATTGAGCATATCATTTTCAAGTTCTTTAACATCTACACCAGTAACTTTTAAAATTTCGTCATAATCAAAATCGTAACTATTATCAGAAAGTAATTCTTTAATTTTTTCAGATTCTTCTTTTGACATTCCAAAAAAGTCTAAATTCATTGTAATTCTTTTAATTTTTTTATAATATCAATTAATACTTGAACATCACGTTCACAATATTCACTAATTTCTTTTAACTTTCTATCAACCCAATATGAATCATGAACCATATCTCCCGTTATTTCACCTTCCTTTGATGTTGGTATATCCATACAAGAACAAAGTAAATCTAATGACCCTATTGAACTATATGCTCCGTATTGCCATATCTCTTTAGTATCGATTGCTTTAATTTCCCAAGGTTTTGTGTCATATGAAGGTAGAATTGATGGAGGCATTAGACCATTGATAACCATACGTTTCGCTAACATGGGTATATCAAAATTTTTAAGATTATGACCACATAAGTGAAAATCCAATTTACCACATCTGTCCAATAATTTTTGAACATCTTTCAATAGTTCCAATTCATCGTCACCTGAAAATGTTTGCATTTTTGTTTCATCTTTATCTGTAACAAACGCAACACTAACACAAATAATCTTTGCAAATTCGGGAACTAAAGCAGCTCTTTTTGCGAATATTCTATCTCGTTTTTTTTCCTCCTGTTCTATATTACTTACCGTATTATCATCTTCAGGAAATCTTTTTAAAAACCAATCATAGTAATTTATAAATTGAGTTGCTACTTTAGGATTTAATGCCTGACATGTAGTGAAATCAGGACATCCCCCAACCGTTTCAATATCAATGAATAATATTTTGGTGATAGGGATTTTTATCATTGTACCAAAGTTTTATACCATTCTGCTCTATTTTTTGTAACATTTCTCAAATCATAAGTGTCTTTAACAGTTTCATAAAGACGCTCACCCATATCGGTTATCATATTTGGATTTTGAATGAGTTTTTTAACGTATTTTGACCAATCACTGTGATTTTTGTGTTCGTCAACTAATAAGGCGTTCCCATCAACAAAGTTACCATTATTTAAACTATGTTTTAAATCAATAGTGTATGGACCAATTTCGGAAGCAATAAGTGCCTTCTTATAAAAACCTGCCTCAATAACCTTCAATTGAGATTTCATTCTGTTAAAGATATGGTTCTTAATTGGGGCCAATGAAATATCCAACTTAGAGTAGTTCATTGCGTATGTAGTTACAGGTTTTGTCCAAACTCTACGATATGGTAAACTAGTTTCATTTGGGAATTCAACATCTTTAAATTCCATCAAAAATTTCTTATACTCGTCACCAACAACTGCATAATTGTTTGTAAAAATTTCTTCATATCTAACCCAAACGGTTTCATGAGGAAGTATGTCTCTACGTTTTTCTTCTCCTGTTTTTGGATTAATTTCCGTCATAGTACCACGAGTATCAAAACCACAAATCACATATTGAATTTTATCGTTGATTTCCTTTCCGTTCTTTTCAACCATTCCATCGAGTAACAACAAATCATGAAGGTGAGATGAACCTCCGAGCCAACCAACTCTAATTCTTTCTGATTCTAAGGTTGGTTGTTTAAATTGAGGTTCGGTTGGGTCGATAGCGTTTGGAAAAATAATGACATTTTTGTTTATTTTCTTAATTTCATCCGCAAAAATTGTTGTAGTAGTAGTGACATAACTTGCCTCCCGTAAATTTGCAACAATCTTTTCGTTTAATTTATGATTTACAATTAATTGATGAATCGGGTGTTCTCTTGTGGGTAACCAATAATCGTCAATGTCGACTACAACTACAATACCTAATGATTTAAGTTGTTTGATAAGTTGAGGTACAATATCATAGTTTTGTCCAATACTTCTGTGAGCGTGAACTATTTGGTATTGTTTCCAATAGTTAACATCATTTATTTTTGGTTCATAATCAATATCCACATGGAAATCATCAGGATAAAGATTTTGTAACATGACATGGGGGTCTAGAGAACGAAATTTTCCGACGCCGGTACGGTCCGATGGGAGAACTAATACTTTGATTTTTTCTTTCATAATTAAAAATAATAATGAAAGTATACGACCAAAATTATATTTTATCAACTATGATAAATAAAAAACCCCCACATTTGTGAGGGTTAAATACTACTGTATTTTTTTCACTTTCGTGACCTTTCCTTCGAATATATGTTTCCCCACTTTAAATGAGAATGTGTCATTTGTTTTTGAGGTTGATTCTGTTATCATACCATTTTCAGATAATACTTCTTTAACAACTTCCTTTAACAAACTTCTAAGATTTTGGTTGTCTAAAACATTTTGTCCTTGAGATTGTCTTTGAGATGTTGTTTCTTTAACAATACCCTTACCTTGATATCCATTACCGTCAGAACCTATACTCATAAGACGAGCCGCCTTATCCACAAGTTCATTTGATAATGTTGGACCTGTTGGTCCATTTGGTTGAGCAATTGGATGCTCAATCATTAACTTCTTAATTTCATCGGGTAATTTAGACGATAAAATTTTATCTTGGGTAACAGGTTGTTGTGGTTTTGATTGATACGTACTCTCTTGAACTAATTCTTGTGGTAAGTTATATTTGGCGGCTGGAGCGTCATACGACTCTACCGTGGGAGTATTAATATCAGGTAAGGCATCTGCTCTACGTGGTATTGCATTGTGTTTTTCCATTATCTTTTTGGAAATCATCAATTTTTGTATTAAGTCGTTCTCGTTTGTCATAAATTAAACTTATTGGGTAAATTCACTATTATCAAATCTTGCGTTAACAATAACTCTTACCATACTTTTATCTCCATTTGGATTATAATTTGGTCTTGGAGTATTGAACTTTTCGTTTGTTGGTTTAAAGGATAGAATCTTGTCAACTCTGAATAACCTCCAACCAGGTAAAGGTTGTTCTCCTTTATACGCGGTATGTGAGGCTCCTTGATAATCCCACGCTCTTAATACGGGGTTATCCGCCTTACTATAACCAAAACAAACAGGTTCAATCTCTCTAAGACCTCTACCACCTGGTTCATCACCATCATAGTAGATTATAATCTTATTTCTTTTGTTAATAGCATCAACAATAGAGTCAATTGACGCTATTTCTAAAATAAGAGACTTTGCAACGTTGTAAAGTTTCATTACGCCGATGGAGTCGTGTATGGATTATTTGGTTGATATTCATTAACCTTTATTTCCGCCTTTCTTTCAACTATGTCTTGAATTGCTCCGGCTTGTTGATTATAAACATCTAAGAATACACCGGTACCTTTACCTTGTTCGTCACCGTCAGCTAAAGCGTCAGGATTTACTGAAGAATATTCATATTGTTTATTAAAATCATTTTTTGTTAATAATTTTTTTCTTTCGATATCCGCAATTGATGACAACTCATTATTTGGTTGTTCAAAAACTAAAGGTTCTACTTGTGCCATAACTTTAAATTATTTTTTTTATTAAATCGTTTATTCTTTTTAGACTCTCGGTAACTTCCAAATCATAAAATTCAACATTTGATTTGTGACTTTTACTAGGTCTGTTTGAACTATTCAAACCATCTTTTTCATGTGTTTGTATGTATTGATTTGGTAAAACTTCAGATTTTACTTTTTTTCCCAAATCAACATCAGTTCTCATTGAACCTAAAGTTCTATTTACCCATTCTTTAACATAATGACCTCCGTTTAATATAAAAGGTAAGTCATTTTCTCGACCACTAAAATTATCGAAGAAGTTTTTCATTCTTTTTAATTGTTGGTATGTAACTTCTTTTGAATCCCTTAATTCAATATTTCTACGATATCCTTCGGTTGTTTCATTTGCGCCTTCTGCCGCCCCGTAACATTGTTCAAGGTAACCAACCACGTCTTCAGGTAGTGGTACTTTATGTCCGTATAAATCCTTATTCATGATTCTTTAACGCCTTCATTAATTGTGTTAAACTAATACCTTCTTTTTCCGCCAATTTTTTAATGGATTTTAAATTATTCATTAAAATTTTGCTAAGTGAAGAATCTTTACCTACCACCTCAGAGTCATCCTTGGATTTTTTGGTAATAATGTCCTCAACCATTTTAACCATTTTTTGTTTTTGTACCTCTGACAACTTTTCTTTCTCAACAATTCTTTGTTTTAATTTGCCGTTCTTTCTTTTAACGTCTTTTAACTTTCCAAATTGTTTTGTTCTCTCTACGGGATTATCAACTCCCATATCTTTTAAAGTGTTCACTGTTCCTTGATAATCTTTGTCTTTTGTTTCTTCATATCCAAAAGCGTCTTCCATATTCACCTCAGAAACAACATTGTCATCCTTTTCTTCACTTTCTCCATAATATACACGATAACCTCTTGTTACAGGGTCATTGGTTACTCTTGACATACCAATTGTTTGGTCCAAAGTTTTTCTTGGATGTAATGTCATATCTAGTGGTGGTATCTTAGAACCTAACATTGTTCCATCTGCATCAATTATCTCATCAATCTCACCATCTTTCTCAATTGATTTTAAAGCATTATCTACATTTTTTTTACTCAATTTTTGTCTTGAGTTTAAAATTTTCTCGATAGTTTTTTTCAACTTATTTTCATGTTTTTTATTAAACACTTTTTTTTCATCTTTTTTTCGTGATTCTGTTAAAGTTTCTGCGATTGTATAATATAAAGAAATTGTCTCTCCTCTATCTTTCAAGAAGAAATAACGACCATTACTAAAATATTCGGTATTGTAATTAATCATATCTTTTTACAATAAATACTTCGTTACAATGTATTTATCAATAAAAAAGAATGGCGGGTCAGAATATTAATCAATACGTTTACCCAAATTTAAATCCGAAGTTAGCGTTAGAGAGTTATGATATGTCTTTAACCTCTGATGAAAGAGGTTTTAATATGGAGGTAGTGTTTTCTCCGTATTTGATTGCCCAAACTTATGGTAATAGACTTCCATTCTATTTTGATATTAATAGTTCAATAACTAACCAAAAATTTACTTTAAATTATAAAGAGTATAACAGAAATAATATTTTTGTTTCTGAAAATTATTATAACATAAATAATGAGGATTTAACTTGTTATTCTGCTCAGACATCTTGTGATATTGGGTTAACGGGTATCGATAATGGACTCGTTACGGGAATGACAGGATATTCAATTACATTTACAAAGGGTTTATTTTCAGACGGATTAAAATTTGAAAGATTATATTTTGATAGAAGATTAAAGTTATTTCAAGTAACCGCTAATACCAACTCACCAAATGTTAGATTTTCAGGGTTTCCAAATACTGTTTTATATGAAGTTGTAAGTAAATACGGTCAAACCGAAGGATTATATCACGAATTGTATGGTGGTTTCTATCAAGGTTTTTATCGGTTATTTGATTATGATTATGATATTTTCCCTGAAAGAGTAAATAAGGGTTGGACAATAGAGTTATTATTAAAACCTAGATTAGTTAGTGAATATTTCCCCGGACCTAACGAAACAACACTAAACTTATTATATCCTGAGAATGCAAATACATTCTTTTATTTAGGGACAAGAGCAGAAAATAAATTCTACCACCACGCTGACGGAACCCCAAATTGTTTTACAGGTTATACAAGATTTACATCACCTTTAACCGGAATATCAACTTGTGCTTGTTGTAACAGAACTGTAACAAATAGTAGATGTATATATGTTTATCCACCACGTTCTAAAAATGGAGTTCACGATACCCACGTTAATTATGGATGTGACAAATGTGGTTCGGATAAAATGACCCAAGCAACATGTGGATGTGGTTGCGATAAAATCGCATGTGCAACATGTGGATGGGAATGTCAAATTCACGAATGTGCGGTTATAGTAGAAGTTACACCAACTCCCACCCCAACACCAACCTCAACCCTAAGTAATTGTATATTACCTCCAGTTTGTACCCCAACATGTAATACATGTTCAAACTGTACAGATTGTGTTGATTGTGTTTATACAGGATTTTCATCGATTGAAAATACTTGTGAAGTTGACCCAAAAATGGATGTGTTATCAAACAATATTTCATTTAGACTTTGTGGAGACCCAAAAAATCCGGGTATTGGAATAAGAGCAATTAAATTTACAGGGGGATGTGAGACAACGGGTTCTTGCGAAACTTCAGGAATTACATATACCACAGGTTATACGATATTAGATTACTGCACACCACCAATATATGAATATTGTCAAAATATAAATTATTCGTTCATAGAACAAGAACATTGGTTCCAACTTGATGCGGTTTGGGAAAGATATACATGGTTAGATACTTGTGATTTATGGTATAGAGGAGGATTGGGAGATATTACAAAAAAGGTTTATTTAGAATCACTGGCAAACAATTCGGTTTCTTTAATTGATTCTTCTCATACAAGAATGGACCCTAAGTCCACTTTAGAAATTGATATTGTAAGTTTAAACGAAAAATGGTTACTTGAAGAAAATTTTAGAAAAGGTAGGTTAAAAATCTATATTAATGGTAAACTCTTTTACACCATTGAGGATTTTGAAGAGATAATACCAAGAGCTCTTAATACCGATAAAGAAAAACAAGTCGGGGTTCCATTTAACGTATCATGGGGTGGTGGAACACAAGGATTGAGAGAAAATTTAACATTTAACCCTAAGCCGGCTTGTGACATTGTATTTGGTATTGAAGTAGATTTATTATTATCAGGTTTTATTAGTGAAGGTTCAATAAATGCTCAGTATGTTTTAACATCAGGATTACCATATAAAGATGAAATACAAGTAAGTTTTAGAAATATTCTTAATAGAAAGAATGGTGGTCATTATGAGATTGATAGTAAAGTTATTATACCTCCTTTTGGAATTTCAGGAGTTACATATGAAACTTTAAATGAAAACTTTAATGATTTGGATGGAACGGGATATTACCTTAATGTCGAGGTGTTCCCAAAAACAATTATATCAAATTTTGATGTTGTTTCTGATGTTATATTTTTATCACCTACCCCAACACCAACTCCACCGGTTACTCCTACCACAACTCCAACACAAACTGAAACTCCAACTCCTACCCCAACAAATACTGAAACTCCAACTCCTACCCCAACATTCACACCAACCCCTGAGCAGGTTATAACAGATGCGATAATAACTAATGAAGTTGAATACATCGATGTTGGAAATGGGTTTTACTTGAAATTCATTGACCCTGAAGTTTTAGATAATCCGATACTAACGGATAATGATGAATATATAATTGTTGGCAATTCCCTTTATTTAAAATATATTAACCCATCACCAATACCACCCCCAAGTAATACTCCAACCCCAACGTTTACTCAAACACCAACCCCTACTTGTATACCATTTATTAATACTATCATTATTTCTAATGGTTCATATGTCGCCACTAATGGAACTTATGCAAGAAATAACTCTTCATCAGTTTTTACTCAATTGAGCGGAACTGGCGTTATATTTTTTGGTGGGGATGCATGGTATGTCAATTCAGGACCTGCTGGAAATGTTGCTTGGAATACCTCTCAATTAGGGACAGGAACTTGGTCTCCTTTGCCACCAGGAAATTCATCAGGAATTATTGCAGAATATTATTATTATAATTGTGTAACACCTACAACAACTCCAACTGTAACCCAGACCCCTACAAATACTGAAACACCAACACCCACACCAACCCCAAGTCCATCAGAACCATTATATCCTCTTACCATAAACATTCAATCAATGAGTGGAGGTGAGTCAGTTATATTTGAAGGAATAACTTATACGGCAAATACTACTGTAAACATTTTAATTAATACTCCTTATCTTATTGATGGGGTACCGTCTCCAGGATATATATTAACTGGATGGGGTAGTATTGGCGGTGTTTCATTTGAGTTCTTGTCAGGAAACACTTGGACTTTTTCAATGAATTTTACAGGTGGCTCGAGTATTACCCCTCAATATGAAGAGATTCCAACACCTACACCTACGATAACTCCATCAATAACTCCAACTACAACAATAACCCCAACTCCGTCATTAACCCCAAATTGTGTTCGTCAAATAGTTGTTCCAACATTATGGAATGGGGCAACTAGTATAAACAGTAATACACTTCAATTAACTCAGACTTCAGAAACTTTACAAATACAAGTGAATGATGTTATAACAGATAATATTGGGGCAACAAGTTTTGTTGGAATTGTATCTTCAGACGGAACTTATACATACGTATTTACAGGACCTGGTGGTGGGGTTTCATTTGATTGTGATTTCCCATTAACATTTTCTGGAACTTGTTAAAACAACATAATAAACTAATGATATTTATAAAATAAAAAACATGTCACTAACAGGAAAAACCATAGGCCAATTAACCTTATTAGGAACTCCAACTGCGGATACTTTAATTCCGGTTGAATATAATGATGCAACGTATCATATTGAGTTCTCATCAATAACTTCTAACTCAACAGTTGAGGTAACTTACTCTGAACTTGTTGATAAAATTACTGGTGAGACATTAAACACAGGAAGTTATTATATCATAACCGACTTTAGAACTTGTTATGACCAACCTGATTTTAATGTTAATGGTGCTCCAATCACCACTGGTAATTATAAACAATCAGATGTTGAACCTATTGTAGTTTTTGCAACAAGTGCAAACACAATTAGTACTACGGCTTATCAACCATTATATCCAAATGATAGAATTCAATATGATTGGACGTGGAATATGACAGAGGTTACCTCAGGAACTTCTTATGGTAGAATTACTGAAAGAATTGATGAGTTCAATAACAGAACAGATTATGACCATAGAACGATTTTATTCAAAAGATATCGTTTGTATACCTATAGAGAAGGACTACGTTTAAATGGTACTATAGAATTATTTAATAATGGTATTGTTAGTGGTACTAGCACATCTTTTACTGCGTTAACCGTTGGTGATGTTGTTTATATACCTAATGCCGACCCTAGTTATTATGAAATTATTGGTATAACAGGTAACACAAGTATGAGAGTTTCTGGCGATACAATAGGTACTACTGGAACAGGTTCAACGTTTTATTTAGCGGTTGACGAAAATAACGATGGTGGTGGATATTTCAGTTATAAAAGAACAAATGTTAAAACAAATGATTTTATTGAATATACAACATTTGGTGATGCGATTGATGAAAGTTTCGCTAAAAATAACTACATAGGTAATTTTGCAAATATTCATACAAATATTGACCCACCATACACTTTTTTATTAGCCAACAATGTGTTTATAGAAGGTCATTATTTAAGTAACAAATTTGGTGATTGGTGTTTTAATAATACTTTTGGTACTGATAATGAAAATAATATTTGGGGAGATTGGTGTTATCAAAATGTATCAACGAATGATATTGACTTTAATATTATTGGACATTATTTTCACGATAACCTAATAAATACTAATTTAACTTCAAATAATATTGGTAACAATTTTAACAATAATCAACTATTAGGTGAAAATAGTGAGGATTTTGAGGATAACATAATTGGTAACGGTTTTAATAATAATATTATTTATTCTAGGTTTTATAAAAATGAAATATTAGATAATTTTAACGATAATGTAATTGGTGATTTTGGTAACTTAGATGATTATGAATTTTACAGAAATTATATCCGTAATAATTTTAATCAAAATATTATAAGAGATGATTTCCAAAATAACCAAATAGGAAGTAATTTCAATAATAACACTATAAATGGTGAATTTATTGGTAATACAATATTGAATGGTTTTAATAATAATCAAACTGGTGATTATTTTGCTCTAAATAATATTGGTAATGGGTACAATAATAACAATGTATATGATAATTTCAGAAATAATAGCACAGATTATTATTTTTACAATAACATAATTAGCAATAATTTTAATGAAAACAATGTAGGGATAGATTTTCAAGATAATAGACCTTATAACTATACTCTATTTGGTTGGAATAATTTATCAACAGTATCAACAAGAAATTACGAGCTTTTTTATGACGCTATTGACACTGATTTTAATGATAAAGTATTAGGTAAAGAATTTGTGATGAAAATAATTTCAACATCACAATACTTTAAAATTAAATTTACTCAATGGACAAGTGGTAATGGAGGTGGATTCCAATATGAAAGACAAGAAATTGATTTTAGCGGTAGCCCTATAGGTAATTCAATTACTTTTAACAAAACAAACGGAGGTTCTGAAGTTGACATTATTGTTGAGGGTGTTGTTGAAATAACTAGAGGTGATTCAGATGGTATTTATAATATTGCAACAGAAGGGTCGTGGAATTCTGGCGTTTCACCACAGGATACTGAATGGAACTCAATTTACACACAAACAAATAATGGTAATAATTTTAGAAATAATGTAATTGGTAATAATTTTGAGGATAATATCATAGGTGATAATTTCGAAGATAATCAAATTGGTTTTGATTTTCAAAATAACGAAATTACAAATGACTTCAATAAAAATGAAATTGCTTCTGGATTCAATAATAATTCAATAAGTGGAGAGACATCCACAAATAGAATCGGTGAACAATTTGAAAACAATACAATATATGGTGATTTTTATGATAACCAAATATTCAACGAATTTAAAGGTAATATAACGTATGAGAGTTTTTACAAAAATAGATTAGATTGGGGATTTGGAGGAAATCAAATTAGTGGGTATTGTGGCGAGAATACCTTCGGACCCATGATTGATAGTAATGACTTTTTGGGTGATGTTTACCAAAATACATTTAAAGGCGGTGTTTTTTCAAACACTATTGGTAATAATTTTGCCAATAACAATATCGGTGTCGGTTTTAGTGGTAACATAATAGGTGAAGGTTTTGGAAACGGATATAACGCACCACAAGGTAATACCATAGGTAATTATTTTTATGATAATACAATAGGTGAGTATTTCTATAACAATACAATTGCTGATAATTTTCACGATAATGAAGTTGGAAATTATTTCCAATGGAATGTAATTAACACAAATATAGATACTACTTATTTCACACTTAATTACGGAAATATTACAGGATTTAGTTATACCGCAGCAGGAACAGGGGCAACAAATAATACTTATTCCGGAATACAGGCATGTGGCACCACTCAATCAATGGGTGTCGATGCATCATTTAATGTTGAGGTTTCAGGTGGAACAGTAATTGGTGTTAGTGGAAACAGTGAAGGTAGATTGTATCAAAATAATGATGAACTAACAATACTTGGAACTCAAATTGGAGGTGTAACCGGTGTTATTGATGGATTCTCAAGTGACGCTGTCGGTAAATCAGGAACTACTGGAACATATGATAATGTATTTGCACAAGGTACTGGTGCGGGTGAGAACGGAAGTTTTAATATTATTGTTGTTGATGATTTAGTTGATAGTATATCATTAAGTGGTGGAGGAAGTTCATATTTGATTGGGGATGTATTAACCATTGACGGTAGTGTATTTGGTGGTGTTGATGGCGTTGATGACATCACAATAACCGTTAGCTCAATTTATTCTGATGATATTGTAATTACAGTAACTGGTACAACATCAGGTTCTTCATTCTATCAACATTACACCAAACAAATTTTTGAAAGAAGATTAGGTGACAAAAGAGTATCTTTTTATGATGAAGATGATATCTTAAATGTTGATTCAGTATATGAAATCTTAGGTTATATTCCAGGGTATAGTCAACCTATATCATTCCCCCTCAATAATTCAAGTTTTGAGTTTGAATGTGATGGAAACTATACTAATAATGGTGCCACTAGCGGGTTTAACTCGGATAATGCGCAGGAACTGGTGTCATATTTTAATAGTAACTATAGGTCATTTGGATATTTCTTTGATAATAATGATGGAACTATTGGTTTATACATTAACCCACCATTAAAACAACAATACTGTCCAAGTGGAACATACTCAATTTATGTATTTAACGATTAAAAACTAAAAAAATAAAAATAGAATGACAACAAAATATATTGTAAATAACGTATCGGGACAAACCATAAATGGTGATATAACTATCAATGGAAACTTGGTTGTTACAGGAACAACAACTAATATAGGTTTTGTAAACTACAGTGCTTTATTAACTCAAACCGAACAAATAACAGGAACCAGTATAACTGATTTCAATTATTCTTTAATAATTGGTGAAGAATATACTATAACAAATTACGTATCGGGTGATAGTTTTAGTAATGTTGCACAAGTCACTAGTGGAAATATAAACGAAACTGATTGTGTTTTTATTGCTACAGGTAGTACTCCTTCGATTTGGAGTAATGGTTCTGAATTAGTATCAAGTGGTGATTTAGTTGTTGATGTATTAGAAAATACTCTTGGTTTTGATTTAACTTGGGATATGAATCCGGGGCCTGGCTCAGGTGTTTATTTTGTATACAACGATATTACAGGGCCGACTTATAATACTTTTGAGAGAGATAAAACATCGGTAATTACCCAATTGACATTTTACCCCGCACCTGTTAGTTTAATTTCCGTTTACGCACAACCAGGGTTTTTAGTAACAAAAGATGATATTGTTTATGTACTTGTTACCGATTTAGACTCAGGTCAACCAACTGATAACAGATTATATTACACACCCGTAGAAATTAAAATTAAACGAGATACAAACACAACACCTATTGTGGTAAGTGGAACTGTTGAGTCAAGTTATTCTTTTAATAATGTTAGTGTTGAGTTAAAATGCGACGGTTCATTTATTGAAGACTTTATTGGTGACGGCACTACGGTAAATGATATAACGGAGTTAATTGCTCAATTAAATACTAATGAAGTTACGGCGTTTTTGGGTACTTACTCGGATGCCGGTGACGGAGGAGTTCTTCTATCAATTGCAACAAACAAAGCAAATCAATTCTGTTCGACAGGAACATTAAGTTTTGAAGTTTATTCAGATTAAAAATAAAATAATATGAGAATATGTATATTATGTGAAGAATCAAAAGTTTCACAAGCAAGAGAAAAAATGAAAAATGATAATATCTTAAAAATAGATTTATCACCAACAGGAGAATTGCCGGCAACTCACAAATTATGTGTTATGGCGGTTCCCGAAGAAAGGGCAAAAGAACTTATGGACTCAGCCGAACTAACAATAATTGAGGCAATGAACCCAAAGGAATTTTTGGCAAAACACAATTTGAAAAAGATTGGAAAACACGGAAACCTATAAGATAAAAAAAAAGTTTATCTCAAAAGATGAAGTACACCAAATAGTAAATTGGATTGATTCTGTTAATCACACAGGAAATGATAGTAATTATCATTTATCAGAATTGTCCAAAGAACTAAAAGGAAAGTCTTGCATTTTTGATATTTCAAACACACCCCTTACCAATTACATCACAAAATTCCAATCAATTTCAGATGTATCTCAAGATACATTACCTGAGTTTATTTACAATATAATTGACCGAATCTCAAAGGAATTTAATTTTCCAAAAGATAATATTTTTCTACAAGCGGTAGATATGAATAAGGGTGGAAAAATTAATCCACATTATGATGCATCTATTAACGGTTACATTAATTACAAATGTAATATTAGTGTTTTATCTGAAAATTATGATTTATTCATTGGTGATGATTCAATTAATATTGAACAAACTGACCTTTATGGGTTTGAAGCGTCTCTCTATAAGCATTGGACAAATGAATTTAATTCAAGAAGAGTTTTTCTAAGTTTTGGTTTTATTGTCCCATATAATGTCACGGGTCGAAGTGAAAATGACCCAAGAGTTAGATTAAGTCAAAGAATACAAAAGTATTTCCAACAACTTTAATATTTATAAATAAAGTTTTTGGATGCCGGCAACTGTTAAAATTGGTAGTAATAATTATAGTGGTCAAACAGCAAATATAGTATTTTACCCTGAAACGGGTGGAACTATAAATGTAGGTCAACAAATTATACCATATAATTATGTAACTGATTATTATTTTGGTACATACGAACTTATTTTTACATCAGACCAATATACTTGTAACTTTACAATACCTTCATCAAATCCGTTTCCTGTTTATATCGAACCAACTCCAGGTCCTAAGACTTATATATTAGATGGAACGTACAAACAAGACCCTGAAAATTTACCAACTAACGATTTTGTTGGGACCACATTTGAGGGTCTTCAGACTAATATTTTATTAGAAAAATATTTTGCCGGTACTTTTGATGGAGGTATATCCCAATTCAGAATGTATGTTGAGCCGTTATCGGCACCTGAAGTAAAACACAATTTCAAGTTACTGAAGGATAGGTTTAATATGTTTAACCCTGATTGTCCTGATTGTTTATTACCTGAGTGTGAAATTACTGGAGTTACTTATCAATTAGTAACACCATCAGTTACGGCAACAATAACTATAACTCCATCAAATACTAAAACACCAAGACCTACCGTTAGCCCAACTTCTACTATAACTCCTACTCCAGCCGAAACCTCAACTCCAACACCTACTAATTGTCCTATTATTGAGCCTACTATAGAACCAACTAACACCCCTACAAGAACCCCAACAATCACAAAAAGTAATTCTCCAACACCATCAATTACGAAAACAGAAACTCCTACTAATACTAAAACGCCAACCCCAACTAAAACACCAACTAAGAGTAAAACGCCTATTAGTACAGTTACTAAATCTCCAAGTCAAACTCCCACAAATACAAAAACACCTACCCTAACCAAAACCCCAACTAAAAGTAAAACACCTATTAGTACAGTTACTAAGTCTCCAAGTCAAACTCCCACAAATACACCTTCAAACACATCTACTAAGACCCCAACTAAAACACCAACAGTTACGAAAACAAATACCGCAACAAATACACAAACTCCATCAAATACTAAAACACCAAATCCGACTAGAACCGCATCCAAAACACCAACACCGACCAAAACATCAACTTCAAGTAATACTCCAACACCTACAGTCACTAGAACTGAAACACCAACTAACACGGCCACAAAAACTCCAACTAAAACACCTACAGTTACCAAAACAGAGACACCCACTAACACGGTTACAAAAACTCCAACTAAAACACCTACAGTTACTAAAACAAAAACACCGACAAATACCCCAACGAAAACTTCAACTAAAACACCTACAGTTACTCCTTCACAAACTTATTACCCACCAGAAATAATATACTTTAGTGGTTGTTGTATCCCGTATTATAATTACCAAATATTTACAGTACCATTATCAATTAAAACAGGACTTACTGATAATCAAGTTTACTACATTGAGAGTACAGGGTTTTCAGGTTGTGGTACTTACCTCACCGCACTTACGTCCTACGACTTTTCATACTCATATCAAGGGTTTACCGCTCAAACAGATTGTACAGAATGTGCAACCATTTCTGTTTGTCCTACACAAACTCCAACCCAAACTCAAACAAAAACACCAACACAAACTCCCACAATTACACCAACAAAAACAAAAACACCAACCTTTACTCCGTCTGAGACACAAACTCAAACTCCTTCTAAAACGCCAACTAAAACTACAACACCAACTACGACACCAACTAAAACTACAACACCAACTAAGACACCAACAAAAACTAAAACCCCAACTCCAACAGTTACACCAACCTCAACCAAAACTCCAACACCAACAAGAACCAAAACTCCAACATCGACAATTACTTCAACAAATACCGCAACACAAACTCCAACTAAAACTCAAACTAATAGTCCTACTCAAAGTAGAACATCAACAATCACTCCAACAAATACACAAACAAATACACCAACAAATACTCAAACTCCTTCAAATACCGTTACTCCGACCATTACACCTACAAACACAAAAACACCTACAAACACAAAAACACCATTTGCATCACCTGAACCAACTCAAACTCCAACACAAACAAGAACTGAAACCCCAACAAAAACCAAAACCCCAACAAATACCCCAACAAATACTCCAACAAAAACCAAAACCCCAACAAATACTCCAACAAAAACAATTACACCAAGTATTACACAAACTAAAACACCTACACCTTCTCAAGGACTTGGACCTGCATTACAAGATTGTGTAGTTCTTTATGTTAGCGGTCAAGATGTTTACGCTTACAATCCAACAAATAATCAAACATCTCAGTTGAATGTACCAAATACTATGTTGGCTAACGATATTGCCCATACTAGTAATAAGTTGTGGTTATCTAGAATGGACTCTAACAATATTATCGAGGAGTGGAATATTAGTTTATCTCCATTCTTGGCCACTTATAATAGACAGATTACATCACCACACCCATTAGGATTTGGTTTATTCGCTAAAAATGACACAACATTAATTGCAACAAACCCAACCACTACTCCTAATCAAATTGTTGAGCTCGACATAACTAATATTAATGCAACATCAACATTCCAATTCAATTTAACTCAAGGAAGAATTGTTACGGGTGACTTTATGTTGACAACAAATAATAAACTAATTGTAACAACAACCGACGGAATAAACCAATATGTTGAACAATATAATTATTTAACAACAGGTAAGGAACTTGAATTTATTGTTAACATCGATAGTCCTGATGGATTATATGTTAATAATGGCGGAATTTATTTAATAAATGGAACATCTACAGGTATAATTTATAACGTACAATTAACCCCACCATTCAACACATCATCAACAGTTGCCTTAGGTAGAGATACTAAAGGAACTTCACAGTTGGCTTCATGTGTAACCTCATTCTTCTCACCAATACAAATCACCATCACTCCTTCTGTAACACAAACACCGACTCCGACAATTATACCTGAACCATTTACACCATTCATAGAGTGTTGTGACCCATATAGAATATTCTCATTGTACAATGTACCTCAGAATGTTCTATCAAGTTTAGTTTCTGACACTACTTATTACATAGAAGCGGTAGGTTTCTCAGGATGTGCGACCTACTCTCCATTTTTATCAACAGTAAATTACTATTATGATTATATAAGCATTCAAACCCCCTAAAATATAAATGCAATATACTCTTTTAAAAAATATAAATTTAAATAACACATTTGAGATTGATAGAACTCAACTTAGAAGTCTATCACTTTCGAATGAAAAAAACGTAACTATTTCTTTACCTTTAAGAAATGTTACTAAAGATATTAATCTTACTAAGGCCAATATTTTTTCAGATAATTTTAATCTGTTATCATCAAGTGGGGATGTTTGCGGGGTTGATTTGGGTACCCATTATAGAGGTAAATTAGTAGATGACGAAAATTCTATAGTGTCTATTAGTTTTTTCAATGACCAAATTCATGGACATATTGTTTCACAAGATGGTACATTTGATATTAACCATCACGGTGACCTAATTTTTTCAACAGACTTAGTAGAAGGTCAACCTGACTTTAACTGCGGTACATCACATGAATCTGAAATACCCAAACAAAAACAAACGTCTAGAAAAAACACAAAAAAACAAGATTTACAAAAACAAATCAACTCCAAAACAATTAACCCATATATTACTGAAGTCTCTACAAAATTAGTTAGATTAGATTGGGAGATAGAATATGACATATTCCAAGCTTACGGGACAAGTACTTGGTGTAGAATTTTTGCTTTATTTAATGCATCGGCAACTCTTTTTGCCAACGATGGTATACAAGTTGTTTTATCTACCTTATATGGATGGGATTCATTTGCCTCACCATACATAAATTATTATTCAACCGTTACACCTGGCTCATCTGCCAGTGGATTGGGTGGAATAATTAGAAATTATAGAAAATATTGGGGTGACGGTAATATACCTCCAGGAGCACAATCTTGGCAATTTCAAGGTGATTTAAAACACCTTTTGGCTATATCATATCCTATATTACCTGGACTTGGAGCGGGAGGTGTCTCAGACGGTCTTGGTACTTTATGTAACCCATTTTCGACCTCTACCACTACTGGAAGTGCTGACTCTCCAGTTGTGTTCAGTCAATTGTTTCAGAGTCAAATTACAACTAATCCAAGTTCCACAGTTTATACATGGAATGTTAATGTTGTGACACACGAACAAGGTCATGCGTTTGATTCTCCACATACTTTTGGTTGTTATTGGAATGTTACTAATTGGACTCCTGGCGCTGAACCTATAGGTTGTGAAAGAATTGACAGTTGTAGATTCGAAAACAACACTTATTCTTTTTGCAGTGTTAATGGAAGCTTTCCATTATGTATAGACAATGGTTTTCCTGTAAACGGAGGTACAATCATGTCCTATTGTCATCAAATTGCGGTAGGTATAAATTTTGCAAATGGATTTGGTCCCCAACCACAACAGAGAATAGTCAATTTTATTAATGAACTAACTTGTCTTTGCCCAACCATACAAAGAGATATCGATTTCACTTTTACAGTAACCGGAAATTCTATTCAAGTTGTAAATTTAAATACGGTTTATCCAAGAATGTGGGTTTGGGATGGAATGGTTTCAGATACTGTGTTTATAAATGAATTGGAACAAAATGGGGGAGTTGGGAATTTTATGCCAAACTCATTATTTACCTCAGGTAAAATTGGACTTTCATTCGAATTTCCATTAAACTGTGAAGTTTGTTTTGATATAAACACTCTATTACCTGAACCGTGTTTTATCATATGTGATAATGTTACACCAACACCAACCCCAACAAGAACTCAGACACCCACTAAAACACCAACCATTGGATTTGTCACACCAACCCCTACACGTACACGTACAAGTACAGTAACATCAACACCAACTCCTACACGGACACGTACACAAACTTCTAATCTAATACCGTCATTAACACCAACAACTACTCAAACTCCAACACCAACGAGAATACCAAATAATGTATGTACAGAACCAACGTCAGTTGCTTTTGGAAACGGAGCATCTTGGATATTAAATGGAATAACCTTAACCCATTCTTGGGACCAAAACGTAACAATTATTACCGCAACAGGTACCTCAAGTTATTGTCAATCAAATCCAACTTTTTTAGCCCCCGATACGGTCGCTAACTTAGGTTGGAATTCTAATATAAATGTTAGTGGTCCATTTACTTATAATATTGATTTTGATGTACCCGTAAATAATGTTCAGATTCTATATGCGGGTGCCGGTAATTCTGGTGTCCCATCATTAACTGAAACATTTACATTTACCACAAATACAGGTACCCCATCAATTGTACCCACATATACGTGTCTAACTACAATAAACGGTAATGTGTTAGTGGCCGGCTCCGGAAGTACATGGAGCTCGCCTAATCTTAACACCGGTACAGGTAAAATTACAATTAATAATTCCCAAAGTTACACAAGATTAACAATTCAAGGTAACGGAGGTTCCCAATTTTGGAATGGAGCTGGAACTTCGTTTAAATTTTGTGTCCCATCACCAACATGTTGTAGTAGTTTTAGGCTAGACTCAAGTCCTTCAGATACAAGTGGAACTACTTTTTTAGTAGTTTTGTGTGACGGTACCATACAAAATATAAATGTACCAACAGGAACCTTCCAAGATTTAAATTGTGCTAATAATGTTTCTAAAATATCTGGTTTAGGCACTTACATAAGATATCCTGGATGTATATGTAATAGCCCAACCCCAACACCTACTAGAACTAAAACTCCGGTGGTCCCTTCTTTGGGCGTTTTATTACTTTATGGTTTAGACATTTACACGTATCAAGTATCTACAAATAACCAAACTTTTTTTGGTACTTTAACTTTTACAGGAACCCCATTTTTTGAATCCAACGATATAACCCATACGAGTTCCAAAATTTTTGTTAAGGGGTATGTTGGTATAGATTTCGACGACCCTAATTTAATTTGTGCAATTGGTGAATGGAATTACACTATTAATCCATTTAGTTTAACATTTGTAAAATTTGTAGAACTACCCGACCCAATTGGTGAGTATCCAGGTTTGTTTGCAATAAACAATACCACTATTCTAACCTCGACTGATACTAACACAATACCCAATGGAATCGTTCAGATAAATATTTCTTCACCAACCCCGACGTTTACAACTATATTAGAATTTCCGTTTGGTTTCAGGACATTCGGTGATTATGTCTTAACGACTACAGGTAAATTACTTGTAATAGTTGTTGATTTTAATTTTAGAGATAAATACATATACCAATATGATTTTACAAATTTATCCGCAGGACCTGAGATAACTAAAATTTTAGGTGATGTTTTAGCAGAAAGATACCTTTTTGAGGATAATGGTAATTTATATTTTTTAACAAATTCATCACCATCTGAATTATATAGTGTAGGTCTAACTCCTCCATATGATTTAACTCAAACGAATACACTTATATTCGATTTTTATAGCGGGGCGTCAAACACTTATTTAAACTCTACAGTTAATTTAATCCCTGGAGGACCAAGTTTAACTCCAACACAAACTCCCACTATCACACCAACACCACAACCAACTAATATAGGTTGTGCTCAGTGTGTTAATTTACACCCTTGTGCTATCAGTAAATTTTTTGTAAGTTGTTGTGAGCCATTTGATACAATCAGAATATATCTAATCCCTTTTCAAGTCGCTAATACATTGGTAAACGGTCAGTCATACTTTGTGGAGGCTGTCGGGTTTTCAAATTGCGCGGTATATAATGAGAATTTAAACACTGCAAATTTTTCTTTCGAGTATATTAATATAACACCACAATAATTATATATAAAATATGAAGTCATTAAGTTTACATAAGAGTTTTAACATCAACGGAAAGTTTCAATTAGATGATGATGTTTTTAGTGAATTAATGACTATGAAACACAGTCAAATTATGTTGACTGTACCATTATCAGGTGTTGAAAAACAACTTATATTAAATAGAAATGATTTAAGTAAATCTAATTTAAGATTCACTACTGATGAAAATATTTCATCTTACATTGACAATAGTGTACACTATGGGGGTAAAGTTGAAGGTTCTGCCAGTTCATTCGTTGCCGTATCATTCAGTGAATTTGGTATATACGGCATAGTTGAGGATGATTTTGTTCAATATGGTTTTGATAAAAACGAAGATGGTTCGTTTATTCTAACCAAACACGAGAATTTAATTGACCCTTGGGAATGCGGTGTTGACCCATCTAACATGCCTAATAATACTGAAAATTACAGGTCTATTGATAGAAAAATCAAACAAGGTTATAGTTTAACATCAACAACAAAATGCATTAATGTTAGGTGGGATGTTGAGTTTAATGCAATACAAACCTTCGGTGGATTACCTCAAGCTCAGTCCTGGATTACCTCACTATTCAATGCAACTCAACAATTATATTTAAACGAAGGGATTCAAATTTATTTACAAACTTTAAATTTCTTTACTTCAGGACCATCAGGGCTTTTTAATAGTAGCACCACACAAAGTCTTTTAAATTATACTAATTATAGAGTCCAACAGAATAATATTGTTGAAGATACCGCAATGTATTTATCTTTTGGACTTACAAATAGCGGTGGAGGAGTTGCCAATAGTATTGGTAGTATGTGTGGACAAGGTATTTTTGGTCCTTCAAGTGGACCACTTTCTGGAAAGACCGGTAGATTTTCTTACACACAAATGAGGATTGGTGATTCAGGTGCAACCCCAAGTTCTGTTTCTTATAGTCGTACAGTTAAAGTTGTAACACACGAACAAGGTCACGTATTCGGCTCACCTCACACTAAGGGTTGTTATTGGAATGTAACAAATTGGACTCCTGGTTCTGACACATTCGGTTGTCAAATGTTGGATGGTTGTAATAATGGTCAAAATTTGGAGTGTCCTGATGGTGTAGGAGGAATAGGATATGGAAGACCGTTATCTAACATTAGTTTTTGTAGCGCTTTTCCTTCATGTGCCGGATTAAACTGTGTCCCTCCAAATTGGTGTTGTGGAGTGCCCCCAGTTCCAAGTTTTGGAACTATTATGAGTTATTGCGATACTAACGGAGCAGCGCCAGTTAGTTTTGCGCTAGGTTTTGGTCCAATACCAAGACAAAGAATTATTGATTTTATAAATGATGATTTTGACTGTATTACCTGTTCTGGCCCTCCAGTAGACCCAACCCCTCCACCAACCCCATCAAATACACCAACTAATACACCAACCAAAACAATAACCCCATCTAAAACAAAAACACCGACTGTTACACCGTCTAACACCAAAACTCCAACAGTTACTAAAACACCATTTTTAAGTCCTGACCCAACTTCATCACCGACACAAACACCATCAATAACGCCTAGTATTAATAATCAGACTGAATGTGAACAGTGTTTAGAAAATCATCCGTGTGCGACTCCAACTCCGACATCAATACCTTGCGCCGACCAAGTCATAACTGTACCAGTAACACCTCCTCAGACTATAATACCACTAACAAGATTTAGGAACAGTGTATATTCAAACCAAGGTTCTATATTCTACATAAATGGATATAATTTTGGAGGAAATGGAACTAACTTTGCAGCTTCTCAAACTCCTAACGTTTGGAAGAATACCATTACGGTTATCGGACAAGAACAAGGACCTTTAAATCGAAGTGGTATATGGGCACCATCAGGTTTTGGATTCCCAATAGACACATGGTTAGGATTTTCGACTTGTTTTACGGGTATAACAGTTGGAAAAGTATATTGGGTGGGTATTGCTGGAGACAATTATTATAGAATATCTTTAGATGGTACTGAAATAGTAAATTCTTATTTTGGTACATACACTCCGGCAAATCCTCCTTTACAAAATTTATCATTCATTTATTGGCACGTATATCCTGTCTATATATCACCAGGAAATCATGTTATTACGGTTTTGGGGGCAAACGATGGAAATGCTGCGGTATTTGGATGTGAAATTTATGATAACACAATCCAAGAATTAACAGGAGCCACTTCTATAAATGATTTGAATATTATCTTTACGACTTCTGGTTTTTCTGAAGCAACTGTGGTCCAAACTCTTGGGGGCATTGACTTACCAAGTGGTTATACGTGTCCTGTTGGTTATGTGTATAGGTCTTGTGCTGATGACTGCGTCAGATTAAATCCTTGTGAAACACTTACCCCAACTCCAACAATGACTAATACTCCGACAAAAACCCCAACAATTACTCGGACTCCTTCAATGACTAAAACACCATTTTTATCACCGGACCCAACATCTTCACAGACTAAAACTCCAACTAATACTCCTACCAATACTAAGACTCCTACCAATACTAAGACTCCATTTGTAACTAATTCTCCGACACAAACACCCGTAGTTTCATCTAGCCCAACACAAACAGTACAAGGGCCTATAACCCCCACACCAACAACTACTATAACTCCAACAAAATGTTGTAGTAGATTTGAAATCTCAACATTTCAAGGAGGAACTGTTTCTATATTGCTTTGTCAAGATACTTTTCCTATAAATTTTCAGTTATCCGCAGGACAATATATTGACGGGTGTTTTCAAAGTGCAACATTAGTTAGCGGTACTGCCAGTATTTTAAGTTTTTATAATTGTAGTTGCACATTTCCAACTAACACCCCACCCCCAACCCAATCTATAACCCCCACAAAAACATCATTTTTTCCAACAACTACTCCAACAAAAACCCCCATAAAAACATTTTTACCATGTCAATCCATATTGATGTCCGTTGAAAGAAGGGTTACTGGTCCAAATGGGTCACAAACATATTACCAAAATATCATGTATTATGATATCTCAATTAATTCATACGTATATATAGCAGGAACTGGCTTTCCGTTTCCTCCCTATTCAGTATATGATGACATTGCTCATAGTAGAACTAAATTGTGGTATTTGAAAAGTAATTTTTCAAATGTATCATCACAACCTAACTGGCAGTCTATTCCGACTAACTACCCTGGAATTTACGAATATGATATAACTAATTGGCAACCATTTACTCTATCATTCAGTAGATTTATACCATATTTAATAGAAAACCCTACTTTGGGTCCTGACGGTTATCCTACCACCAGTATTAATTATTTAGGGGTATCTTTAGCCTACTTTGGTAATGACCAACAATTAATGGGTTCCCAATTAATTTTTCAATCAAATGATAGATTATCAATATTTGATATGACTCAAGACCAAATCATAATAATTGATTTGAGAGCATTACCGTCTGTAACTTTAAGTAATGCCGGTGATATTGTTGTTTCATCTTTTGGACAAATATTCGTAATGGCAGGAGTTCAGACTGGCGGAAACTTTAGTTATTTTGCCGAAGTATATGTTTTTGAAAACATTCCTCCATATAATCAGAGTTATACTTTCAATTTTACAATTTTAACAAACGCTCCAGGTGCGGATACTGGAGGTATGTTTGAGTGGTACGGAAAAATATATTTTACATTCCAATCTTGTTATCAATGTCCCCAAGAACTTTATGAAATAAGACAGACTCCTCCCTTTGGAATTACTTTTGTAGTTGAAATTGAATCAAGTCCTTTTTATTATATACGAGGAGCGTCTAGTATTTTTGATTGCCCAACCCCAACTCCAACAGGTGTAGAACCTACACCAACCCCAACAAGAACCAGAACACCTAGTAGACAAACACCAACACCAACAAGAACTCAAACCCCAACACAAACAAGAACTCCATCTGTTACTCCAACAAATACAAGAACTCAAACCCCCACACCAACTCCTGGACTACCCCCAAGTCAAACACCAACAAATACACAAACACCAACAAATACATCTACTAACACAAGAACCCCTACCAAAACTAAAACACCAGGATTAACGGCACCAACTACAACTCCTTCACAAACAAATTTTGCAACAAATACACCTACTAAAACATCCCAAGCTCCTGATTCTTCTCAAACACCAACCCCAACAAAAACTAAAACCACAACACCAACCCCAACAAAAACTAAAACCCCAGGGTCAAGCCCTGACCCAACAACTAGTCCTACTGAAACACCGACTAAAACTCCAACTCAAACACCAACTAAAACTCAAACACCATCAATAACCCCTACTAAAACTAAAACCCCAACTCCGACCAAAACCATAGGAGCAACCCCTGACCCAACAACTAGTCCTACCGAAACCCCAACAAAAACCCCAACAAAAACCCCAACAAATACATCAACACCCCCAAAAACACCTGACCCTACAACATCACCAACTCAAACTCCGACTAACACCCCAACTAAAACAAAGACTCAAACACCAACAAAAACTTTTGTACCTGAAGTTTTGAAATTACAAGTTAAAAATAGAGATGGTGTTAATCCGATGAATATTGTATTAGGTAGTAACAATACGGGAGCATTGAATGGTACCGTTGATTGGGGTAACGCCTTACCATTACAAAATTTTAATTTAGGAGCTTCGAGCAATACTACATTGACAAATACTTATGGACCGGGTACATTTACCGCAACAGTTAGCAACTTTAATCCACCGGCTCCTCTAGGCCAGTTAATCACAATAACATTACAAAGAATAAGTGAAATAATTCCTTTAAATACATTCACAAGTACAAACTACCCTTCTTTGAGATTTGTAACAATATCGGCTTCAACATTAAATGAAATACCAATAACGTTCCCTAATAGTATTGAAAGTATTAGGTTCGAATTAGTACAGGGAGTGTTTAATTTTAACCCTGTCTCGATTGGTAACGGATTAAAACAAATTTATTTCATTGTAACCTCCGTACAAAATATAAATTGGGATTTTTCCAACACTGTTTTGGAATGGTTCGAGGTGTTAGGAAGTCTTGGAACCTCTGGAGGAGGAAGCTTATCTTCAATAAATGTTACATTCCCAACAACTATAAAAAATATTCTAATTAACAAGAATTATACATCAATATTACCACTACAAAATATGTCATTTAACTTAAACTTGACATATACCTCTTTAACTGGAATCACTATTACTGATAATAGACTATCCGCTTTTAGTGAAATCATCCCTCAAAATGTTCAAATAATTAATTTGAATAATAACAGTACTTCAAGCTCTGATTTGAGAAATAGAATTAGTAATTTTACTCCAAATTTTTCAAATGCGACTAGTTTAACTACATTAGATATCAGTAATAATCAAGTTATCCCAAGTATACCTTCATCAATATCCTCATGTTCATCTTTGATAACTATTGATGCTTCTACAAATAACATTTCTACATTACCAACGTTACCTAATTCGGTTAGAACCTTAGATTTAGGGGCTAACAATTTTTCAGGAAATTTCTCATTTCCACTCCCAACAAACCTGAGAGTACTAGATTTGGGTCAAAACAACGTGGCGAAAAGAAATAGTATAACTACTTTTTCATCCACACTAACTACAACTCAAATTTCGGCGTTTACAATAAATGCGAATTTGTTAACTTCGTGGACCACACAGTTCCCAAATACTATCAGAACTGTAGATTTTGCGGGCGCCGCTAATAATAGAAATCGCATTACCACCTTAGATTTAAGTTTGTTCCCTGGAATTGTTTCATTAGACATTTCCCAACAGACTTACCTTTCAAGTGGTGTTACTTTAAAAAGTTTTACAGGGTTTATTAATTTTAATTCAGTATCCGCAACATTAAAATCTTTAGACATCAGTAATAATATTTTTACATCTGGACCCTCAAATCTAACTCCACTACCACCAGGACTTACTGCGTTGACTATGAATAATATTTTTGGTCCGGGTGTAGTAGCAACGGTAGGTGGTTCTTATCCTTTTAGTAATTGGAATATACCTTTATTACCTACTTGTCCTAATATTAAAAATATTGAATTAAGATATAGTAAATTAACACAGACTGCGGTAGACTTTATACTATGTAATTTATCCGCAACTACTGTGGTAGGTGGTACATTATACTTGGATAATTCAAATGGCACTGGAGACGCGGTTAATTCAGCTCCATCAGCCATTGGAATAGGTTGTAGAAATACTTTGACAGGTACTCCTAAAAACTGGACAGTACTTGTTGCTCAGTAAAACTTATTATGTTATTTAAATAATTTTTAATCTATTTATATTTAAAAGTAAAAGGTTAAAAATTTATAATGTCCCAACAAATTGTAATCGAAAGTATTAACTTCGATGGTGAATTAGCTATCATTTTATTTACCCCACTAGGTGAAAGTGATGTCATTAACTTAGGTCAGGTTATATTACCTTACGAATTTAATCCTGGTTTACTATCCCCACCTAAAGATATTTATGGGTCCTATAATGTTTTAACATCGGGTGGGACTTGTTCTAATATATTAAATGTTTTACCAACAACTCCAACTCTAACCGCATCAAATACCAAAACCCCTTCACCAACTTCATCCCCTACAAATACTCCACAACCATTAACACCAACGTCAACTCCATGCCCAACAAAAACCCCAACCAAAACAAGAACTCAAACACCTACTAATACTCCTTCGAATACCACCACTCAAACAAATACTCCTTCAAACTCTCAAACTCAGTCTAATACACGAACTCCAACAATTACTAAAACCCCGACCAAAACACCTACAAATACAAAAACCTCAACATTAACTGCATCTGTAACCAAAACACAGACCGGAACCAATTTCCCTTCTAAAACTCCAACTAAGACCCCTACAATAACGAAAAGTCAAACATCAACAAACACTCAAACTCCATCACAAACAGATACTCCAAATCCATCGAGAACCGCAACAAAAACTCCAACCATTACAAAATCTCAAACTTCAACAAACACTAAAACTCCAACTCCAACCGATACTCCAAATCCATCAAGAACTGCAACAAAAACTCCAACCCCTACAAAAACTCAAACAAGAACTCAAACCCCAACTCCAACATTAACTCAAACTTCATTCGCCATAGTAACAGGAAGTACTGAATGTGATGAACCTTTAACTGTATCATTGGCCGGACCAGGACAATTTACATATTCTGTTTTTGTAGGAAGTGAAATTGGGAAAGTTCCTTTTTATTTCAACGCTCAGTTTGTTCCTGATTGGTTCAGAGTTTATTGGGATGGTGATTTAGTAATTGATACAGGATTTAGAGGAGACCCTACACAAAATTCAAGATTAATTGCTTTAGGTTATCCCCCTGTTTCAGGTACAGGGCAAGGGACGGATTCTTTTTTCAAATCGGCATCTACACCTGATACCGTAACTGTGGTGGTTGTTGCTCCATTACCTGGTACAGTATGGAGTGTTGTGTTAGATTGTCCGACAAAACTTGATACTCCTACTCCTACTAAAACTCCTACACAAACACAAACACCTTCGAACACACCTACTAAAACTATTACCAAAACACCATCTAAAACACCAACTCAAACTAAAACACCAACAAAAACGCCAACACCATCAACCACTAGTCCTGTGAATTTCTCAGGTAATGTTAACTGTGATATACCAATCACGGTTTCTAATGGTTACAATGGGATATACACTTATGATATTGAATTGGGAGCTCAGACAGGAGTTATAACATTTACATTTAACTCAGGAATTGTACCAAATAGATTTATATTATATTATGATAATTTGGTAGTTATTGATAGTGAATTCTGGGGTGACCCATCCTATAATCCACAATTAAACTCATTGGGTTACCCATCGGTAATTGATGTTGGTAACGGTTCATATCAATTTACAAAATTGTTAAGTTTCCCAACTAATGCAATATTAGAAGTAATTTCTCCAATTTCTAATGTTACATGGACTGCGGAAGTTTCTTGTCCTGTACCGATACCTAGTGAAACTCCAACCAAAACCCCCACTAAAACTCAAACTCCAACCAAAACCCCCACTAAAACTCAAACTCCAACACAAACTATAACAAAATCACCTACTTCAACTCCAACACAAACAAAAACACAAACCGCTAGTAACACTGCGACAAAAACTCCAACTAAAACTCCCACCCCAACGAAATCAAACACACCTTCAAATACTTCAACTATTACAAATACGCCAACCCCAAACCCGTCAAGAACTCCGACAAAAACACAAACTCCAACAAAAACAAATACTCCATCGAACACCCCCACTAGAACTGTTACTAAAACCTCAACTCAAACACCAACTGTAACAAAGACATCAACAAAAACTCCAACAGTAACCAAAACTAATACTCCAAGTTCTAGTGCCCCCGAAACCCCAAAACCAACATATACTCCAACTAAGAGTCAAACTCCAAGCTCAACTGTAACTAGAACTTCAACAAAAACACCTTCACCGACAAGAACGTCAAGTCAAACTCCAAGTAATACAACTTCACCAACAAATACACCATCTAAAACACCTACTAAAACACCAACATCAACTAGCCCTCCACCAACACCATCTAACACTCCAACAAATACTCAAACTCCAACAAAGACACCATCTAACACTCCAACAAATACGGTTACTAAAACACCATCTAAAACACCTACCAAAACACCAACACAAACAAGAACACCGGATACAACTCCACCAGAAACCCTAAGCCCAACTCCAACTACCTCACAAACAAAGACTCCGACACCGACAAATACTCAAACTAAAACACAGACACCGACAAATACTAAAACTTCAACTCAGACCCCAACTAACACACCATCTGTAACCGTTACCAAAACATCAACACAAACACCAAGCTTAACCAAAAGCCCAACTCCGACAAGAACTCAAACTAAAACTCCGACAAGAACTCAAACTCCAACTCAAACTAGTG